TCAGACGTGTGCTCTTCCGATCTCTTTCTGTCTTTCGACCGCATATCACGCTCACCTTTGCAGGTCACGTTGTAGCTCTTTGAGTATTGGCATTTTCCCAGCTATCTTAAAGGAGTTTGCTACACACTGTTACCAGTATATAGGAACTACTGAAAATTCTATGCCAGTTATCTGAAAATATATCGGGTCTTCACATAGATCGCTACTCTATGCAGTTCTCTTATGAACTTCTCTAGGGTTTTACCTAGATGCCGAGACTATATCATCATCTCTAAATATTTTAGAGAATGCTACTCATTTCGATTTAAGGATCTCTCCACCACAATCGCTTTGGCTCTACTCTACTCTCTTCGTGTATATTTCTATACCTTATTTTCAACCCTGCTACTCTTATAAAATAATATAAGAGTAGCTCTTATGGATATATAGATTTCGATAGTCGTTGAACCTTCCTAGTTAGATTTTTTATATATTGTATTGTAGTATACAAATTGTCTTAGATCTTGAGGCAGTTTATCGGGAGCATCGAATCCAACAAATCTCAACGCATCCCTAAACAAATCATTTTTAGATGCATAATTATTTTTATTATCATCTACAAAAACTTTCATTTGTTTCTTTTGATCTTTGGTTAGTCTAGTTGTATCTCGTATTTTATATTTCCCTAAATTATATTTTTCATATAATTCTGGATACAGAACTCCATTTTTAATAGAACTTATCGTTTGTTTTGAACAACCTATTTTATCGGCTATTTCTTGATGAGGTATTTGATGGATTAGCATTTCACATATTTCAGATAGTTGAGTATCTGAAAGAGATTCACGTATAATAGGCTGAGGTACACTTCCCAAATCATAATTTTCACATTCTTCTTTATAAGTTCTACCGTGATGAATGCTATATACTATATTATACGAAGTATTTGTTTCTTCAGCTATTTCTATATAATTCTTCCCTTCTAATAATAATTCGCATATTTTATCAATAGTTTCTTGTCGTAATAATGATTTAACGATAAGATTACCATCCTTATCATGTCTAGTCATTCTGCCATTCAAATATGCAAACCGTATATTTTCTTTATGAGTACACCAAGAAAGATTATATATTTTATTATTAGTAGAATCACTATCATTATGATTTACATCAAATTTATCTGCATTTGGAATGGGAGCAAAAGCTAGTAATACTGTTCTAGCTAAAGACGCTCGTCTCATCTCGAATACAGTTCCATCATTATAATAATAATCTACGAACACATCGATTCTATTAACATGAGTTCTTTGTACAACTATAGGGTCTATTATACAACCAAAATCTTCATTGTATATATTACCTAAATTACTTATCCAATTTGGACCATCTGCAAATGGTATAACTGAACTGTCTATCCGTTTCCATTGTTCTTGGATAAACGGTTTATTATAAACAGGTGATCTGTTAGTATAATTAAAAATTCTCATAATTAATTATGTCCTCCTTTGTAATTTATTTTTATCTAATTAGGCTTGGTTGCTGATTGAACATTGTTTATTGTACTTAGGACCTATATTGTTTTCAGATCAATATAAGCTTTTATTTCACCTTATACAGTCTTATAGATTCTTTCTGTCTTTCGACCGCATATCACGCTCACCTTCACAGGTCACGTTGTAGCTCTATAAGCACTAGCCCTTCCCAGCAATTAAAGTAGTTTTTCCTCACAGAATCACTTCTATAAGGGAACGTATAGAAAGTTACGCTACTTTCTTTCCATTCTTATTGATTGAAGTATAGTTAAATGAGATAATGTTTTTCTCATAACTGTACTTCGGCATGATATTAAGAATAATATTCTGTACACTCTCTAATGAATGTGTAACAGGATCTTTGCCTCTGATATCCTGTCTGTTCCATAAACGTTCATGCTTCTTGCTGGAACGATTTACATTAGAAGAGCTTGTTTCATAGAATTTATTATAGATATCCACATCTGTCAGATTTAAGATAGAGTTGAATATCCATAATAAGAACTCATTTGCATTTGGAATCTTGTTGATATAAATAAAATGAGTTGCTAATGGAATTACCATATTCATCAACAAGGACATCCATAAAATGATTTTTGCATGACGATCAGAATATATAAGAGAAGGATTCTTCTCATTCTTATATTTCTTCTCATCAAGATGCAGAGCATAGTTATCGTTGTTCATCAATACTGCTTTCATACAGATAGAATCAGACAGTATCAGTCTTTCGATATCATATTTAAACTGCTCTTTAGTATAACCAGGAATAAGATCAATATTACATTTGATCTTAGAAACAGCCATTGCTAATTCTAAATCCTGGTCATAATACTTTTCGAAATAATTAAGATATTTCGAGATGTGCTCTCTCATGATATCACCGTTGTAACATCGTTTGGTAGAGAGAACGAATAAGTTAAGATTGTCTTTGGTAGGATCATTAATACCAAAGAATTGTGTCACCGGTAACCATACTGCCCCCTTACATGGTTTAAAGATCTGATCCATAGGATCAGACGGTTCCCATTGATCTACTGGGACGAACCAAGTAGATCTGTCTCTTGGTTGTTGTTGACCTTCTATTGTAAAAGGTCTAATCATGTGATTCATTAAGTATATATCCTCCTTGTCACTATAGTATCACTTTTATAATATATCATTCTAAGTGCTATTAAATAGTGATAAGAAAAAAGTATGTACCAAGTCCACTATATACCACCTCCTCGAACTTTTATATCAGGAATATCCCCGATATACATTAATATAGTGTGACGAGTGATATAAAAAATTAATAGCTACGGTATATTACTACCGTAGCTATATTTTATCGTTTCTTTATAGTCTTGACTCCGCCTATTTTTCCTATACCTTTATTCTTTCCAATGGTACCAACTTTACCTATCTTCATTGGATTGGATCTAGGTTGTATTGGAATGTCTGGATTTTGTGTATTAGTAGGAGAAGTTATCTTTTTAACTTTCTCTCGTTCTTTTCTTTTATTAGCATATATCTTTTTAGCTTCTTCTTCTCTAGCTTCTATTTTCTTATCTGCATGCATAATTTCTCTATCTAGCTTAGATTTACTATATTTATCTACATATCTTGTCTTAGAAAATAACCCTCTCCTAGACATAATGAGATATGCAAAATATAAACTCTTTACATAACCAACCTGATTATGAGGGTTCTTTTCTACTGCTCTATTCTTTACAGATTTTTTTGACATCTTATTCTCAAAGTCTTTAATAAACATATCATTCTTTATAAATGCGTGAGCGAATGTATATACAAATGAAGGATCGTTGGAATAAAATCTCACTGTATAATCTTTTAGATTAGCACCTAAAGCTGTAGCTTTATCTTTCGGAGCAGAGAATTCTACCAATACGTCGTAATAGAAATTAGGAACTACTTCGCTAGGAATCTTTAAATAGCAGATATATTTCTTTCCTACATGATAAGCTTCATAGTCCACTTTACCTGCCTCTCTTACCAGTATCTTATCTAATTTTTCTGTATATAGATTTCTATACATTGTCCTATTAGATATAACTGCATTTTCTTTACCCATAGGATTCTGTATATATTCATCGAATGTCATTTTCATAATATCACTCTCCTATAAAAAAATAATAGATAGTGGTGTTTATTCACCACTATCTAAATATTTATTTCTGCTGCTGTTTTTGATCAGCCTTCTGATTATTTTGTTTCTGCTGATTGGTCTGAGGTTTCTGTGCCTGAGCAGTTGCCTGTTTAGGTTCCTCTTCTATGTCTTCTGCGTTAGACACGGTAGCTACTAGTTCTTCTTCATCTCTTGGTTTAGATACTTCTCCTCCAGGCAAAGTAGCAGTAACATCTTTACCATCTTTGTTATCTTTGTTGAAGTTATCTAATGTAAGAAGAACATGTTTTCCGCCTACCATCTCGAAGCAGTTAGCAAAACTTAAACAACGTCTAAGTTCATGCTCTGATAATGGCAACTCCGCTGGCAACTCTATTCTTTTCTGTTTTTCAAGAATTCCAGAAATATACTGCATGTTATTTCTTGGATATACTTTACATCTTTTTGGAAATAAATTAGCCATGATTAATAGCTCCTTTCTATATTTATAAAATTACTTAAATGTTTAGATTTTAGTAAAAATGGGGGTATAAGGTGAACGTCTACACCTTATACCCTATTTTATATTTAATACTTTATACAGACACCTATAATCTATTTCAGCCCATAATCTAATCTCTGTTATCACATAAACATTTCCATTGGGTGGGAGTTGTGGAATAATGTGTTTGGAAAAGACTATGGTCTTACTCCTATAGACTAACTTGGACTATATTTCAGCATTACAATTATGTTTAGTCGTTTGTTTCAATGTATGCATTCTGCATTGGATCTACAAGAAATGCCTGATTAGATGTATACATAATTGTGATGATTCTTGAGATACCTTCAAGAACTGAGATATCAGTTTCAATAGAACATAATACTTCATTTCCATTGAAAGATTTCTCTCTTAAGTTATAAGCCTTATGCTTTTCTACTGACTGAGTTACTTTATCTTCAGCCTCATCTGCAGTTAATCCTGACTTGTAAAGATTAGTTACAAGCGTCTTGTATGCGTTGTAGATAATTACTGTAATTTCCCCAAAAAGACTATTTGCCTCTTCAGGAATAAGTTCTTTAGATGCACAGAGCCCTTCAATGCCTGCACCTTGACCCACTCCATTTACAGCAGCTGATCTACAGTTAAGAACAGCATCTTCGACAAGGTCACGTACATTATCTCTATCTGCTGCAGAGATACCACCTACATTGTACTCTACAAAGTTTGCTGTAAGAGAATGCAACCTGCGTTTAAGTTCAATGATTGCATTGAGATTGTTTTTATCCTGAGACTCAATCTCAATCTGTTTTTCTAAGAAAGAGATTAAAGAGTTATATGTAGCAGAGAATGGCCTTGATCCATCTTCTGCAATTTCTGCATCTTTATCAAACATCTCTTTCGGATTTACGATAGTCATTTTATCAATATCAATAGTAACTTCATCTGCATACCCTGCAAAGTTAGTTACTGTTTCTACTGATGGAGCAACTCCGTTTTCGATATCCTGTAATCTTGTATCAGGATTGATATATTTCTTGATAAACGGGCAGCCGCATAAAGTAATAATATCACCAATATTGTCTACACGATCATTGATACCTGTAATGATACAGAATGGTGGTTTGTTTTCTTTCTGACCAGCTTTATCAAATGCATAAAAGATTTTTTCCATATCCATCAATGCAGATGAAATATCTTGAGATAAAGATGGAGCTAAGATAACTGTAGGTTTGTATTTACCAGTACCTTCCTGGTATGGCATATAAATATTCTCTGTAAATATCTGCATAAACAGCTGAATCATTTCCGGTGTATCTACTGGATCAGGGAAGTAATAGATATTTGCCTGAGGAATCTTAACTGTATTTTCACTTGTGTTGATAAATGACGGAGAAGAGAATCCTTTATTAAGGATAATACCATCATATGTTTTTAAGATGGAACTTTCTGTATTTGAAGTTCCAATCTGGATAAATGTATCTTTACCGAACTTCTTATAGATATAAGCAATATCTTCAGATACCATTTCATTTCCATTTGTAGAGATGAGGCAGATTTGTTTGATATCGTCGAGAGTTAATTCTCTTCTGCCGCTTCTGATCTTCTCAGTAATTTTACCTACTACTTTCTGAAATTCAGAAATAATTGCATATGGAGGGAATCCTGCTTTTTCCCATCTCTCTGTTCTTTCACATAATTCTTTGTAGATAAGATATGATAACTGTACTGCTGTAGTAGTACCATCACCTACCTTTTTAATTACATGCTCTGTAATTCCAAGCAATTCATCGTGAACTGCCTTTTCCAGAGGCTTAAAGAATTTAAAGTTAGATAAAACTTTATGACCATCTTTACTGTATTCTGTAAGTCTATCCGGATGCATAATCATAGAATAAGATCCGAACGGCCCTGCTGTTTTACTGATAACTGAACTTGTTTTTTCAAGTACTGATAACTGAACTCTTCTAAGAGCATCAGTTTCTACTAAGTTTGATAAAATTGTTCCATTATTATTCGTCATAATAAATTTCCTCCTATATATTATATAACTTATTGTAGTGTGCTAATAGTATTTTTATACTATTGAACCTCTGTGCTGCACATAATACTCTAAAGTAGTACTAAGATCAGCATCTTTAAATGTACTGTATGGATCGATAGGAAGATCCATTTGAACCCATGCCATTCTAGCATAATCAAAACAGCATCTAGTTACTGTGCAATTAGAGAATACTGCGTTTGTAAGATCTGCTGAGTTAAAATTACACATATCGAATATACAATTCTCGAACTTACAAGTGTTTAAATCACATTTGCTGAAATTTGCTCCACTAAAATCACAGTCTTTTATCTCAGTGTCTTTAAATGACGATAATGAGAAATCAGAAAACTGAAATACAGAATGCTCAATAATCATTCCAGAGAATAATCTATTTATATAAGATTCTCCAGAATAATTTCCAAAACTTATATTTCCTCTAACTCCCATATTATTATCAAGCATAAATGCTTTATGAGAATTAAAGATGATATCGCTAATCATAATTATTTCCTCCCTACCATTTTGTATCTATACCTAATTCGTTCTTGATAAAGTTTTCATATTAATATTTTCTCCTTTTTGTGTAATGTATTTTTTGTTACCCCAGAGGAATCTTTCTAGGATCAAAAGTATATATTGAAAAAATTTCAAACTCATTTTCTTTTCCGTATTTTTTCAATATATCTTCTGGCAATAATGGTTGTGACATTTCTGGATCTATTGTAATATTAAATCCATAATTTGGCACATATATATTTAGACCTGTTACATTTCTATATTTATCTAGGTCATAAATATTCTTTACAAATAGAACTTGATAGTCTGATAGATCTATTTTATTTAAATCTTTCTCCACTATTGTTCTAAATGATTTGATATGTCTTTCTTCAACTTCTTCTAAATCTTGCTCAGACCTACACAGAATTGTTATTCTAACAACTTGATCTATAGTAGTAATAAGTAACTCCGAGAGATCTCTCACTGCAGTATTACAAGATAATTTAAGAATCTGGTTATATTCTTTTTCCATAAACTGGGAATACAAATTTTCTGCAAGATCATCATCTTCATATTGAAGTATAGCGCTTAATGGATTTACTTTATTTCTCGTAACCATGGTGTACTGTTGATTGAGTTCAGATGTATGAAGTATACCTTGCAAAAAATATAAATCATTATCATAATCAAATTCCAATAATTTTAGCAATCCCATATCAGTATCTACAAGTATATCGAAAGGAACCAGTACGTCAGTTATATACATCTATTTCCACCTCCTTAAAAAATAAATTGGGATAAGTATTATACTTATCCCAATAATAGTCTTAGTCCATCTCGCTACCAAGTTCATCTAATGTTGTACTTCTCATTCCACCGGATGGAATATTGTTACCAGCATCTCTTCCCTGGTTTGAACTGAAGAATGATTTGCCGCTGTTTCTTGTTCCTCCGCTGTATTCTGCGGATGTATCAATACCAAGTTTTTCCATGATGAGATTCATCTTAGTATTGGAACGGTTTGTATCATATTTCTGAGCATTCATTACTGAATATGCCATAGCTCCTCCGATTGAAGAGCTGTAATCATCAAGTAATGTAAGCAGCTCATCAATTTCTAGATTTGGATAATTGATATGATCATACTCTGTAATATTGTTCTGATCAAAGTTTCTCACTGCAGCATAGCTTCTGTCTTTAAACTGATAAGCGTATGATGAAGTGATTCCAGTTTCATTGAGTCTTCTAATGATAAGACATGGTCCAGAAGCTCCAAGTTCTTTACCGTTACTGAAACTAATAAATCCTTGAGATTCTCCTTTTCCTGTATACACTCCCCCATTGTTTACTTCATCTGGATGAGCAAGCACATTTCTTATTTCCTCTGCAAGAATTCTTGCTTTTGCATGAGTGAGCCAAATTGTTACTGCATTTTCATGATCCCATTTCTGGATATCATCAGGTCTAGCCCCTGCTTTCATCGGAGAAATGCTAATTTTAAACATTCCGTTGTAAAATTGATAAGAAATTGCTGATGGATCCACTCCATCAGTATTAGAAGTCCCGAACGGGCTGTACACAATTGGTTCATAATATTTCTTCTTATTATTATCTCCGTTATTGTAGTCACCTAATGCCATAGTTAAGTTTCCTCCTTATACTGTTTTCAATTATTTTACTATAATGTATATGAAGATATTAAAGTAAATTGACCTCCTTTCCTATTAATACCTACATTAGATTACATTTTAATAATATGTCATTGTAGATATAAATAGAAAGAAAGGATGGAAATATTATGAAAATTTCAGAGATTATTCATATAATGAAGCAACCTGTTGAAAATATTATGGATAAGTTTAGCAAAAATGAACTTGCTCCGGATTTTGCTTCAAGAGCTATAGCATTCGCTATATACCGATATCAGAATAAAATATCAAAAGATTCAGATATCAAGGATAAAAATAATGTATTTGGGTTTGTAGATCCATCTACAGGAAAAACTTTAGTTTTTAATTCTATCGATGAATGTATTTTGTATTTTATTGAACACAAAACAGTAGATGAAAAATTTGAACAGATTTACCATAATTTATATAAGACGTTTAATCTTAATAGATTTGATAGAGAATTTATTAGAGAGAAATATGGTAATGTTGTAGATCTTCCTGAAGATAAATGTAAACCTGCTGTTGATATGTATACAGTAAAAACTCCAGATGGAAAAGAGATCAACAAAACAACAAATCTGGAGGATGCTAAAAACGAAAAAATAAAAGTAGCAGGTTCAGTTATCTACAATTCAAGAGGAACAATCGTTGATGGAGTTGCTAAGTCTAAAGAATCAGAGAATATTGTATCTACACTTCTTATTGCTGGTTCTAAGGTAGTTGCAAATAACCTTAATATGTATTATAAATTACATGATACGAGACCTGGAAGAACTATCAGTGGAGAATATTATTTATTTGATGGTAAAGAAGTGAATGGACGATATGCATTGTGCTTGAAACCTGAGTTTGCTGGAAAAGAACCAAATACTGTCATTGGATTTGTAAATGCAAAAGATCTTAAAAAATAAAAGAAAGAGGAGTAAGCATCGTTATGATGCTTACTCAATTTTATTCGGTTATATTATAATACATTTTAAGTATTGTTCTTGTCCACTCATCTTGTTTAACTCCAAGATCTTTTTCTTTCTTATTTTCAAGATACCAATGATATGCATCTCCTCCATATTTCATACTCATTGCTATCCAGTCGCAGCACATCTCTGCAACAAAAGCAAATGGCATACTATCTTGTTTTTTATTAATACTCCACCAATCCGGATGATGTAAGTTTACTGTGTAATGATGAATCCAAGCTTTATCATAATCAGCTCTATTATCTTCTTTCTCTTGATCATCAACAGGAAAATGATTTATACGATAAGCTTCCCATTCTTCCAAATCATATTTAGACATGTCATGACATTGCACTTGACTATCTAATTGCATTCTGAAAAATTCAATACTTCCAGTTTCTTGTTTTACATAGTCCATGATTTTTTTATTATTTTTAATATTTTCCCAAGCTTTCTTCACGTTAGATCTATGCTCATCTACATATTTTTTATATGCTTTTTCTTGTTTTCTTTGGTCTTCTGATATATTAGGATCACAAGACATAGCTAAATATATTAATGACATATTATATTTTCTCCTTTCATAAAATTTATCTCTACTATCTTGTTAGATAGTAGAGATATGATATATAGTGTTGATCAAACTTTTTGGGATACATACTTTACTATAGTGTTGCAAAACATATATTTTTTAATCATGTCAAAATGGCAAAATTCGACTTTTTTGGTTTATTCATTATTTATTTTCTGTATCTTCAGCGGTCTGACCTTCAACTCACGGTCGTGATCGGGATCGTTTAATACCTTGCTGAATATCCTTAAACTTATCAAACAGGATAGTAGCAAGAACGGCACACACGATACCCTGCACCAGAACGGTAAGCAACTTTTCTTGAGGGTTAAACGGTACTTGCATCAATACAGATAATACAATACCGATAACTCCCAACCAAATCGGAATAGTTGCATTGTCAAGTTTCTTGACATAGTGTTTTAATGCATAACCAATAAACATCAGCACTATTATAAGTGGAATATTCACTTGTGCTAATGAAAGGTCGAGTATTTGTTGAACTACACTTTCAATGATTTCCGTCATATCAGTTTTCTCCTTTCTATTGATTTAATATATAGTTTTGATAATAGATTTATACCCTCATCGTACTTTTAAGCAAAACATCCATAGTAAAAGAATAATAAATCCACATACCTTAACTTATTCTTTTTAAACTATTAGAAAGGAGAAATAGTATGCTTAAAAAAATAAAGAAAAGTAAAATTAATAGATTGATTTCTATTATAATACTTACATTAGCATCATTTATAATTATTCTAACGGTATGTGATAATGCTATACTAAGTATTAAGAATTCTAGAGCAGCAGCTGTAGAAGATGTAAAGAAAAGAGATTTTGCTACTGTATGGATGAGTATATTAAACTATATGGAAGATGCAGAGAAGCAAACGTCAGGTGTTGCCACAAACATCGAAAATGATATTAGAGCTAATTTTGATCTTCAAGATCTTCAATATAAACTTGATAGTGGGGATAAAGAAGCCAGAAAGAAATTAAGTGAAATATTTAGAAAAAATATTGATGGTGTGTATATCGGAGATGTAAATAATAATAGAAATTCTATTATTATTTTAGAAGGATATGACACTATCGTAGAAGATCTATTTGTAGATCCAGAATCTAGGGAAGAAGGTGCAGTTATAGAAAATCCTTCTTCTCCTACTTTATCGCAATATACGAATACTACGTATAATAAGGAATTATTTACAAGTGCCGTTAGAAAAATCAGAACTCATACTGATAAGATAATTGCGATGGAACCGTATAATTATATTAAAGGAGACCATGAAAAAATTCCTGAAATGAATTATCATAATTTAGAGCAAATCTATATTAAAGAAGGAGTTCAAGGTCTTCGAAATTATCAATTCTTAGTTCCAGTATATATAACTGATTCAGGAGATATATTTGGGCAGAAAGATATTGAGAATGGTGTTCCTCAAGAAAACCATAAGTTTATTGTAATTCAAACTTTCAATATATATGACCAAATAACGTTCAATAGTCCAGAATTTGGTGATGATGATTATATTGGAATAATTAATGCTAGATATGACAGAATTTTAGATTCCTTATATATCATGGGAATTATAATCTGCACTCTTATAGTATTTATTATAGTATACTTCTTTTCGTTGTATAATATTTTAATTACAAAAGAGTATGAAAATATCTATAACAGTGAGTCGAAAAATAAAAATACATAAATCCAAAGTTAGGAGGGAGAGCATTGGATCAGTTAACATTTACCCTGCTTTTGGATTATATTTATAATAGATTTGCGGTTACACTTGTACTTTGTAGTGTAGGTGTAGTTATAAAAAATATTATAAATGATATCAGTTCAAAAAGAAAAGTAAGTATAGGTAAAACTGTTGCATCATCTATGTTTTCTACCGTTCTAATGTGTGCTGTTAGAGATTACATTGACATTGCATTTAGTGCATATGTACTTATTTGTCTAATAGTTGGTATGTGGAGCACAAAAATTGTATCACTTGTCGCAGACAGTAAGTTTATGGGTAAAGTAACTAAGAGACTACTCAAAAGTTTAGCTAACCCTGTAGCAGAAGCAGTGTCCGATGTTTTGGACGAAGAAGAAAACAAACATAAAGATGGTAAAAATAATAAACCTACTGTAGACGAAAATGAAAAATCATTAAAAAAAGATTAGGAGTTAGGGAGAAATCCCTAACTCCTTTTTTATTATTTTACTCTAATTGTATTACCAGCATAAATTACATTCGGATTACTAATTCCATTCCATGCGCATAACTGAGATACAGAAGTACCATATCTAGATGCAATTGCAGAAAGACTGTCACCTGATTTAATTGTATAATACTGTTTTGTTGGAGCAGCTGGTGCTGATCCACCTCCGCTGATTTTTAATGTTTGACCTGGATAGATCTTATTAGGATCACTAAGTCCGTTAATACTAGCTAAATGCTGGTATGTTGTACCAAATTTCCTAGCAATTCCTGACAATGTGTCTCCAGATTTAACCACATAAGTAGTTGATGATCCTCCTCCGGAAGATGCATTGATCTTGTCCTGGACCTCTTTATATCTTGGTCCTAATGCAGCTTCTCTATCAGCCCCATTACCATAACGTCCTTGTTTAACTTCAGCAACAAGTGTATCTACTGATGCCTGGAGACGATGGTTAACTTCATTCTGTACATCTTGGAATTTAGTTCCTAATGCAGCTTCTCTATCAGCCCCATCTCCATACTTTCCTTGTAATACTCCTGTAGCAAGTTCCATAATAGAACCAGATGGTGTTGTAGGTGTAGGAGGTGTAGGCGTGACAGGAGGCTGAGTAGCATTCCCTTTACCTGCATACTTATTCCAAGCTTCTCTATCCATATACGCAATATTAATATCAAGATTTCCATTATAACCGGATAATCTACCTGTTGAACTATATTGAAAAATAGCAGGACCAGACCACGCACCATATCCTTTATTATCTGTCCAAGGACTTGACTGATATCCTGTAGGATTATTATTTGCATATTGAGCTACCCATAATCCATGATTAGGGGCAATAGCTCCCCAATTATATGCATTGCATACAGATTTGCTGGTATATACTAACGCTCTTACTCCAGTTTTTTCATAAACTCTATCTAAGAACTGTTTACAATATGCAGGTCCCTGATTATAAACACTGTTCTGATAGGATTCCCAATCAAGAACAAGAATAGCCTCTCCGATATAATTTTTAATATTTTTTAAGAAGAAGTCTGCTTCAGCAACAGCTCCTCCTCCGCTAGCGTAATGATAAACACCAAGGCATTTACCTGCAGCTTTAGCCTGCTGATAAGCTCTATCACAATCTGGGTTAATATAACTTGTTCCTTGTGTAGCCTTAATAATAACAAAATCACAAGGAACTGCACTTATATTAATTCCTTTTTGATGGCTACTAATATCGATACCATTCATACTCATAAAGATTCCCTCCTTTTACGAATATTATTTTGAATCATGATTCATAATAGGTTAATTCCTATTATAAGTAAGTTACAAAGATAAATCACGTAATAATAATTCATATATAGAAAGGAGTGTTTTAAGTATGGCAAATATATTTATGACACATATAGAAGGAGACAATGATATTATATATGCGTCTTCAAGTTTATCTGGGCAATTGTCTTTTTTTGCCAAAATTCATTATTAGCAGAAAATGGTACTTTTCTTAATAGTAAAATTAAAGAAAGAGTTAAGAATAAATTATTAAAATTTCATTTTATTGCTCCTACTAGAATAACATTATCATTTACAGTGACATCTTCATCTCATATAGATGCAAGATCTTCAATATGAGGGATTTAATTGCTAAGGCTATAATTTTGCGATAATACCAGAATATGATTATTTTAGTTAATTAAAAAAGCTACGGAATATTCCGTAGCTTTTTCTTTTCAGCACATCTTATTAATTATTTGGAAAGAGGTGTTAATGGTATGATATTCGAATCAATTTCATCTAAAGTTATAGATGACTACAGTTCAAAAAGAGATATGTATTTATCTCATTTTCAAAAAATTAAATTAACAGATGCAATTTTGCAAATTTATAAATCCCAATATAGTCAATTATCTCATGTAAGGATAACTAAAGATACGAAAGGATATGTATGGTTAGATGATCAAGATATAGTAGGTCTTATTAATGTAGAAGAAAAAGATGATGATTATAAATGGATAATATCATTTGAAATATTTGGGAAATATAAAGGTCATGGATTATCTAAGCAGATTTTAAAAGTTGCCGTAAATGATTTGGGAGTAACTCATTTATCTGTAAACAAATCAAATCAGATAGCATATAAACTATATAAATCTTATGGATTTAAAACATACAAAGAAACAGAAAAAATGTATTTTATGAGTATACATAAAGTAGATGATATAGATGAATCCGTTACTATAAATGAAGAAGCTATTTTCTCCAAATCTCAAAAGAATCCTGTATATATAGTATTAATGCATAGCGGAACTCCTTTAGCGAACGCTATTAAAAAAGTTACAGGCGATGAATTCTCACATGCTTGTATTTCTTTTAATTCTAAATTAGATCCGTTATATTCATTTGGAACTAAAGGAAAAGGAGAAAAAGGTATAGGATTTACTATAAATGATCCTAAAGATAAATTCTTTACAAAATTTAATTCTAAATATAATGTATATGTAATGTATGTTACGGATAACGCATATAAGTCTATGAAAAATAGACTATCTTATTTTACAAACCATAAAGATACTTTAAAATATGATTTTAAAGGATTATTTGATATTTGGTTTGGAAAAGAATCAGAAGATCATGAGAAATGGTTTTGTTCTAGATTTGTTATGGAGATTATATCTAAAGCTCAAGAGCTATCTAAGGTTCCGTCTCTATGGAAACCCAGTGATATTACTCAATTGCAAAATATTTCTCTTGTAAATAGGGGATTTGATTTCTTTAATTATGATTATAAAGTCACAGATAGACATTGTAATGATATAAAGAAAGGAAAGTATAGTCCTTCTGATATTATTTATGAAGATTCTCAATCTGCATACGTAGATTATATTACAACAGGAAATGAATCTTATTTATATAACGAATATAAGAAATTATATAAAGGGTATTACTATAAGATACCTGAAGTGGGATTTCCTACTAATGATAGAGATGAATATCTTGCAGTTAAAGATGCAGCGATAAATGCTGCAAGAAAGTATTACAAATTCAAAATACAAGATACAAATCGTCCATATCCTTTCAGGTTTTATACTACACTTAATATTACACAAGAAAAATATTCAAAACTTATTAACGATAACTGCCCTCCTCTAAAACGAGTCAGAGCTAATTTATATCATATAAATATACAAGATGATTGGAGAAGGATATCTGTTATACTTGTAGCTGTTCCTGGAGAGATATTTGCAATGTATCTATTATTAAAACATGACGTTCTATATAGATTTAACTATAAAGGTGTATTATTTCAGGAGTCCTCCACACAAGACATTGATATGGAAGATGAGAGCACGAAATATTATAAGAATCCTGCTATGCAATTGAAAGTGAAAAGTACAAAAAAGAAAACAAGTCAAACTAAAGCAGGAAATTATTCTGGGTCAGCTCCATCTGTACCAGTACCAAAAGCAAAGAATAATATAAAAGAGTCTGCAGAAGAAAATAATGAATTGTTATCTAAAGCTGAATATGCGAAAAAGTTATTAACTAAAGAAATAGTAGCATGTAAAGATTGTGCGTATATGTATGAAGATATAATGCTTCCATATGCAAAAGACAATTCTTTTGCTATAATTGGGTGGAATTTGAATAAAGCTAAAAATAATGATCAAATATTATTTCCAAAATGTAGGAGTGCAGTATTTAATTATTGCTCTAAAATATTTAATGATATAAATAAAGGATATTGTTTAAATATAGACGATAGTTGTTTTTATATAGAAAAAATAAATCAGTAGTAAGAAGGTAATGGAGAATATCTCCATTACCTATCTTTATTTTGAGTATATTATCTATACTCTCTTCCTTTGTCTTTGAAATGATCATATACATACAGCTGTTGCTGAATATATAACGGAATACATGGATTTCCAATATCTATCCATTTGTCATGCCACTGGTGTCCGTCAGCCATGAATATCAATACCATCCCATCCATTGTTTTCTTTGTAATTACAATAGGATTATTGTACCAGTCAAATCCGTACCACGAATCACCTTTCAATGTAAACCCATTCCATTTCATATCTCGTTCATTTCTTCTGTGTTCCGATAAATTCCATTCTCTTCTCATTTGTTAAAAACTCCTTTGTTGTAAAAAATTTCTCGCATAACAATAAATTAGAGAAGAAGCATTAGCCAACACTTCTTCTCTTACAGAAAACTACAAAGACGCAATTTTCTGTACAAGTGATATCTTATCGAGGTCTAAGCGGCCTCGATAAGTACCATCACCATTATCCTGTGTTACTATCACAGGTCTACTTGGGACCCAACTATCCCAAGGTTTAGGGTCGCAGAATGTATGTTCTGCTTTCAGTTTATTGTACATATGATTCATCTCCTTTCTTTAGGGGATATAGAGAGTAAGAGTGGTGGCTCTTACTCTCTATTCATTTTTATAATATATAATTAAAATAACGAAAGTTAACAGGTTAGCTTATTATAGCTAACCTGTATTTTGTATTATATTCTTACTTTCACATAATATTAATCATTTTAATTATCAAAAAAGGAGGTGACATCATTGTCTGAACAGCAAAAAAGAACTCCTAAAGATAGTTCTTTAACAACAGAGGATATTATTAAAAATAAAGGATATTATGATATAAATGGAAATTGGAATAGTATTCTTACTTTTGATCAATATCCAGATAAATTATTCAGAGGACGTGTAGAAGTATTTATATTCAATAAGAAAAATGAAATATATATGAATATAGGAAACGGGCAATATAGGATACCTGGAGGATCTATAGAGAGAAATAGATCGCATAAATATCAGGTATATGTAGAAGCTAAAGAAGAAGCTAGAATACTATTAGGTAAAATTACTTACACCAAATATAGTTATTTTAAGTTCTTCAAAAAGAAATATACCAATTGCAAAATGCATTGGGACGGCACATACAATGAAGTATATATAGCAGATTTTAAATCATGGTATTATGGATATATAGATAAGTCAGTTCGGGATACATATATGACTAAGTATGGAAGATTTGTTCCATTTGAATATGCGGTAAATTATCTAAACATTCATCATCAAAAAGCATTAGGGTTAGTCTAGAATGACTAACCCTATTTTTATACAAAAACCCACGCTTCTAAAATATATTTAGTAAAGTTCATATCAGATTGTCCTATATTTGAAACTAGAGTTACTGAATTTAACCAAGGGCTTTCATATAATGGTAAAGGAGATATATCCATTTCATTTTCAGGATCAGTAAAGTCCGGATTAATTAAAGCTTTTCTGTTATTAATATTAGCGTCTCTAAAAGATCCTATAGCAAGATAACTTAAATCTTTATTTATACTATTATCACCAATTATAAATCGTATCATTGTAGGGCCTAAACATTGAATACCGGTATAATACGTAGGGTTAAACGGAGCGTTTTCGTAACAATCATAAATATTTTTTCCATCAACTTCACATGTTAAATTTGTGATTGGAATAGTACTTCCGCTAGAACTAGATCCTACGTGTAAATATCCTGAAAATACAGCTTTATAATATGGCTTAAATTTTATTATATTCATCTTATATATCACCTACCTTAACATTCATGAAATTCATGAATGTTAAGTAAGAAATAGATAGATTGGAATTATATCCAATCTATCTACAATTTATTCTCCATATATGGAAAAGTAAATTATTTGGAAATAATGTGCAAGCTTGAGTAGTATCTATAACTAACATCATTTGTCTAATTCCTTGATATATATTTAATGGATTTCCTCCACTATGTTTTTCAGAATCTGACAAATATGTTGAATATATTTTCGACCCATATCCCTCTCCAGAAACAAATTCTAACCAGCTATTTTTATAGTTTATATAATTACCCGTAAGATTAAACTGAACAAAACACATTCCATTTACCATCATAGCATCACTTACATTACCTCCTATGTAAGTTCCTGAGGTATCTCCATATGCCTCTATATTAAAGTAATATGTATTTATCCAATAATAATTTTTTCCAGAATTCAGTTGTATATTTGATTTAAGTTTAATATTAAACTTAGATGAAAAATCGAACATAATTTTATCAGTAGAGCTCATCCGTATATACCTCCCTAACATTCATGAATTTCATGAATGTTAGGTAAGAAATATATAAAAAGAAAAGAGATAGCGGAGAATATCCGCTATCTCTGATATTTTTAGTAATAAGTATTCATAAGATTTCCGCTCTGAGACATATTCTGCAACGCATTATAGTCTACGAATAAACCGTACATCTTCTTATTATATACTGTCTTTTTAGATAAAGACTCTCTAAGATCAAGATATTTCTTGTAACAAGTCTCCCATCTTTCTCTTTCTTTATCATCAAGATCTTTTTCTCCCATAAGATAATCTTCAAGAATACTCATTCTGCTGTTAATCTGTCTCATTAACAAAATAGCATCGTCCTGGGTCTCCACATTTCGCAATCTCATATTATATTCAAATAAGTCCTCTTCAATAGATTTCAATCCATTACGTTTCATTTGATAAATAAGACCTTTTCTTCTTGAAGACTCTTGAACTACATCTTGATAGTATTTCTCGTCTCTTGGAGAAACTGTTGACATACTCTTATAGCAATATGCGAGCATGCGTTTAATAATAATACTTGATTCTATTTCTATACTATCTCTAAGAAGATATTCTATTTCCCTGCTTTGATCTAATTTATCATATATTCTAAGATACCAATCCATTAATACAGTAGCAGTATCTATACTCTCAGGAGTAGCTACAGAATAAAGCTTCTCTGTTGCAGATAAATAATAATCCGGAATATTATCTTCAAATGTTCTCAATACATCAGGGACATCATTCCTATATAATTCAAGATTATTTCCTTCGAATATACTTGTTATGTTATGCATAGTTACATCGCATACTGTAGAAAATAATTCAGGTCTTGTTAGAATTTCATATACGTCAAGCTCTATATTATTTAGAGCAACGAATCTGTCAATGATGTTTCTTAAATCGGAATATGGTTTCGGAGAATTCATAACACATATTTCTCTCAATACAAGAGCAATTACTTCACCTGGTTTAAGATCAAATCTTCTAATTAACTGCATATCTATTTCTAATGTATATGCACATTCTTTAAAAGGTTCGAATTCTCTAACTGCATTATGTACATAAGTTCCTTTATATCCCTGAAGAACTCTTTGAGCAAAATCAGAGCAAGATCCAAATTTATAATCCGGAACTACTATAATACCAAAAAACTGTTTATCTGTATTTTTATTGATAATCACTTCTCCACACTTAAAATCAGGAAACAATCTGTTCAGTTCTCTTCTCATTGCATTGGTCAAATCATTCAAAGGTGTTATATTTTCAAAATCAGATGTTGAACCTAATTCAAGTATACATTTGTATAATCCTTCTAAATTTTGATTCATTGTATTTAGCTCCTTTCATACTAATAAATTACTTGTATGTGAAGATATTAAGTATTGGTAAAATAATATATTAGGTAACAAAAAAATAATAGAGAGGTGGGACGATAACTCTCTATTGTTATGGTTAATGGCTAAACATATCTGCTACGATACGTTGTTTAGCTGACATCTTATCTAGGTCAAGATAACCTTGATAAGTACCATCGCCATTATCCTGTGTTACGATCACGGGTACAGGCTGGAGTATATCTCCGACCATGCAATCATGGAACGTATGTTCCATAAGAAGGTTTTTCATGAAATCATCTCCTTTCAATTGGGGATATAAGGATACAGAGGTGTGACTCTGTATCCTTTTCATGATGATAATATGTAATTGAAAATTTGAAATAATTCCAAAAAAATATATAGAGGATAGGATTTAATCCTATCCTCTCTTTTATTTGTCTTCTGAGAATTCTTTTATAGTTTCATAACTGAATTTTCTTCTTAATCCTTTAGATGTATCTATTCCTAATTGTTCTGCTGTCCCTTCTACCAATACCAATTTCAAATTTGTATCAGAAGTTAGTATTCTTTTAGATAATTCAATCTCATCAGTTCTTAATGGTCTTTCTAATATATGTTGTAAAAAATCTAAGAACAATCCACAATTTCTATATACCTGAAATTCATAATTAATTCCATTTTCTCCTCTAATACGAGATGAACATAGTAGTTTCATAGCTTTAAATGGTATAGGAAATTTTGCGTCTGATTCAAATGTTTTATGAATTCTTGTAACGTATACATACGTTATCTGTCTTTCTAGAGCTTTATAAATTTGCTGTCCGCCAATTACAAAACAATCCTTTGTAGAGATACGTTTGAGTCTCAGAAACATCATGAGATCTTCGATAGAATGAAGAAAAATATATCCAGGTTTATTTAATGTATAATTTCTAGTAAGTACAATATTTAATCTATTAGGTAGTGGTTTTCCTATACTTTCCATAGTTTTTCTTCCCATAATAACTACTTTGTTAGTAGTAATATTTTTAAACCATTTCATATCAGCTTTTAATTTTATTAAAAGCTGTCCTTCTTTTCCAATTCCATTCTTATCATCAATAGCCACAATTGCATTCATATTTATTCCTCCTTATATATTTTTATCGCTATTATAATATATTATTATAAAGTATTTATGAGAATAGGATAAAAATAATCAGACAAAAATAGAAATCCCAGTACCATTAGTGGTACTGGGATTCTCTGCTGCGTCATCTTTTAATTACTGAACTTGTTTAACCTGAACAAAGTCGTAGTGATCTGTCAATCCTGTAGGATGTAAGATATTGATACGTCCCTGAACTGGCTGATATTCTACGAATTTCCAACGCTCGAATGCATGGATGTTCGGTAATGCCGGATTATCAGCGTTTCTAATTTCATTGCTGATATACATCTGGTAATCATAGATTCTGTAGATAATTCTATCTGTTCCTCTTGGACACAGAACTACGATAAATTCTGTTGATCCACGAAGTTTATCAGAACCGATGAAGTTGTATACTCTAGAATCAGAAGTAACAACTGTCTTTGTGAAGTCAAGCTGCACTGGTCCGATGTTAGACGGTGTCTGGTAGCTATAATCTGTCGGTGTAATCTTTCTTACAAGATCTGGATCACCGAATACAGAAACTGTCATGTTCGGATCGTTTAATACCTGATACAGTTTTGTCATCTGAGAATCGAAGAAATCGAAGAATGTATTTCTTCTCCACTCAACATGATCTCCGTGATATCCTTCACGAGGAGCGTAATCGAACTGGCTGTATGTTTTAGAACGTACATCCATTGTCTTATAAGACTGATCAAGTTTTCTTCTGATCTGATCGTCTTTTGTATTTCCAAGAACTGTTTTGATCATGCTCATGATCTTAGTTACCTGATTTACATTGTAAAGAGCTGCGATATCTTTTGTTTCTTCTGGAGATACTGTTACGTCTATCGGAATAGCATTTGGAATTTCAACAATATCTGTTTTCTCTTTCCATCTTACGCTACATGTTGTAAGACGTGCACTGGATGTATCCAATCTTGAAGTGATACGAATACCTTTAAGGTTTCCTTTAAGAACCTGAATGTTAAGTCTGTCGTTCTGCATTGTACCAGAAACGAAGTCTGTAATTTTCTTGATCTTAACTCCGCCTTCATTTACTTTATACTCATAAGAAACGTTCGCCATAAGAGCACGTTCAACTTCACCATATGTAGGTGCAAATGCATAATTACATCTAACCCAAACATCATGATTACCTGCTTCTGTAGCTACTTTACCATTTGGCTCAATATATCCAGTCTTCTCATCTGGAAGAATATCGCCAATTTCAAAATACTGGTTTTGGATTTTAAAAGCTGAGATTCTTGTCTCAATAGACAGATGATCTGCGCCTGCAAGACCGTTAAGGTAGGTGTGTACAACTTCATTGTCATCTGTGAATGGAAGTGTTGGAAGTTCAAACTCAACCTCTGGAGCTGTCTTTTCGATAGCGTCTGTCATAAGGTTCTGATCACGGAACATATCCAGTTCATTTCCTTCTGTGTCAACCAAGATACGATATTCCATAGAAATTGTAAACTTCGGTGAACGAGCAACAAACTTCGGAATAGCACCTTTGTCAAATACCATATTCATAAGAATCCATTTGTGCATCGGAATTGTGATGCCGATCATTGGATTCATAGAGCTCATCATTGTCTGCTCAAGAAGACCTGAACGGTCATTGTCATACTGTTGTTCCATAGTAGCAACATGGTCTTCGATTTCATCTGGAGTCATACCCTGTGGATCGTAAGAATTTTCTACGAAGAAGTTTTTAAGAGCTTCGTTACTTCCATTTGCCATAAATGCTCTTGCTGGGTCTGTATATATATCAGTTGCATTTTCGTTTAAGATGCCCTGTGTAAGATTAACATAGGACTCAACGAAACTATGCATTGGGTCGTTTTTAAAACTGTCGGACATATTACGTCTCGGCGCTTCACCAATAATCATAGTATTAGTCTCCTTTCTTACTCATCAATTTTTTCTTATTTAATTTACATTAAATATTTACTATATTGTTATTATATCCAATTTTACACAGATACTATTTTGCCTGTGTTTCGGATCCTTTCTTTATCTCTTCAAATACATTATTAATTGTATCTAATATAGCAAGATACTTCTGAAGTTCAGTCATATTTTCTATATATGTCTTACTATCAAAAATATCATCAAGATAATCTCTAATATATTTCTGAAGATCTACTAGATTGTTAATGATATAGTCGTATACTTTAGCTTGAGAAGGTTCTTTCTCTGCTGTGCTAACCATATCTACAATCGTTTGACATTTATTGTAAGTATCAGTATAGAGACTCTTAAGTTCTTTAGTTTTAGCAGCTTGCTGCTCGGAAGTTAACTGGTCAAAGATAGATTTTTCTATATCTTTTAATTTAGATGATGGATCATCAGTTGGTTCGCTACCAGCAGTATCATCAGTATCTTCGCCGCCTTCTTCAGTATCATCTGCTTCAGGATCATTCATCTGATATTCATCTTCATTTCCATCATTACCTTCTTCTCCCTCAGCCCCTTGGCCGTTTCCTTCTTCAGTATCATCTGCTTCAGGATCATTCATCTGATATTCATCTTCTTCTCCTTGGTTTTGATTATCCTCTCCGCCTTCTTCTTGATTGTCGTCAGTGCCTTCTTCTCCCCCGGCATCATCTGCTTCAGGATCATTCATCTGATATTCATCACCATTATCAGCGCCTTCACCTTCTTCTCCACCGGTACTATCACCCTCACCATCCTGATTATCTTCAGCTGCAGGAGCAGGTTCATTTCCTTCTTGATTCTGATTTTGGTTTTCTGTATTTTGTTCGTCATCATCTCCAGTGTTGTCTTCTGTAAGATAGAATGAACTTACAATATCATCAAATAAACTCATTTAGTGACCTCCTTTTCCTGGAATAGAAGCTTTAGGAATATCTCTTCCTTGAACTTTAAATCCATATTTGATTCTCTGGTATTCTCTAGTGAGTTTTTTCTGATAGTTTAATAAGAATCTATACTGATTCATATCCCCATCATTCTGAGCAATTTCAATTTGTTTTTCAACAACTTTAAGTTCCGTATCTATTTCATCGAACAATAATTTTCTTTCCCTATCATTCAATACTTTAGATGTAGCTAATCCTCCTATAGCTGCTATCAAAGCACCTGTAGGTCCGAATATAATACCAGTTCCAGCCAATGCAATAGATCCTTTAATGCATTTAGAAAATGATGGTATTATAGATCCTTTAATAATAGCTTCTCTTCTATCTGATGTCAAAGCTTTTTCTATGGACTTAATAAGTCCACTTCCCTGAGCATCTACAGATTGCCATAAAGATTTCTGCTTTGTATTCAACTCTTTGAGCTTAGCCTTAGCGTTCTGCAAAGCAAGTTTAACTGTATTGAGATTGAATTTCTCTTGTATAACTTGATAAGACATTTCAAGCAATGCTTGGTTTGCAATATCTTCTTCAAATATATTTTTTATATAATAAGAGTTTTCTTTTATATTACTCAATCTGCACATCTCTGCATCTATAGCAGTATTTGTGATACGTTTATCGTATACAGTATATGATTCTGATATTACAGTTTGTTTTGCTTTTCTCAATTCAGCCATATATTCATCTAATGGGATCGATGATTTTAAAATCAAATCACTGATTTCATATAATATATTAGCTTTAGCTCCTTTAGTTATAAAAGGTATCCAATTAATTCCATTCATATTGGTATTAATAATAGATTCAGATACCATGGCAGCTTGAGCTACGTTTATAAATGCATTTTCAAAATCCATGTCAAAATCTAAATCATCATCGTCGTTATCAGGATCTGAATGATCTGCATCTTCAATAGAGTCTAAATATGACTCTACTTTATCTTCACATTTCTTCAAACAATCAAGATATTCTTCAAGTTGTTTTGCTTTCTTTTCATTTGAAGATTTATCTATTTTGTCTTGAACTTTTTTCTTCTCACTTCTAATATATGATAATAGTCTATTAGCTTCTTTATCGTTAATCTTCTTTGAGATCAACCAACTTACTAAACCTAATACTCCAGCTACAATAGGACCGATAGGAGTAATAGTTGCTACAGCTAATAATATACCTGCCCTAGCAAAAGCCATTACATCAGGAAGATCATCTATAATAACTTCTGGAGATTTGGTATGTAATTTAATAAAGAAATTTTTAATCTTTGACGGAGATTTATCTTGATCTGCTTTATATTTGGCGATCAGTCCTTCAATATCAGAAGTATCTGCTTCGAAAGTGATTGTTTTAAAAGATTCTTTATCAAAGATATTATATTTATTCTTTTCATTAATAGCCTCAGTATCACTAACAATACCATCTAAAGTGCATAAACTATCAAATTTTTCTTTATCAAAAATATTTGATTTTTTAATATTAATAAAATCTTTAGATACTCCGCTGTATCTCGGGATATTATCAATACTCTTATACAGAGCGACTTTATCTTGTTGAGGGATATCTCTTCTAATATAAGCTTCTACTTCTTCCATATAATCCGCGGCATCTGCTTCTGTATGGATTTCTAAAGCTTTGTCCAAGAAATATTCTGTAATAAATAAATCAGAAGATGATCCTAATAAAGACTCAGTTAAATCTCTATAAGTTGTAGAGGGATTATGCAATACAGCTTCTATTAATGGATCTTTTCCGAGACTTCTACTAATGTAATTATTAGCAAGAACTTCCTGGTAGTTTTTATATTTTTCATCAGATATATTCATATCACGGTACATAAAATACTCTGTAATAGAAGATACAACTTTAGTATCATCTACATCTACTCCGTTTTTAACCATACTGTAGATGATATTTTCTAAAGCTACATTATACTTATAATGGTCTGGTACATTATAAGTATCAATCAGTTCACATAATTCTGATACTATCTTATCAGAATTATACATATTTTCTTTAACGATTTTATCTACATTAAATCGTTTGCATAGCATATCATGATTTTTGATAATTCTTTCTGCTATTGCAGCCTCGTTGATTCCTGATGAGATAATCTCTCTATCTCTATCATTAATATTATATTTAGCCATATCTATATCTACGGTAGGTTCAACACCTAACATAATTTCAGTAGAAATAAATCTGGCTATATCCGACGCTTTTGATTCTGATTTAGGAGTAACTTGTTCTAAAACTCTCATACAAAAATCAAAATCATTTTGAGAAACCTTTGTTACAGACAAAGGTTTAATTAATGGAATTGCTGATTCTACAGTTACTTTCTCATTATACCTTAAAACAGGCGAATCTGTCTTTAGCCTAGAAATACGTTCTTTGACTAAAGACGAAACATAAGTTCCTTGAGACATCATCAGTATTCGACCTCCTCTTTATTAATTTAATATACTGTTGAAGCTGTAAATTAATGGAGATTGGTTAACTTGTGCTCACTGCAACATCAGTATAATAATATAAAAGGAGGAATTGTCATGATAAAGACTATGGCGCCTGATACAATTGGGTACGTAATTATAGAGACAGCTACTACGTCAGAAGATATTATGCCAGCAAAAATTATTGAAAAACGTGGCGATGGTAGAGTATTAGCTGAAGGATGTCTTCAGGAAGCTAATATGAAAAACAGAAATGGTAGATTCTACGATTCAAGAGATTTATTTCCAGAATTAGTAGCTCCAAGACAATTAGAGTTACTTAGAACAGGCAATATGAGAGGTGAGAATGGCCATCCATTATCTAAAGATTTAGTTAGACAGCAGACTATTGATCCAAACAATTGTTCTGTTATCTTTACTAAGTTTTGGACAGATGGTGATCTTGTTATGGGTAACTTCTTCGGCACTTATAATGCATTGGGAGAAGAATTCAATAAAGAACTCATGTATGGATTATCTCCATCTTTCTCTATGAGAGCTCTTGGTACTATCAAGAATACTAATAGAGGAGCAGAAGTAAAGGGAGTTAAACTTATCACTTATGATAGAGTAATTTATCCTTCTCATAATAAAGCTTATACTCATGGAGTTGTAAGTGAGGGAAGTAATCTTCTTCTTGAAGAAAATGATAGAGGAACTCTTATCCCTATCACTAATCAATCAGTTATTGATTATATTAAAGAAGAGTCTTGTAATATCAAACAGATTAGAGAATCTTTCGATCTGTTGTATGATGATATCAAACTCATTAACAATAAATCTCAAGTTCAGCTTACGGATAGAGCTGGCGGTGTATTTATTGTTAATCTTGAGAATTATATCCATAATGAAATTATTGGAGCATGTATCGGTGAGTCTACTTACTATTAGGAGGTGATACAATGTTCGCTAATAATATGACAAGACTTCTAAATAAGATTGAGAATAGATTAGGTACAGATATGCTTAATCTTCCAGATCAATTGAAAAAAGAAGTATGGGCTGAAAAGGTTATTGTTCCTGATACATTAGTTACATGGTCAAGGTATTTTCCATATGAATTTAGATATCATATTACGCCAGATACAAAAAAGAAAAATGGCTGGTATCTTCTGGATGAGGAAGTATTTGGAGATGTAAATATATTGGGAGTAAAGAATATAGACTGGGGAACATTCAACAATGATGTATTTGGCGGACCATATGGAATGTATGATTATATGTCTGCTGGATATGATATTGGAGATATGTTTGGTTTGATTAATCAGGCTAATATAAATTCATTATTCAATAATGGTATATATCCTAATTTCGAACCTCCTAACAGATTCAGATTAGAATCTACTTATGGAGCTGAGATATGCATGAACGACTTTGATGTATTCGTACTCATAGAACACAATGCGAATCTCACAACCATAAGTCCAACGCAGATGGATACTTTCGAATCATTAGCTATGGCTGATGTAGCTGGATTCTTATATAATAAATTGAAATTATTCCAAGATCTTCAAACTGTATTTGCTAATGTAAATATCAGAATAGAAGATCTTCAAGAACAATACCAGAAACGAGAAGAAATAATGAATTATATTAAAGAAAGTTATGTATCAGCTGCTAATAAAAATCAGCCGCTTATGTTGTGCATTTAGAAAAAATAAACCAGATGAGGATTATCCTCATCTGGCATTTTCTTTTACAATATTTGCTCTAATTCTTTAAAAAAGTTATCGTAGTCTATGATTCTTGTACCAAATAGCCCTGAAATACTATCCAGGTACATTATAGATTTATCATCTATTTTCTTATTATCGTCGTTAATAAAAACATTGTTATCATCAAGATCTAATTCATATACCATATCATCAAAATTTTCATCTCCTATCCAAGATGTATCAAATACGCATACGGCATATTTGTGTTTGTTTTTCAATACATCTTCATAGAAGTTTTGAGGAAATAATGAATCCTCGATATATGAATTTCTAATCTTATTCAATGAGTGAATATATTTGTATTTAGATAAATCATATATGCAATCTTGGTTTGTTTTCTTTCTTACAAATAGTTTCAATACATCCATTTTAAAATCAGTATCGACAAATGTTTTATCTACTAAAATAACAGTCGTGTTATACAAAGGACTAGGTTTAACTCCAAATATTTCCATTAATTTATTATAACATTTTCTAAAAATTTTTGTTATTCTAGTAATAATTTCATCGAGTAAATCTTTTTTCATTTCTTACTTTTCTCCTTATATATACTTCTTTATCTTACGTTCACCATCGGTAATTACTAAAAACGTATTTATTCTTTTTACAAGATATTCATCATCTACCAATGATCGGTTTAACGCATAAATGCTAGTAGCTGCTAATATGCCCTTGTTATTAATATTTATCAATTCATATTCGAATTCATCGTCCAAATCTAGATATATAGTATCTATGTCCATATATGTAATTACACCATATTGGTGAAATGGATCGACTTGCATTAACTCTGTTACAGATAAAGCTTCTATATCTCTTTTTAATGGATATGGACAAATTATATGATTAGGATTTGTTGTAAACATATCTTTCATAAAATCTTTGGTCCATCTTAGATTAGGAGCTTTTTCTGATATAATCTCATTTTCTTTCAATACCCATGGTATTTCTATAACCGACATATGTTATCAAACCTCCTTTCTTTATACAAATAGTATTTTATTGTCAATCATACCTAAGCATAAGCAAATTCTATCTATGCCTATAACTTCAGTTCTATCATCATTACTCTTTAAAAGAAATGTAGCAAACAGTTTATTGTTATTTTGTAATAAATCTACAAACAAATCATGTTTAATACATTTATTTTTATCGTCTAATAATACATTGATTCCAGTATTATCAGTATAGATAATTGGAGCTACATAGTGGCCTGGATTACTGTAATTTATAACATCATTTAATATTTCTCCAGATTCAATCTGTCTTTGCCAAATATCTTTTCTGATTTTTGGATACCATGTATGCATTTCAAGAAAAACTTTATGTCTATACATATCAGTTTTCATTACATCTAGCCATTCTCGCTTAATTTTACAAGGCCCAATGTTTGTTTGAAATTCGTCACCGTACTGGTGAAGAAAATTAATGTGAATCATTTTCGTCATTATCATCGGCCTCCTCTTTTTCAATGGCATCATTATCGGTAATTGCAATATCGATATTACAAGAATCGCACCAATAATTATAAATTCCCTTTTCAAAAGGTTCTAATCTTATTAACTGTTTTTCGCACTCTGGGCATACACAATGTTTCATTCTTTTTGTAATCATAATCAATCTCCTTTTGCCATTAAATCCATACTATCAAAAAATGATTTCTTTTGATTTGGAATTGTTCTGTTGGCTTTTGCATTTTCTATTTTTCCTTCTTGCTCTTTGAGATATACATTGTCTTCTATCTCATACAAGTTCATTCCAAAATTAGGTCTTCCTAAATAATTTACTAATAATTGTGCAGATTGATACATATTAAAATCACTTATAGTATAAAGCAGTGCAAATAGCTTATCTACACTTATATCAGCATAAACAGACGGGTCACCTAATGTGACCCGTACTCCAGGTGTTTGATCTCCAGTATTTTCCCAAACAACTACAACAGGATCAAATTGAATATATCTCTGTTGTGCTAATCCAGGTAATACTATAGATTCTTTTCTATTTCTTAGAATCACTTCACGTCCTTTAGTGCCAAATGTATTATCGCTGAACCATTTTGATACTTGTTCTAAGTTCATCTTGAATAATATCATATCCTGTGGTCGGATCATAATATTCATTTTTGTATCTGTTTTATCTAATGATAAATAATAGCTAAATGATCTTTTTATGCTTAAAAGTTTACCGCTAGATGTATATTTGGAATCATATCTATATTCTTTATGGAAATGATATCGTTGATCTTGATCACCTTTATTTGACAAAGATACATTCATTCTCAAGAAAAGATTAGACCCAAGATATAATACATCGTCCGATAATTTATCGTAATCAATATAATTTATAGGTCTCATTAGACCTCCTCCTGAGCTTAATAATATTTTTACTTTAAGGTTAAGCTAACATTAGTTTCTTATTATACTGATTTTCCCGTTATCAATGATAAATACAATACCAAATTGACTAGACAAGAACCTCATATTATTCTCATCAGTATATCCGTTAAGATATAACTCTAACCTGCAATTTAATATATGGGCATATGCGTCTAATAATACTCTTATCGAATTGATTGTCATCTCTGGCAGTACAATATTTTGTGGTACAATAATTTCTCCATAAGTACAAGTGAAATGATTATACCATACAGGTTGCTGTATTGGTTGTTGAGTTTGTTGTTCAGGTCCAGTAAGCTGCTGAATTAACTGTTGACCAGTTTTCATAGCATCTACTAATTCCTGAGCACGTTTAATTGTTTCTGGATTTGTAAAAGCATTCATAACAAATTCCTCCTTAAAAGTTTTTATTTTTATATCATTTTTATAATATATAATCAAACAGTAAGTTCCCTATAGAGATTTTACTCTCTATAGGGAATTCTTTAGTACATGAGAAAAGTCATACGAATCACACAAGCAATAATCAAATTCTAATGTTCAAAAGTAAAAGGTCGAATCCTTTCTTTTTTGATTGTAAATGGTTTGATCATCTGTCTAACCATTACATTATTGTTATACATATCATTTAACTCTTGGTCTGATATGTCTACCAACTTGCAATCTAAAGCATAGATATTGAATATTTTTCTTTTATCCAAGAAATACTTATTGCAGTATTTAAATCCTTTATCAACCACCTCGATGTAATAAGTATCGTTAGCTCTAGTTCTACCCAAAGTCTGTCTTGCTAATACTTCAGATTTAAATGGTTCTGCTAATACCAAAGTACATTTCAATCCTTTAATATCTATAGCAGCTCCTGCTGATTTTGTAGTGGTAAGTATAACTTGTCTTGTTAATGAATATGCTTTGTCTTCATCTGAAACTATAGATGTAAATATACCGATATTTCCATATAAAAATGGGAATTTTTCTAAGATCCATTGATATACTTCTTGAATTGCTTGATTTGTACCAATGTAGATAAGTATTTTATCCTGTGATGACTTTATAACCTTTTTAAATATAAAATCTAGTACTACGCAGCACATCATCTTAAAATTATCATTCGTGACAATGTAATTTGTATATTTGTTTCTGTCTAAACCATATTTATTCTTACAGAATGATATAGTTTGTGGCTCAGGTCTACTATTATATCTCATAGCGATATAATGAGTATGAGGGTCTGTATCTTCATGGAATAAATCGATTGCGAGTATATTTTTAAATGCTGTTTGATATATCCTATTCTCGTCTTCATTTGATCTTGCTGGTGTAGCAGTGAGATAATAAGTCTTGTATACATTAGTATAGAAGTCTATCATGCACATATTATCAAAGTTAGTATGGGCTTCATCATAGAACTTTAACCCTACTCTGATATATTCAAATAACTCTGTTACTTTATCCCATCCATAAGAATCTCCATAACTCTTTAAAGTTCCATGGGTAACAAGAAATACTTTTATATTTTTTATCTCTTCATCAGATTTAGTAAGCAATCTAAATACTGAACCAGAGCCATCTATACTAAATATTTCTTTATCAGAAATATTAGTATACTGAACGATAGATCGCCTCCATTGATCTAATACTGATTTTGAATAAGTTATAATCATAGACTTTATTCCTAATATCGACATAGTTCCGATAGATACATATGTCTTGCCTTTTCCTGTATTAAGATTTACAGATAGCTGCGATTTAGATTGTGTTTCTAAATATTCTCCGCTACCTACCATAAATCTCAAGGCTTGTTTTTGATCTTCATCTCTAGGAAGATATTTTACACCTATATCATTATAAGTATCGTATTTATTATATGCATTTTTCATAACATATGCATTGCAATCTAACAGCTGTTCTACATACCATACATCTACTCCTCTAGGTATGTATAGTATTCTTTTTTCGTTATCATAAAATATTCCTGTATATCTGTAGCTATGAGTTACAGGTTCATATATAGCAAAAAAACGTTCTAACTTCGGGCTGTCTCCGAAGTTATAATCATTGATCTGCACACATGTGTTCTTTACAATTATTTTCTCCATTTGACGTTTTACCTTCTTTCTGATCAATTACTTATATGTTTTGGAAATTATAAAACTTGACACTATTATATAATAAGATATAGGAAAGAGAGGATGTAAATATATGACTTTAAATGTAATAGATACAATAACAGTGAATGTAAGTTATAAGAAACTTATCTTCAGAAAAAATATCACTTTAAATGAAAGCACTTATTATAAGACAAAACATGGCCCTATAAAACTAGAAATGATTTTATTGAATGATAACAATATTTTAGAACTTATGATATCTCATAGGGGAGAAGATTTAATGCTAATATCGGAGTGGGTAATTTTAGATGAATTCCTTGCACTGTTTGGTATAATGCCCGGAGAGTACCATTATACTATTGATAAAAATTATATTCTTCGTACATCTGATTATGACAGTAATGCTAATATTACTATCGATTTAAAAATCAATGATTATGTGACATATAAAATTATAGATAATAAAGGTCATGTTATATTTTACGGAAATGGCCAGATACAAGATATGCGGAATATTAATAGCCATGTCAGTACTTGTATAATTGGAGGAATGGAATTTCATTTTACTTCAACAGGATTAATGATTGATAATTCTTCGTCTGTTATCAGTAAATACGATGATGAGAGAACGTTAAAAATAAGAAAAATAGAAGAGCTAGTGCATTAATGCACTAGCTTCTTTTTTATTCTTCTGACTGTACAATAGGAATAGTCTCATATTCATCGAGAATTTTTTCAATCTCTTTTGCCAATTCTGGATAGGAATTAATAGTCTTTTCTTTATCAAGCTTCGTCTGATATATTTGAGTTGCCAAATATTTAGCAAGACCATTCATCATCGGTTCTTCACCATCCTCTTCTTCTGAAACTGAAAACAAGGCCATTGCTGGCGCAGCAAATGTATTTGAGAAAAGCAAATCATTTAATGCATCTTCCACCATATCTATTCTTTTCTTTTCAGTAAAAGGAACCACTTCATATTCATAATACACTTTCTTACGTTCATGATCATAATAAGCTATAGCTCTTTTACCGATAGTTGTTTCTGGTTCTGGATATTCATCCACAAAGAATCCTGTCTTTGCTAAATTTTCTCTTGTTTCACCAAGTCCATGTACAGGATCAAATGGTCTTCTATGTACAAAAGTTACAACTCTTGTTTTCTTATCAGCTCTGATATATATTTCTGCCATTATATCTTCCTCCTTACTTAAATTATCATAATGTTTCCGCTGATTATATTATACGCAATATATTTGTATATTTTAAGAATTTTGGTAATATATTATAATAGTGATACAAAAAAATATATTAAATATTCACGTTAAGGAGGAAGTCTATTATGGCTAAAATTGAAAAAAGATGTACTATTAGGATTTTTATTGATAAAAGAGCTTGTCCTGGTATAAGACCGATGTTTATGTTTGGCATCGGAGTAAACATTCCAATTCGTTGGATGGATAAAAACAATGTAGAAATAATTAGAAAACTTCCAATAGTAGACATAGATATTAGTGATAAATCTAAACCAGTGTTTGTATTAGATGCATCTACTAAATATCATAGCAAATTAATCCAACATTCTTTTAACTATATATTAGAGTGTTGCTTTGATTATGTTGATGATATTCCTGAGATGTCAGATTATAAATTATTAATAGATAGCATTAAAGTAGATGAATATGTGGCTATAGTTCACAATGGATATGAATATGTATTAGATGATATTGTTAAAGTAACCGATCGCGATATGGCATCTCAAATTGGACGAATATGTGAAATTAATGAGGATGGAAGCACATTCACTATTGATACTTCAGAGGATGCAAATTCTTCTTCTTGGATCTATTCTATCGATGAAGTGTTTTCGATAGGATCTGTATAAGAATAAAAAGAGCAGAGTACTTTTCAGTACTCTGCTTTTATTTTTTATATTTTCATTATTGTACTGTAATTAATATCTCCTGAACCTAATCTTGTTATACCTACAGATTCAAATGGGAAGTTTGTTATACTATCATTTATAATTGTTCTATAGTCAATAAACTCTCTCACCCATTGTGGAGTATCCACATTTACAGGTATAGCTAATGTAGTTATTTCTTTTTTACCACTTCTAAAGAAAGTATTATCCATAAATAATTGTACAAATCTATTATATACCTCTGGATAAGTATGTTCTATTGCACTTATATTTGACGGATTGATATTTACTTTAACCACACCTATTGTATTTCTTGCATCTAAATCAATTGCTTCTAATTGATCTCCTCTTACTTTATTCCATACAATAGATGCTTTAATGCCTTGAATTCTCATTGGGTCTTCGTAGCTAGACATGGCTTTAATAGCTAATGGTTTGTAGAATTTCTTTTCTCCATTTCTAAGAGATTCTTCTATCTGTTTTTCCAATATAGCAATCTTCTCTATAATTCTAGTTTGATTAATTCTATCTGCAGTTAATACGTCTTCATACAAAATCTTCTGTAATGCTTCTTTCGCAGATTCGTTTAATGTGGATTTATTTATAGGAAGACCTTTAATATCTAAAGCTCTGTCTATATTCTGTTCAAGAACAACTCCTTCTTTAAGTTCTTGATTTGTAGCATAATTCTTTTTATTATTTGTCAATAATGCTCTACTAAACAAGAACTCATTCTTTAAATATAATAAGCATTTTTTACCTTCTTTGTAAGAATGGTTGCACTTAGTATATAATTCCACATATTCATTACACAAATTACCACTAATATATGCAATGATATTGATAATACTAAATCTAAGATTATTCTGTCTAGATATAACAAACGGTCTAATCATAGAGTCTCTTTCTACAATTTCATCGTTTATAAAGTCATATCTTAATTCTTTCTTAGGTGTAACTTGTATATATTTATCTTTCTCAAGATCAGCTTCTAATGTAGATATATAAATATCTTCTCCAATTAATCTATCTAATACGAAATGATAAAATGCATCGAAACTTACAATCGTACTATCTGTATCTGAAATAACACATACATCTTTGATCATATTATTGCATCTATCAATCCTATCAATATACATATGAGGATAATATACATATTCTCTAAATAAATCCTGCAAAGTATCTAATTCTACTTTAATCTCATCTGGAACTTTATTTGGAGATAAATATGGTTCTTTTAATGATTTGAGAATATATTTAATACCATTCATGATTGATCTATTTTCAAGAAATGCATATAGATTATTCTTATAAAATAATCTATTCAAATCTTCTTGATTTAATGAGCTTATTGTAGAATAAATAAGCTTTGCGTCTTCATATGATGGAACCCATTTAATTCTACCTTTTCTCCAATCTCCGCAAGTTCTCATAATTTTAGCAAAACACATATCTGCTGATACATTAAAATCTAATACATTCGCATCATTAAATACTCTTGTGTTTTTCTCTGAGCATACACAATCAATGAAATGTAATACATCTTCCAATGAACCAAATTTTACATTGTTTGCCATAAAACTTTCAAAGAACATTGTTGCCGTTGATATAACTGATCTTCCTTGAGCTGTAATTGATGCAGCTACATATAAATTATACAACACACAAGCTGCATTACCAAGACACCCATAAATACTGTTTGCATCTCGTTTGTCACGTTTATATTAACCTGAGGTCGCTACTCTCAAGTAAACTTTCGTTTCTTTAGTGTTTCTCTAAAGACTAGACTATATCTTCATCTCTAATTATGAGATGTTCCGCACTTCGATTTAAGGGATTTTCACCCACCGCTTGGCCCTACTCCTGTTGATCTATTTCAAGATCCATATGGGATAGTCGTTGAACTCTATTTAAAAACTATAATTATTTGAAATTTTTGTATACGTATCTCTATTCCGAACATGAGAAATTGCCGTTATTGTATTTTTATCAGTTTTTCCTATAGATATAGCTGCTGCCTGGTCTAGATCTTTCATCAGTTTATAATTGTATTTGTTATCTTGAATAAATTTGCATACTGCATGAACTTCATTTTCTGTTAATCTATTTTCTTGTCTTTTTTGCAAATTATATTCACTGGTTATATATTTTCTGCTAGAACCGGATACTATATTACTTACATTTGAAGTAGATATATTTACTGACTCTGCTATATCGTTTATAGAATAACCTTCTATCCACATTTGACATACTTTATGAACTTGATCATCAGTTGTATTACAATTAGCATTTGATTCTCCTAATTGTGCAAATACTCCTGAAGCAATAGCATGTAAAATATTCTCTCTACAAGTAACCCATTCTAGATTATATACCCAATTATGAGTTTTAATTGTATCTTTATGATTAACTTGGAGTTTCTCGCAACCTGGTATATAATTAAAAGTATATAATACAAGTCTGTGTAGTTGAAAATATCTTTTAGTTCCATTATTTAAACTAAGTTGTATTCTAAGATATCCATCTTCATTCATAACTGGAGACATTAATTTTCCTTGCCCCCTAGATGTACTGAAAATCCTACCGTAGTTGCTAATTATATAATACGGTTTAATACTATATTCAGGATCAAATACTGGTAACCACTTCTCATTTTCTATATATTGTATGCTATCCATAATTACAAAAGGTTTTATTTTTGAATACATATACACAGCTCCTTTCATTAACGTACTACTAAAAAGTTTATATAATATTTTTTAAATAAAGCTGCTGATTGGTAATTTCACGAGCAGGCACTTAGCACCATAAATATATGGCTTTTTCTCAGCATATGCCATCCTCAGGAGTTTTTTCTGTCTTTCGACAACCATCACGCTCACTGTTACCAGTCACGTTGTGGTCCCTGAGGCTTTACACCTTCCCAGCAATTCACGGAATGCTTTTTGCTACATGTCACCATGTAACCTGCCTAACTATTTAAGCAATTGTTTTAGATTATATTTAGCAGCATTTATATAATCATGAGCTTCAAGATATTCGAACATTTTAGCTTTATCTATGTCTCTACCTTCCATAAAGGATCTAATTAATTCAATTAATGGATGGGGTTCTGCTCCATGTTTTTTAAACATAACTCCATATGCAGTGCATATAGGCTCTCTTGAATTTATCCATTGTGCCATCTCTAATAATGTACTATCAGTATGAGTTTTCGTATAGTTATTATCAACTATACATTTATTCTCTTTATATCTTTTATTTATTGAATATTGAACTGCTTTTCTTATATCTTCTCTTACCATTTGAGGTTTTAATCTCTGTATAACTCTAACCATTTCATCTTCATACATTTTGTACTCAACCATTCTAATTCCTCCATTTTACGTACAATTACGTTCTTTTATTAATAAGTTCTAGACATTATTATTTTTTAAAAGTATGGTTTTACTACGAATAACATGTAAGTAATATCTTAGAAAATTATAAGATCAATTATATAAAAGGAGGACAATAACATGTTATTCGATTCAATCGTACCTGGATCTAACTCCAATGATTTAATCAAAGAAGAGTTTAACGATCCTACATTACTTGAGCAGGTTATGATCGCAGATGAAATTGCACATCTGCCTCAGGATAAGATTAAAGAGTTCTGTGAAGCTGGCGGTGTTGGTGAACAGCTCGTTCAGGAAGGTAAAATGTCTAAGAAAACTCTTGTTAGACTTAACAAACAGGATGATCTTACAAGACGTACAAAAATGGGTGCTCTGTTACTTGCGAAAGAAAACAAAGATCCGCTATATGATAAGCTTGTTAAAAACAGAATGCAGAAACGTGATCTTGTTGCAAAGATCATGAAAAAATATGGTAATAAAGGACAGAAGGTTGCTAAACAGGCTCAGGCTGAATATCTTCATGGTAAGAAATCAGCTTTACCAAAGAACTTTATGAGATTCGGTGGAAATGAAAGATTAGGTTAAAAACAAAGCAGCTGTGCACGTTACCTGTAATGGGTAACGTGCGTATCTTTTTCTAATCATACCAAAACAGAATAATAAAAATATATTATTATATTGATCAAACTTAAAGGAGGTTCATGCCAAATGAATCAAAGAGTATCTTTTAACGAAAAGATGGCAGTGGAACGTCTAGTCCCACTGCCGCAATACAGTTGTTATACTGAACTAATAAACACAGGTGTTCAGCGTATCAATACTTCAATATTTACTGATATGGATATATTGAATTTACATTTCTATCAGTTACTTGATCTGTTTAAAGATGGGATAGAAACAGATCAAATCCAAACATCTGTTATATTAGTTACATTCACAGATGGAGAAACAGTTAAACTGTCAGTATTTGACTATTGGTTTAACTTATTATTCTGGGGGTTACCTGTATCAAGTAATCACCCAATCGATTCTAGATATCTTTGGTATTATGAAGATATCACTCAGGATAGTATTGCTGATTATATCAACAGTACATTCCTAAAACTCAATAGACAGAATTATACTAATATGCAGATCAATAATATGATTGATGATGTAATGTATAAGTTTCAGTTTATCGATAAATTCTCATTGTTCTTGTACAATACATCAAACAATGAGGATACTATTGAACTTATGCTGAACAATAAAGATTTTTATGATTGTATCCACTGTGATTTATCTAATATTCCTATCGAAGATGTAAAAGATACTGGAATGAAAATCACTAAACGAGGGGTTCAGCATATTCTCGATTCAGGAAAACACTGGGCTATTCCGTACTTCAAAGCTAAAGAAGGAATCAATATTAAACAGTATCGTGAATTCCAGTTTAATATTGGTACTGTACCTGATGGCAATGGCGGTGTATATCCATTAATGATTAATGGTAACTATGCTAACAGGGGCATATCAGATCCAGCACTGTATGCTATTGATGCAGATAAAGCCAGAATTGCTCAGGTATTATCTCATCAAAACGTTGGTACATCTGGAGCATTTGCTCGTATTCTTGGATTGAATAATATGGATGATCGATTACATCCAGATCCTCATCATGTATGTGATTCTAAACACTTTGTTCAAGTTACAATCAAAGATGCAAAGACTTTGTCTATGTATAAAGGACGTTGGTATAGATTTACGCCAGATGGAGTTGAATATCAAATGTCTTTAGAGCCTATTAAAGATAATATTGATCTTGTAGGAAAAACATTATTGTTCAGAAGTCCAATTACATGTGCATCCAGATCTAGAGGGCATGGTATTTGTTATAGATGCTACGGAGGTTTATCTCATACAAATAACGATATCAATATCGGAAAGATTGCTGCTGAGTTATTATCATCATTATTAACACAGAGATTGTTGTCAGCAAAGCATCTTCTTGAAACAAATATTAAGAAGCTTATGTGGAACGAAAATTTCTATACATTCTTTGAGATAAACTATAGTATGATCAAACTCAAAGATGATACTTCTTATAAGAAGTTTAAGATTATACTTGACCCAATGGAAGATGATGAAGAGTTGGAAGATGATATTGATCCAGCATTAGCATTCAATACGTACGTTACCGGATGTACTATCATTGATCCTAAAGGTAATGAGTATTATATAAGTACATCTGACGAGGATAGTTTATATCTTAGTCCTGAACTAAATTCTATTATCAATAAGAAGACTCCTGATAGTGATGGATTATATATCTTGGATTTGGATTCTTTGAAAGATAAAAATCTTTTCCATATTGAAGTAGTAAATAATGAACTTGGCCGTACATTAGAGAAGATTAAAAATATCCTTAATAAGAATGCAGAGGTAAGACGTCTTGTTACTAAAGATGCTATCACTCAGGCTCTTGTTGATACTATCATCGAAGGCGGATTGAATATTGATGCTATTCATCTTGAGATTATCTTATCTCATCAGTGTAAATCATATGAGAGTAATTTGATTGAACCTGAATGGCAGTATCGAAATGCTACTTATAGAATGATAACTCTAAACGAGGCTTTGAAAGATAATAAGAGTATCACTATATCTCTTATGTACAAAGATATCAATAAGTTATTATTCTACCCATTATCGTTTATGAAGAGCGATCCGTCTGTAATGGATTTATTCTATATGACTAAACCGCAGATGTATATGAGTATGGAACCAGTAGAATCTAACCTTGTAGATGATAAGGAAGTAGAAGGTCCAATCAGACCATTTGTATTTACAGAGCCTCCAGTAATGTCTGATGATGAAGATTAATAATAAAACACGGAGTATGGTTAACCATACTCCGTTTTCTTTTTTGTAAAAGTCCTCTATTTCAATAGCATATTATTATAGTGAATATAGTATAATAATATCTACTATATTACATAATTCAAAGAAAATATATCAAAGCACCTATGCGTAAATAGGAGAAAGACGAGGATTATTATGAGAGCAATGGAAATTATCGAAAGAGTATGGATTTCAAGAAACAGTGATGAGGAAACACTTAGACGTTTCTCAAAAAGAGTTTTAGAGAGTGAAAGAATCACTCTTGGAAATGGATTTGAAGATGCTATTATATTAATGAAGAATCTTAGCGAAATTGAAAATCAGGAAGAATTCTATGGTACTATGGATATCGTAGAACGAAATTTATTGAGAAGATGTAGTAATAAAGATTACGATATTTTCTCACAGTTCTTTGGGTACGTTGAGTTATTAAAATGCGACGAAGAATTTAAAGAAATTAAATCTTTCATTAGAACTATGGGTACTCTTATGGAACAGATGAATGAAATGTACAATAATAAAAATGAGAAAGAAGAGGAAAAAGAAATGACAAATACAAATAACGAAAATTATGTAACCGAGACAGAATTAAAAAGAGTTGTGCAGGATGTAGCTACAGATGTAGAACTGGGAGCCATGATGGTGCAGTGTGAGGCTTTAACTTTTATTGATGAAGATAATCAGAAAAAATTTATTAAAGCTCTTTGTGATTTATCAGCATCAAATGCCGATGCAGTGGTGCCAGATTATTCTGATGATATGAGATCATCATATTATTTAGTTGTATCTTGCATTAATGACTTGATCGGAACAAGCAATGACTTATTTTCCAAGACATTAGTAGAAGCATTAGACGCTATGAATAAATCTGAGTATGTTGATGACACAGATCGAAAAACAGTAAGTTTTGTATATGATTACATCAAAGACAAAGATGTTGATCATGCAAAAGCAGTGTTGAAAGTTATTAAGTTATACCTTTCAACAGCGTATGAATTTATCAAAAATTATGCAGAGCAGCATTAAACTGCTCTGCAAGAAAGAGAGGTTGCGATTGTAAGACCGCCAATCTTGTTAGAAGGTAATGCTTAAAAAGCATTACTGTAATGTAATAATTTTTAACTAATAAGGAGAAAAATACAGATGAGAAAAGTAATGACAGAAAAACAGAGAAGAAAAAGATTTAACGATATTAAAATTGTAGTATATTATATGATTGCGAAATTTGCACAATTCATGACAGGAGCTGGAATAATAATGTGTCTTATATCCGCTGCAGCAGATATTGAATTCACGCCAGTATCTACAATTATATTATATTTATTAATATCTATAATAGTGATTGCAGTGTCAAATTTCATAGCGTCAAAATTATCATTCTATTTATATAGGAAACATGCTATTCCTAGAAGTAAGGTGATTGATAGCATATTTACAGAATAAGTAAAAGAGGAAGGTTTAAGTACCTTCCTCTTTTATTTTTTGATATAAACCCTCCATTCTAGTACATATAAGTAATTGATTGGAGGTGAACTCAATATGGTTGTTCAGCAACAACAATCAGGTCCAGTATCTGTATACTATCAGATGGAGACCAGTAATAAATCATTCCTTGAAATGCATTATTTTTTGAAAGCTAAAGGAATAAAGAATAATAAATTCTTTCTTATATTATATGATAGAGATTTAGCGGGAGTTAATCCTCGAGATCCTACTCTTAATGAAGTTATGAAAGCTAAAATATTAAGAGAGTGTATGATTAACTTTTGGTATTTTATTAGAGAAGTAATTCTTATCCCTGACCAAGGTAATACAGTAGGTGGGGGTGTAAGATATAAACTTCATAGAGGTAATCTTGCATTAAACTTCGGTTTCATATTAAACTGGAATATGTTTTTAGAGTTACCTCGTCAGCATGGTAAAACTGTATCGGCATTATGCTGGTATTTATGGGTATACTTATTTGGTACTACCAACTCAGAAATGATGTTTATGAACAAGAAACATGATGACTCTAAATTGAACTTGGCTAGAATTAAAGAGATACGATCTGCGTTACCTAGATATCTAAGATTTGATGAAGTTCCAGGTAAAGATGGTAAACCTATGAAGTTATCAGAAAACGTAGAATCTATCAAGAACCCATTTAACTCAAATAAAATTTCTACTAAACCAGGTGCTAGGAACAAAGCTAATGCTAACAGTATCGGTCGTGGTTGTACTATGCCTATACACTGGTATGATGAGTATGCGTTTATTTTGCATAACTCTATCATCTATTCTGCAGCAACACCTGCATTCTCAACAGCATCTAAGAATGCTAAACGAAATGGTGCTCCTTATGGTATTCTTATCACTACAACTCCTGGTGATATGACTACCGATGAAGGAATGGATGCATTTGAAACTAAAAATGCAGCTATACCATTTAATGAGCAATATTACGATTGGAGCTTAGAAAAACTCCAAGAATTGAAGAATACTAATACTGATAGTAGTTTCTTCTATATAAGATTTACTTATAAGCAGCTTGGATCTGGAGAAGAATACTTTAGACAAATCTGTATTGATATGAAGAAGAACTGGCCTGCAATTAGACGAGAAGTTTTACTTGAATGGTCTAATAGTTCAGATAACTCTCCATTTACAAAACAAGATTTGGATACTGTACAATCTCTTATTAAAGAACCTGTAACTCAAGTTGCATTGGGAAATTACTACTTCCTCGATATATATAAACCTATGATGGCTGAAAGTGTAAACTGGCCACCATTAGTAGGAGTCGACGTTTCTGGAGGTTATAGTAAGGATGCTTCTGCTATAACTGTAGTAGACTCCAGAACAACAGAAACAGTTGCATGTCTAAACTGCAACTATATTTCTACAACAGATTTAGCTAAAGTTATATATGAATTGGTAACTAAGTATATACCGAATGCTATAGTTAATATAGAGCGTAATGGCGAAGCTATTCAGCAAATCGCAGCTTAACGAGTAATTGTTAAGTTTCAACAGAGTTAATTGCTACGACTTATAGGTCAAGAACCAGACACACCACAACGTGATCCGTAAGGATGAGCGTGATGGTTGCGAAAGCAGAAAAAAGTTGTCTGGATGAGAATAAGGTTAAATCCTAAGTTCTTATCAACAAGCCTACGTGTAGCAGCGAAATATCTCATATATACTATATATAATATAAAGAAGGTGAGATATACGTTCAACGATCATCCCTTGACGAGGGAGTAGAACCTCAAGCTAATGGAGGAAGAAAAATCCTGGTCCTAAATTATTTTTTAGGAATGACACATGATCTACGCACGTTCTGTAATGGAAGTGACATGGAAATGGCCATGCAATCTAAGTTGCGACTAGATTGAAATATTCGGGTTTCGGAGCTAGTGTATTATCACAGCTCATTAAAACTAAAATTAAGCGTAATCTGTATTATGAAATAAAAGACCGTACGTTAGAAGAAAGAGCTCAAGGTATGTCTATACAGAAGATAACTAAAAAAGTTAAAGTGTACGGTTTTGATGAAACAAAAGCATCTCGAGAATTACTGATGGGAATTCTTAGAGATAGAATGGATAATCATAAAGCTAAATTCATATCACCTATAATATATAATGAACTTTGTACGTTAGAGGTTAAGAAAAATGGTAGAATTGAGCACGCTTCTAATGCTCACGATGACCAGATATTCTCATACTTACTAGCATTATATATTTGGTATGAAGGTAAAGATCTTATGGAAAGATTTGGTCTTCAAAAAGGAACTATATCTACAGATGAAGACATTACTGTAGAGATGGGACTTGGAGAGGATACTACTAATATAGCTAGAGATATGGTAGTGGACGAATCTGAATTTGCTGCAGAGCAGAAACAATTCTTTGATTCTTGTGAATCCATATCATATGAAGAGTGGAATCACCAACAAAATGAAGATAATCGAAGAGCTGATGAAATGCTTAGAAATGATCCTAGAACTAGGAAAGCTTGGTACGAGCATAATCATCTTCATGATGATGGTGAAAGTTCTGGTATATATACTATACCGAATAGTGTTTTTGATTCATATTATGTAGATGCTCCTAAAAAATCACAACTTCAAGAAGATTTTGATTCTATAACAAATATAAGGTAAACAAGATATATCCAAGAGTTACTATACTCTTGGATATACTTTTTAAGTTTAGGTAAAACAACTTATTAATTTATTAGTATAGGAGGAAGATAAAATGAATTTATCACAAAATTCAGATTTTTCTATCATATCTGCTAATGAAGCTGCTAGTATAGTATGCAGATTTACACCAGAAATGATAGAAGATCTAGTAGAAGATGCATTGAATAATAAATATAGAAACTATTCAATGTCAATGACTAATATTGTAGAAGTTATTGAGCAAAATTATAAAGTATCGTTATCAGGTATTCCTGAATTCAGTTCAGAGATCAATTCTCAAAGATGTGATATTTATCGTCAAGTAATCGATATGGTATGTAAGGCTCATAACCTTACATATATTGGTAATGAAAATGATGATATCTATTCAGCTGCTACGTGGATCTATGATTTCTTAGTAGCAAGATTCAATATTTATATTACTAATTTCTTTGTAAATTATATTAACCGAGAAAAGAATATGATTTATGAAACTTTAGAATTAGCATCAAAGAAAAAAGATGCCTCGTCATACAGCAAGAAATTATATAAAAACGGTAACTCTAAATTAGCTATTATTCATGCTAATTTAGAATTTGTTCTGCAAAATATATGTGCATACGATGTTCCGTTTGATACATATATCGATCTTGCATATATTCCAAATAGACAAGTTGCTAAGTATCTTCAGTCTATATTATTAGATAATGGAGATTTCTTTAAGCGACAAATAGTAAATTATTTTAATCAACACTACGCCGAACTGACAACGCAAGTTAAATTTGCATTGCAAGGTTTAGCTAGTGTTGAATTTACAGATCTTGTATAAGGAGGTTGTATTATGGTTATTGAATCAACTAACGGAATTCAAAGACTTACATCTATAAACTTAGTAGAAAATGTAGATGGTATTCATAAGACTGTAAAAAATATCGGATATGTAGCAGAGGAGCCTTTCGTGGTTTTGGCTGTATTATTAAATAAATACTTTATCCAATCTTATTGTGGTCAGGAATTATATCCTGTCGGATATTGCAGTTTTAAATATTCTATATCTATTGAAGACGAGGGGGATAGACGTAGACCTAGAAATCTTTACAAAGGAGCTATTCATGATACAACTTCATTTGAATCTTTAAATGAGGATTTATTAATGCTTGCTTGTATAGATAAACTATATTACAATCCTCAGTATGAAGAATATCTGAAATTGCTTTCAAATTCAAAAGATTCTATAGAGGATTTACAGCTTGCTATAGATCATCAGGATATTATATCATCTATGAAATATGGTGTAGATAAGACATACAAGTCTACTATTAAAGATATTGTCGATAAATATGGATTCGGTGATGATTGTAGAATCAGCTCATTAGTGAGATTTGTATATCAATATTTTGTAGAGATTTATTATAAATAAATATAAAAGGAGAATAATTATGAACGTAAATGAACAATATGACAAAATGATTAAAGCGGTAGATGAATTAGCTAAAGATGGTAAATTACAAGGTGAAGTAAAAAAAGAAGATGCAGGTTTAGATCTTACAGATGATCAAATTGAGCAGCTTAATGATATTATTGAAGATAGCGCAAAAGACTTTCCGTCTGCAAAGATGATGGAAGAAGCTAAAAAATTAGCAGCCGAGGATCACAAAGGGCAAGAAGCAATAGCATCTGTTATTATTAATCCTGTGACAGGAAGACCGGTAATGGCAGAAGAATATGAGCAGGATGAAGATGAACTTCAGAGTTTCGAAGAAATGCTTGAGGATGATTCTATTGAAGTTGATGATATTGATATCGAAAAGGTTGAAATCAAAGATGAGACTGTCAAAGATATCACTAACGCAATGTTTGCAAATACTACACTGTCTATTAAAGATTTTGAGATGATCAGAACTGCAGCAGAAAGATTTAAAAAAGGAGAGAAATTCTCTTATTATACGGCTATGCCAGAGATTATTAAGACCCAGATCAATTCTTCTATCGGTGCAGAAATGAGTTCTAAGATGGGTAACTTTGTAAAAGAAGGAAGAAATTATATGGCATCTACTTTATTACAGGAAATTGTTTCTTCCGAAGTTATGAATATTGCTACATATGATTATCAGAGGAATATCAGAAAAGCAATGGATAAGGGTGTTAAAGAAATGAAAGAAGATAAATATTGGAGTGATATTAAATCTTATTTCATGGATAAACTTCCTAAAATTGCAGAAGAATTTGCAGCTAAAGGGGAAAAAGATAAAGCAGAGAAATGCACTGCTATTAGAGATGCATTTATTGAATCTTATACATTTAAAGAGATGCGTGAACTTTACGCTAAGCATAAGATTAAAGTTAAAAAGATTATGCTTGAGAAGTTTAAAAGAACTTGCATGGAGTTTAATGTAAAATACCAGAAAAGTCAGAATATTATTCAGGATGTGCAGCTTATAGAAAGAGCTCTTGATAGACATGCTGCTAAGAAGTTTGATATGATAGTAATCAACGAATTCATCTGTGTATTTATCTTATACACTCAGATGAAGAATATGGATCCGAATAATATAGTAGATCACACATTCATGTATTATTTTATTCAGAATATTCTTACATTGGATTATTATGATAAGAATAATGAGAAAGATGTAGAATTTCATGATCAACTCATTAATAATATCAACATGTTTTTGGAAGAAATTAACAACAGACGTGCTGGTAAATAAACTCAAAGGAGTGATTATTAATGGCAGATCATCATATAGACTCAATACCTGGCTTTGATTATTCGAAAGCAGCAGAGATAATATTAAAACGCCATGGACTATATATCCATGGCGCTCCACCTATAAATCATAAACCCGGAAATGATTTTATAAGTGATGTATATTATCCTCACCCTATATACCCAGATGATAGGTTTAGAAATCCATCTGAAGAGAATTTAGATATTAAATTTCCTCCGGATCCACCTGAACCAGAATATCCTACTATTGATGAGGATGGAAAAGATTTTCAGTTTATACCTGAAGAATTAGAGCAACTCAAACACATCAAAAACCCTATGATTAGCTATACACCAGATGACAGAGAGCGCTTTATAGATAAAAGTGTTAGTTCATATACAGGATTGGTATTACAAGCTGTCGAGAAAAGGGCTTTTGATATTTCGTATGTAAAACCTTATTTTAAAGATAAGAAGATACGTACTAAATTAATTGTCAAAGAAGTTATATCTGGACATATGATGTCTATAGCAACTTATGATGGTTGGAAATATCACATTTATAGAGGAAGATTATTAACTGTAGCTAAAACAGATGCTCCTATATCAGAAAATGGAAAGAAACTTAGACCTGTTACAAGTCCATTTGGAACTGTGATGGAAGAGGTTGAATGTGAAAGATCTGATACTTCTAAATTATTAGAACGAAACATCCATCTGGTTCTTGATGTCAGCGATAATATGGAAGCTGAAATTGTAAGTGTACCTATAAATCAGGTTATAGATATACAAAAATATGACGCTATTTATAACTTCTCTATATATGAAAGTGGATTAAAAGTATTCTGGGATGACTGGTTTACTGTAAAGGATCATGAGAAGAATGATGGAACTTGGTTTATATATGCACCTCATGGAGATTTACCTCCACAAACATTATATCATGAAGTTATAGAACATCAGAAAGTTCAAATACAAAGAAAAATCAATAGAGGATAGCCGTTTGGCTATCCTCTATATTTTTTTGATAATAGACTGTATCGAAAAACATCATATTAAATTAATAGGAAAGGAGGAGACTTGTTTGCCTACTATTAAGATCAAAGAACTTCCAAAAAAGCAATACTCTGAGATCAATCCTACCGACATAATGGTTATTGAAGATACATCTGACACCAAACAAATAACAGTAGAGCAATTACAATTATTTTTTAGTTCAGACGAAAAACTTCAAGCTATTATAGATCAAATGGAGAAAGAGTTTGCTGAGATACGAAAATATATAGAAGATCACCTTAAAGATGTGATCAATAAAGATGAAGAGTTGGAAGCAAGATTAAATAACTTGTTTGAAGATCATGAACGAACAAAACAACAAGTTGGACGAATACAAGAAGATCTTGTTGACGCTCAAAATGACATTATAGAAATATTTAAACGTCTAGATGGTTTAGATTCTGATGTATCAGAACTTCAAAATATAGTAGCTGATCATGAAAAGCGAATTACGGAAGAAGAGAAAATTTCAAAAGATCATGAAAAGCGAATTACTGTATTAGAAAAAGATAATGAAACTAATAAGAGCGATATTTCAGATTTACAAACATATCTTGCTAATTTCAAGACTTATGTAAAAAATGAAATAGACAGATTAGACCAAAAAATAGATGATATAAACAAAGAAAATCATGAATATACAGATAAAATGTATGATCAAATCATGTTATACATTGACTATTATCATCATATTCATGAATTTCCACCAAACTTTGATGAACCGTATAAAGGCGATCCTATGGTTGCTAGATACATTCATCCAGTTGGAACTATATATGAATCTCATGATAGAGAATTTAATCCAAATAAATGGTTTCCTGGTACTTGGAAATTTGCTGGTACTGGAGCTAGTATGGATAAAGACGGCAAACGTGTCGTTGATTACTATACATGGATAAGAATAGAATAAGGAGGTGACATACATGTCAGAAGAATTAGAAAGGATTGATAATCCCGGAGAAGACCCTTCTACTGGTGAACCTCAAGATGATACGCCTTTATATTATAGAACTAAGGCTAAGACTGTTATAATGGATGACGGTACAAATGTAGAAGATGCTATCAACGGTAAAGCTGATAAAAATCATACACATACCGCAAGAGAAATTATAACTGATAAAGACCATCAGTTTGTTACTGAAGAAGAGAAAAATAACTGGTCTTTAGGTTCACGGTATAATAAAAATATACCTACTTATGTAGAGCATGGTGGTATACCTATTGGTACTACATTTAATAATAAAACTCTTCAAGAAATGTTTGATATGATATTATATCCATACGTCTCTCCAACTGTATCTGCTCAAGTTTTAACTCCTGGAAATGGAGGAACTTATGAGATGGGTACATTGGTATCTGTGACTAAGATAAGAGTTAATGCTACAATTAAATCAAATAATCTTACAAAGATTGATATTGTAGAAGGTTCTAATATTATTGCTACTAAAACAGATGGAGTTTCTAAAGGTGGAACTTTTGATTTTGTTTTGAATATAGCAGTTAGAACCAATAAATATTTTACTGCTAAAGTATATGATGACACAGGAGCAGTTGTATCAAAAAACACAGGTACATTTACCTTTGTTCATCCTATATATCATGGAAGTTTATCAACAGATACAATTCCAACACAAGAAGAAATTAAAGCTTTGACAAAACATATTGAAAGTAAAGGAACTAAGACCTATTCATTTACTGCAAATAACCAACGTTTTGTTTTTGCTTATCCAAAATCATACGGTACTTTAAGTGCTATTTACGACCAGAACAATTTCAATGTAACTAGCACATTTACAATATATACCGTACCAATTCAATGTCTAGATGGCTCTACTGTAGATTATTATGTTTACGTTAGTGATAAGTCTACAGTAACCAATTTTAATAATAAATTTCAATGGTAGGAGGCGAAAAAATGGCATTCGAAGATAAAAAAGGCATTGTTGTTGCATCACCTTTTAAGCTTCAAGCTGAAGCGTTATTAGATGTGCGGCAACAAGTAGAAACAATTGCCGAAAGAGATAGACTCGTTACTCTTAAAGCCGCTACCGCAGGTTTAAGAGTATTTGTAAAAGAAAACAGTACAAGTTATGTATATACTGGTTCTAAATGGGATCCTCTCACAACAGGAGCTCCTTATAAGCATCCTACTGGAGATGGTAACCATCATGTTCCTGCTACAGGAACAACCAATTCTGGTAAATTCTTAAAAGCAGGTGCTACTGCAGGATCAGAATCTTGGCAAAAAATTGCTGCTTCTGATATTACTGGATTACCTACTAAATTACCTAATCCTCAAGCTCTTAAGTTTACTGGAGCTGCTACAGCTACATATGATGGGTCTGGAGCTGTTACTGTAAATATTCCTACGACCTCAAAAACAAATTCACAGCTCACATTACAACTTAATGGTGGCGTTACTGAAGGTACCAATAAATTTACATTTGACGGTTCTGCTGCTAAAGAAGTTAATATAACACCAGCTTCAATTGGAGCTGCAGCTTCATCTCATACACATCCATCATCTCAAATTACTGGATTGCCTACATCATTAAAAAATCCATATTCCCTTAGTATTAAAACTAATGGTGCAACTGCAGCAACTTATGATGGATCTGCTGCTAAAGAAGTTAATATAACACCATCTTCAATTGGAGCTGCTACATCTGGTCATAGCCATAGTGTATTTAAAGGGGCATCTGCTTCAGCAGCTGGTGGTACTGGATTTGTTCCTGCACCTGCAATAGGAGAACAAAGTAAATTCTTAAGAGGGGATGGGACATGGCAAGTAGTTCCACTTTCATTATCAGCATTAGGAGTAACTGCTTCAGCAACTGAACTAAATTATATGAAAGGTGTTACAAGTGCAGTTCAAACACAATTAAATGGTAAAGCATCATCAAGCCATACTCATAATTATGCTGGCTCAGGATCAGCTGGAGGATCAGCCAATAGTGCAGTAAAATTAGCTACAGCTAGAACTATTAATGGAATTTCATTTGATGGTACTAAGAATATAGACATTCCAAATAATTACTCTAAGCAATTAACTTCAGAAGATCTTAATGAATTGCTTACACCTGGAAATTATTTTGGTGCTGGCGGTAATACTGTAAAAAATAAACCATCATCGGTAGACTACTTTGGTCTAGAAGTGTATAGAATAGCTAGTGGGCCTATTGCACAAAAATTACATGGAAATAATAATATCATATATTATCGAGTTCGTGATAATGCTTCATTTGGGGCTTGGCAGAAAGTATATAGTGCAGCTGCCAAACCTACAGCTGCAGAAATAGGAGCAGCGCCTTCTAGCCATACACATCCAGCAAGTCAAATTACTGGATTACCTACTAAATTACCTAATCCTCAAGCTCTTAAGTTTACTGGAGCTGCTACAGCTACATATGATGGGTCTGGAGCTGTTACTGTAAATATTCCAACAGCACAGGCAAGTCCATATGCACTTACCATGCAATTTAATGGCGGTACAACTGAAGATACTAATAAATTTACTTTTAACGGATCAGTAGCTAAGAATGTTAATATAACACCTGCGTTAATAGGAGCTGCAGCTGCTAGCCATACTCATGCAGCAAGTCAAATTACAGGACTTCCAACATCGCTTAAGAATCCATATGCTTTGACAGTTAAGACAAATGGAACATCAGCTGCAGTATATGACGGTTCTGTATCTAAAGAAGTTAATATTACGGCATCATCTGTAGGAGCTGCAGCTGCTAGTCATGGACATAGTACATTTAAAGGAGCAACTACTTCAGCTGCAGGAGGTACTGGTTTTGTTCCAACTCCAGGAGTTGGAGAAAATAACAAGTATCTTAGAGGAGATGGGACTTGGCAGCCTATATCATTAACATTATCAGCATTAGGAGTAACTGCTTCAGCAACTGAATTGAACTATATGAAAGGTGTTACAAGTGCAGTTCAAACACAATTAAACGGTAAAGCTGCGGCTAGTCACACTCATCCAGCAAGTCAAATTACAGGGATTCCTACTAAGCTGTCTAACCCATATGCTCTTAAGTTTACTGGAGCTGCTACAGCTACATATGATGGTTCGGGGGCAGTAACAGTAAATATTCCAACAGCACAGGTAAGTCCATATGCACTTACCATGCAATTTAATGGCGGTACAACTGAAGATACTAATAAATTTACTTTTAACGGAGGGTCTGCGAAGACAGTAAATATTACTCCTGCAGCTATAGGTGCTGCTGCAGCATCCCACTCTCACTCTGGATATGCTCCAACAAGCCATACTCATAACTATGCAGGGTCTGGATCAGCAGGAGGGTCTGCGAATAGTGCAATAAAATTAGCAACAGCTAGAACTATTAATGGAATTTCATTCGACGGAACTAAGAATATAGAAATCCCAAATAGTTACTCTAAGCAATTAACTTCAGAAGATTTGAACAGTTTGCTTACTCCAGGAAATTATTTTGCTGCTGGTGGTAATACTGTAAAAAATAAACCATCATCGGTAGAACACTTTGGTCTAGAAGTGTATAGAATAGCTGGTGGTAATATTGCACAAAAACTTCATGGAAGTGATAATATTATATATTATAGATTTCATAATGGCACATCTTTCAATAGTTGGAGTGAAATATATAGCTCAGTAAATAAACCAACTCCGTCAGAAATTGGTGCTGCTGCTGCTTCACACACCCACAATTATGCAGCTTCTAGCCATACACATCCAGCAAGTCAAATTACTGGATTACCTACATCGCTTAAGAATCCATATGCTTTGACAGTTAAGACAAATGGTACTACAGCAGCAACTTATGATGGTTCTGCTGCTAAAGAGGTTAACATTACTCCTGCAGCTATAGGTGCCGCGGCAAAATCTCACTCTCATTCTGGGTATGCTCCGACAAGCCATACCCACAATTATGCAGGTTCTTCTTCTGCAGGAGGTCCTGCTAATAGTGCTAAGAAAGTAGATTTCCCTGTCGGAACAGTATTATGGACTACAAGTTCAAGTGCGACATTCTTCTCATCTACATGCGGAGGAACTTGGGAAGTTCTTGGTAATATTGATACAATTATAAATTCGTCTACAACTCTTACATTATATATGCATAAAAAGAAAGCATTATAGTAAAAAAATACTCCCAGTAGGAAAATCCTACTGGGAGTTTTATTTCTTTTTTATCTTCCTAACATTCGAAATTATTTCGAATGTTAGGGAGGTATAATATGAGTAATATTGATAAAGTGATAATGAAGGATGTATCTTGGATACAACGAATATCTAGAGAAGTAAATGTAGATGATTCTCAAGCTATATCATCTATACAGAAAATAATAGATTCTGATATTTACGATGGCGTGTTTTCTTTACATTTCGTTGCAAGTAAAGGATCAAGTTATGAAGTTTTTGGATATAAAAAATATACAAATTATGTAGATTGTTTAGTTCTGCATTATTTCAGTTGGGGAGCTATGCATAGATTGATAAAAACTAAGACCGATGGCTGGATGTATAAAAAAATAATATCACAAGACAATAATCTTACCTAACATTCATGAATTTCATGAATGTTAGGGAGGTATATAAGAATGGCATATAGTGATATTTTAGATTTTAATACTGTAGGATCTAAATATGCTCCTTATAAATTTACTAGAAAAAATATGATAAGAAGAATTGGTTTTAAATCAAGTTCAGATTTAGAAGTATATGAAACAATTATTACGTATACTTTATCCAATTCTGATGCCACACAAACGTATCGTATAGGGTTTAAAAATATATTAGATGCAAATCCAGAAATAGCATCCAGGGCTGTTGACTATACTATAGACACAGAATCATCATGTATTTTATCGAGTTGGGCAAGTTATCCAATACAATGGTCAGATAATAATAATCAAATGGCAAGCATATTTTTGCGAAAAGATACTAAAGAAATAATGCTAACAACTACAGGCGATTGGAGTGCCTATGTAGCAAATATATATCTAAATGCATATATACCAGCGTAGATCTACGCTGGTATATCTTTTTGTCTAGAACACTTCTATAAAGACTAAAAGAAAGGAGGACACAAAATGCCAATACCTGGATTTTTAAAAGTTAAAGAAGAATCTGTGTATTATAGTGGAGAAGGAGAATTCTTACTATTTGTACCAGAAGTCTATTTCGATAGAAAAGTTGCAGTTATTGAAGGTAACTTTGTTGAATTGATTGGTATCTGTAATTATAGTATAAATAATAAATCTGATAAAATTGAAACAGGAAAGAAGATTAAAAACTTTTATTTTCCATCTAGATTTATAACTAAACCTGGAAGAATAGAAAAAGTAAAAAACTTTGCTATTACTGATAATTTTGTATCAGATTATAGTATCTTTCATTATGAAAATAATGGAGAAGACCAAATTATAGTATCTACCAAAGTTCCCCAGGATATAACTAATGTAGAGGATTTCTTTAGGTTATTTGTAGATACTGGTAATATACCAAAAACTATACCGTATACTGAATTATATAAATACTTTTTAGATTCAATTGCAATCAATGGTTCGTCATATAAATTACCAGCATCATTGTTTGGATTGCTAGTTTCAGAATTATGTAGAGATCCAAAAGATATCAATAAACCATTTAGATTAGGCAAATCTTTAGATAACGATTTATGTTCGTATAATCCTATATCCGTAAAGACTGTTCCTAAATTAGTAAGTCCATTCACATCGCTTACAAGTGAGAACTTTGATAAGGCTGTAGTAGGAGCTGTAATGAATAAAAACAACGATTCTACGCCTCTAGAAAGGGTTCTTACGGGCTAATTTTTATAGTCCATACATATTGCCTATTATAAACATATCAGTAATTACATTAGTATAAAATGTATAATAGAATATAAAGGAGGAAAAGATATGCAGTATCCAGGAACAATAAATAACTGGATTGATCAATCTGGTATCAAATCACAACCTACTGTTGAAAAGACACCGAACCCGTTACTGTTAACGGCGGCTGCATTCGATAGAGGACCTGAAAAAATTACTCGTGTAGTCGGACAAAACTTCTACAAGTTATTCGGCTATTTTATCGATTTTGAAAAATATGGACAGGCTGCAATCCAGGCTGCCAATATCATCAACAATGGTGGCGAATTAATGATCAAACGTGTAGTTGCTAAAGATGCAACTCTTGCAAATATCGTTATCGTCGCTAAGGTTTCTACTGACAGAGTTCAGAAAACTGACAAAGACGGTAAACCATTATATATCGATTCTGTTACTCATGAAGAGACAACAGATCCTGGCGAGAGCAATGAAAAAGTAATGATCAACATTGCTAAAACAAAATTCGAACTTGTTACTGTTACAGGAAAGAAAACTCAGGCTGAAATTGCCGAAGAGGCAAGAAAATCTTTTGTTGAAAATGAAGATGAGAATATCTTCACTTATCCACTTGCTGTTATCGTAGATAATGGTCGTGGTGTTTCTACAAAACGTTTTGGAATTGATCCTCAGTATGGTATCAGTAAAAATCAGAACTTCATGATCTATAGATTCAAATATCTCGGATCTGAAGATTTAGATGCTGAATCCGTTTACTTTGCATTAACTCCAGGTGTTATTTATCTGGAAAAATCTATGGATATAGGTATGGCATCAACAGAAATGCTTCAATGTAGAGCAGAAGCTTTGGAAGAATGCGTAGACGCATTCTATGCTAGAGTTTCCGAAATCTCAGGTATTTCTGTAGATGAATTATATAAAATCGATGTTCTGTTCGGAAAAGACAGCAAAGGAGCACCTGTACAGGGCTACGCTCTTGATGAAACAAGCCAGAACCTTGGTATCACAATGGGATTTGGCCTTGAATCTGGAACTAATGGTGCTTTCGGTGATAAGCCGATCGACACTGATGAATATGAACAAGAACTTGTTGAGTTCTACAATGGTACATTTGACAGTGATATCTTTAATCTGGATATGTATAAACCAGATGCATGTATCGATGCAAACTACCCATATGCAGTTAAGAAAGCTATTTACGACCTTGCTAAATTCCGTAAAGATTTCTATTTCTTCGGAGACCTTGGTCTGGATGTAAATACTTTCGAAAATGCTCAGATGAAAATGATTGATATGCCTAGAGATAAGTTTACAGGATGGTATGGACAATCTTATCAGATTCTCAACCCATTCACAAAACGTCGTATCAACGTAACAATTAGTTACGGTATCTCAAGATGTATTATTGATCATCTCAATACAAAGAGAAATACGCCTTACTGTGGTATTCTGTATGGCTGGACATTCCCAGAAGCAATCGAAGGTACAGTAAACTTCACTCCAAAGATCACTCCGGTTACAAACCAGAAAATTGCTTTGGATGATATTAGACTGAACTATGCTTCTGTTCTTAACAATGTCCTTACAATGGAAACAGAGTTTACAAGTCAGGCAGAGCTTACACAATTATCATTTGCTAATAACGTTATTGCTATTCAGGCTATCGTTAAAGACGTACGTGATAACTGTCCGAAGTTCAGATACAGCTTCATTTCTACAGATGATCTGCAATCTTACAAGAAAGCAGTAAATCGTATCATCAATAAATATACAGGATGGTTCGAGTCTCTCGAATTCGTATATGTACAGGATGATATTATGAAGGCTAATAAGATCTTCGAAGCATCCCTTAAAGTTAAACATAAAGACTTCGTTCAGAGCGAGATTCTTAATATCTACACTCTTGGAACAGAGCAGGCTACTGTGGCTAATAGTGATACTAGCTACAAACCAATGTATTAAAAGGGAGGTGAATAAGATATGAAAATGTATACAAAGAAAGCATTATCTGTTGCTGAATATGCGATGATGAGAGGTGTTACTGACTTCTCTAATGCAGCTCAGTTTAACTTATATGAATCTGGTTATTCACATCTGTGCGTAATCAGTAAACCGGCTTATCTTGAAGAGATCGCTAAAGTCGATGATGATGTAGCTAAGATGCTCGATGCATTCTGCTATATTCTTGAATTCGAATTCAAAGGTCTTAGCGGTATCGAAGATATTACAGTAGATCCACTGGAAGTTACTGATGGTATATCTACAATGAATGTAGTAGGTAAAGTAAACAAACAGTCTGCTACTGAAGTATCTATGTCATTTACAGAAAAATCTGGATCTCTTATTACTAACTTCTTGAGATATTATCTTGAAGGTATTAAGGATCCTCGTACTCAGGCTAAAACATACCATGGTCTTATTAAATATGGTAAGATGGCAGGTGGATTCGAGAATGAAGTATTTAACTTGCTGTACCTTGTTACAGACAATACTATGCTTCAGCTTGAGAAATCTTATCTGTTATGTAACGCTTGGCCTACAAAGGTACCTACATCTATCTATGAGACAGAAAAAGGTTCTATCGAAAAGAAAGATGTTGAACTTACATGGCAGTGCTTCGTAATTGATGGTCCAGAAGTTGATATGAGAGCTCTTCAGGTTCTTGCATTTATCAACGAGTCCAATGCAGTTAAGAATGCTGTTGCTACTACAGCTGGAGTTAACTCTACAGGTGTTGATCTTGGTAACATTGGTCAGATTGACAAAGCTAAAGTTGTTCATCTTGAATACGACGGCGGTCAACCTGTTGGTGGAGACCAGGCTAGTATTGAAGGATTTAGCTATACAGCAGCAAATAGCAAATCTGATCTTGCTAATTACGTTGAAAAAGTTGGAGATGAAAATATCTAACAACAATAAAAATCCCAGTACCTTAATTGGTACTGGGATTCTTTTTATTGATTATCTTCTACAGGTTTGTTTTTATTAAATTCAAATTCAGCTTTAGCTTTAATCATATCTATCTCATTCTGTTTGATATATGATCCTAACTTATAATGAACGTATTCTTTCTTGAAGAATGCTTTCTTAGATTCATTATCTTCATCATTAGTATCTGGATATTCTATTGTCGCTAATGTATCAGCCTGTTGAGATATAAGGTCAATGATCTGATTAAGATTATTGATATTCAGCATAAGTGGCGCTGGTAATACACATTTTATCGTAATAGCATTATTATTCTTTTCATACTCAGTATTGTATATATCTGTCATAATATTTCCAATATGAGTTTCAAATTTAGATTGCCTTTTAAATACAAATCTCAAGAATTTACTATTACTCATAGTAAGCTGAGTGGCAAAGTCTAAAGATAATCTAGCTGTTACTAATTCTATTGGAATACCTGTAGCGTTAATAGCAGTCTCTTCTAACTTGTCCATAAACTCAGTCTGAGGATCTATCTCTTGACCCTGCATGACTTCCATTTGAATCGGAGGGTCTCCACTAGGACCTACTGGAATTATATAGTCATTAAATTTACCAGTGATCCCAAGAATACTATTCATATTCTCTATTTGCATAATATTCATATTTTGTTTCTTAATCTGGTTAATTACATTCAATAATGTTTGAGCAATATTCTGTTCAACATTTTGTTTTACATAATATACTCTTTTATCCTGCCCTCTAGTAAGCATTCCTATAGTGTTTGCAATGTATAAGCAACACCACATTTTAGCAGGAATTAATCCAGGAACGATATCAGAAATACCTCTATGGGTATCTGGATCTTCTTTAAACATGATATGTTCTACATCATTAGGAGCAAGATAAGTAACTCTAACTCTATCTATACCGCCACCGTTAAACATATCGTTATATTTGAGAACAGAGTAAATCTCTTTCTTCAAATAAGGATTGTTATTGATAAACTTATCATCTAAGTTTGCAACAATCGCAGATGATAAATACCTAAGCAAGTCATCAGTAGCTTTCTGCTGATTCTGTTCATCTGCTAATTTAACACCTGCACTATATCCTACTGAACTTACTGATTTTCTTTGGAATAAGTTATCTTGATATATAGACACTCCATCTTTATCCATAAACTCAAGATAATAATATCCCAGGCAAATATCGTCCATATAAAGCATGATAATATTTTCATGCTTAAGTTCTTTTAATAATAAACCTGGAACTTTTAATTGATCTGGTTCTACCCTACCATCTCCAATAATTCCTTCTTGAGAAGTGGTATCTTTTTTCATATTCTTAGGAACATCAAAAATCTCATTATCGATTACTCTATCTGTAGAAGAAGCTTCTGACATAAAAGATACCTGCTCCATCATATTTGTCATTTCTTCTATATGAGATTTATCTTCTATAGCACTGATCAATAAAGAGTCTTTTACTATCTCAAGTTTAATATTTTGAATACCATTTTCTTTTATTATCGGAGCAGCATTTTGATAGGATTCGAAAAGTTCTCTATTATTGTTCATAGAGACAGGAAATCCTCCTTCATGAATTAAAGAAGATTCTCTAACACCAATACCAGATAATGCTGGCATCACCCCAGTAAATCTAGTATTCTTTCGTCTATTTAATAATACAGATAATGCTTTCTTATATGGGACTTTATATACAAACTGTTCTCCATATTTAGAAGTATTATCGTACCACCTTTCTACTCTATCATATAATTGATAAGTCTTTTTAATACTCTCAATTTCCTCTATAAATGCAGAATTATCTTCTGATCCTATATTGGGACTTTGGAATGTAAGGTATTCTTTATCAAAATTATCTGCAGTAAGTACAGAATCTTTAATAGCGTCTAATGCCTCTACCATTTTAGGCATATATTTACAAACTACATCTATTTCTCTGTCTAATTCAACTACCCATTTATTATCGAGATAAGAATTAAGTAACTGGTCAGTTACTGCACTATCTTCGAAATAACTTAAAATACCTTCAGTGTATTTCTTATCACTCAAATTAGTTTTGAGATTAGCTACTGAATACAACTGAGATATATTAGAAACATCTTTGGTATTATTTCTCGATAAGATTTTACTTATATTATCTTCAATATCAGTACCAATTCTATCAAGTTCATCTCTACTCGTAATGTCAGTGCTATAAGTATCTCTATATACACCAGCCATTTGCTTTCGTAGAGACCATAACTTTGACATTATATTCTTTGATATCTGATTTTTATTCTCATCTTTCTTAGCCAAAGTAATAACCTCCTTTGCTTAATACGAATTATTCTTATGTTTTGGGTATAAATAAGACAAAAAATAAAGATGAGCATGGTTAAATGCTCATCTTTCTATATCTGATGTATTCTTTTACGATATATTTTTTCTTATCTATAATAAATTCATATAAATAAGATTCAGTATCGATATCATAGATATTCAATGATACTTTATCAGATGCATTAATACAATGCACTTTATTGAAACTTGTAATCAAGTAAGTGTTATCAATAGTATAAGTTTTCAGTCCATCTGATACTTTAAGTTTACTTACGTTTCTGATAAAATTTTCATCTTTCTCAAAATTACTTCCTGAATAAATAGGAACTCTTCCATATAAGTAATTATTTACTTTACCAAATAATTCAAATATTTTTCTTGTATAAGTGTCTTCTTCCCATATATTTATATATAGATTATCATCTAAGCGAGAATATTCAGTAAAGAATATCTCTGGATGATCTTGAGCATACTTATCTTTAGCCATTTTATTTAACCAACCATTTATTGTAGTTGTAAATGGTCTTGGTATAATCGAATTGGTTTCTATTATACTTAAAGTACAAAATTCTAAATCAGTACCGAGCATATAATTATTACCTACATGCACTATAGGTCTCTTCATGCTCTTTGCTATCTTCATCGTAGCATCAATATCATACATTAACCCATCCTCCCTAAAATATATCCAACAATACCACCTAATATCAGATTTATGTATATTGGTACTATACCGCTGAATATAAGCAAATATAATATAAATACGGCAAGTATTATTATCTTCGTTAATATCGGTTTATTTTTCATATCCTATCTCCTTATCAATAGTGCAGATCGTCTTGTTGACATTCGTTGCAATAAGAACATAATCCACTTACACCATCAGAACATGTTTCTGTTCCTTCTTCTCCATAGAATTTACCATAACAAGACATATGCTCTCTGCCTTCTTTTGCATTTTCTTCATCGTACATTATTCAGTCCTCCTAATTAAAAGTATGAGACTAATCATATGATTAGTCTCATCATATTTATAATATACTATCAAGTACACTTTTCACCATTTCATCTTTATCTCCGTTATGTCGTACAAATGGACGTACCATTTCGTCTTCTTCCAATACTATAAACGGTCTTGTCATTTCTCCGTCTTTAATATTAGGCATAAAGATAAATGGTTTGATATTTCCAGATTCAGTAAATACATTAACAGGTCTAAACGGATTATGAACTTCAAAGTATTCATCAATATCTTTGAGCATTTCATTCACGTCAGCTAATCCTAACCATCTCTTACCAAATTCAAGATTATTTCCAGTTACAAGATCTTCAATAAATTGTCCTCCTCTATCATAATCTTCATCATGATACGGATTCTCTAAATTATGAACAGGTTCATCTATAAGAATCTTTCCGATAATAGTATCAGGTGCTAAGTTATTTTCTCTATCAACACTCGGATATAGAGCTTTAAAGTCAAAGTCATCACTATTATCTACAATATTATATGTCTGATCTCCATCTTTTAATTTAGCGTAATCGCTATTATGAGTTGGATCTCCTACTAATGCGCCTGCATAGTGAGATGATTCTCCGCTATTACAGTTATTTCCTAAAATATATCCTTTACTATAAAAGAACTTTCTAGTTCTATTAGTAAGATATACTGTTTGTCTGTGACCTTTACAGTATCGTGTATCATTATCTACACTAACCGCATAGATATAATCTACATCTTCAACAGTTACTTCGATACATTTCTGAGCAATTGTATCCATGATATTATAAAAAACAAATGTCTTGTAGTCTTTATAAGGCAACTCTGTAAGATTTGTGGTAATATGACTATAGTCTAACTTTCTTACTGCTCCTTTAGTGATAATATCCGCAGCCGTATCAAGCTTGAAGTTTGGGAATGCTGCTTGACCTTTTCGTCTAGAAGCAAACTGAACTAACTGATCAAGATATACTGTATCTGCAGCGATATCATAATAATCTCCTCTTAATTCATATTCATTCCTATGCTGTTCATCTATATAATAGGTAGCATACTTTTCAACATAATCCATTGCAGATAATACCATTGCCGGATCTATACCTAAAGTATAACATCTTTCTATTATATAAGGAATATCGAATGCCATATTCCATGCTAACATGAAATCTGGAGAATTTGAATTTATAACTTGGAATAATGTATATAATAATTTAACTTCATCATCAAAAAACATGAACTGAAAGTTTAAATTATCAACTCCAAATTTCTTTGCTTTCTCTGGACCTCCAACATTATCAATTATGAACTGTTGAAGTTCTTGAAATAACTGTTGGGCAGATTGTTGATTACTAAAATTTGATGTTTCAAATTCTTCTATCAAAGGATTATCTCCTTCGATATCTCTTAATAAGAACACATTAACTGTATTAGTTTTATCATCTATATATGATACTGCATTGACAGGGCATTCTCCCATTTGAGGGAAATCTCCTCTCATTCTTTTAGTATCAACCTCGATATCGAAATATCCTTTAGTTACTGGATGAACTTCATTTACATAATCTTGAGCAAATCTAGCTCTATAATGATCTTCAATATTTACATCACTACTAAAAATACTAGGTATCGTATTTAAAGCTCTATTAGCTCTTCTATTTCCAGTTTTAATATTCTCATAGAAGAAATCTAAATTTCCAGTTACTTCTGCTATTGTTTTCTGTAATTCAGAAAACTTACATTCCATAGGATGAACTTTATCTTTACTAATATAAAACATATTATGTTCTATATTCACATCATCGTTAGCTTGATAAAATCTATAATTCGGTTCATAGATAATCTCATGATGTTTTGTTCCTGTTATATTATCTTTATACACAACTGTAATAAAATCTTTATTATATTTACCTGTATCTTCATCTCTTCTTGGATAATGATACGAAGTATTTAAAATTGTTAAATCAGATCCATTCGGATGTCTTGTTAAAAGCGCCATAATAACCTCTCCTATCTTGCCCAGTTCTGGTGCAATTATGTATTATTTATATGTAATTCTGCTTGTAAAATTACAATTATATGGTTTACACATCAAATTAATGATTTATAAGAATTGGAGGTATTAGTAATGAAACCATTTACTAGAGAAATAGAAACAAAAATAGAACAACCTACTGATGGTTCTATTATTATAGATTTTACTAAATCTATAGATGTCCCTATTATGGCATCAGATGTAGAAGAAACTACTTCTACTGGAAAGAAAAAAAGAGGAAGACCTAGAAAGAATGATGCTGGATCAGGGATATCATTGTTTTCTAGTCCTTCTCATATGACGCAAGTTGCAGAAAATTTTGACGTGGGTGATGATAAAAGTAAACGTGAATTATCTTTTATGGAAACAAACGAGCCATATGAAAAGAAATATCAGGAAACTAACAATATCCTTAGATCTGCAATTGTTCAGCTTGATTCTACAATGACAGAACTTCAGGGGGATATTGAAGATATTCGTCATTCAAAAACAATGAGAAATAAATACCAATATTTATCTTTATTACAAGGTAGTATGGGTACTATGATTGCAAATAAAATATCTGCAGCGAGAGAATTAAATAATACCATTTCTAAATGTAATGATTTCGAGATGAAACGATACAAAGAAATCAAAGCAGCGAATGCAGCTAACGATGGCGATGATGATCAAAGAGTTATGGAAATGTATAAAGCATTTGTAAATACTCCTGTTTCAACAAACCCATTCCCTAATGTAAGTCAGATGGCGATAGCAGGCTCTCCTGTACAGACAATGGCAATAGGGTCTCAGGAAGAAAACTTTGCTAATTATTTAAATAATTTAACACCTCAACAGAATATGATGCATCTTGAAGAAAATCCTAATATACAGCAGGTTGTTGTATATAACCAGGAAAATGGTGCAAGATATTTTGATGTAATTGATATGTCTACAGGGCAGTCTGTTCCTAATGCAGAGAAACATGATGCTATGTTCTTAGAAGATATTACAATAGATTTGAAGAATAAAGTGGCAAGAAATATCAATATTGGAGAAACCTATCCACTGGTACTGATAGGACAACCTCTGATGAATGAATATTAATCCAACATAATGGTAAATATACTACGGTACAATTGGCTGAAAAGTGCACCTCCTTGAAAATTTCAATGTGTGAATTCGGGGCTTTCTTCATTATATTCGTCTTGCCATGATGGATATGAAAAAATGATTTTCATTGTAAAAACAACAACAGTAGGTCATTAATTGTACTAAGAGCATTTAGATAAATGCTATTTCGAAAAAAAAATAAACTGGAGTAAGGCTATAGCCTTACTCCTAGTTTTTGTTGTTATAATTGAAATATAACATTTCCTCTTAAAGTTTCATTAGATACTGGTGTTAAACTTATTATATCTACATTAGTCATATCAGATTCAGATGAATGTGATATAATGAAAGTTTGAGATATATCAAGCGTTCTACATATAGCATCAAGTATGACAGGAAACATTGCTCTGTTTGCTTGGTCTAGTCCGCCATCAACTTCATCTAACCTTACAATATTATATATCTGACTAGAATGAAATGCCAAAGCAAAGCTCATTATAACAGCTATCATAGATTTTTCTGAGGTAGAACAGTTACTCACATCATCTACAGATAAATTATTCACTTTACATCTTACAGGTATCTTAAATCCATTTTCATCTATAATATAAGGAAGTAATTCTAATTCTCCATTAAACAGCATTCCTAATAACTGATTAGTTAAGTTAAGAATTTTATCCATATACAATTTAATGAATATAGTTTGAATACCTCCCTTTGTTGGAGATGAATATTTCTTAAGTAATTCTATAGTAGAATACTTCTTTGTATATATTTCTAACTCCGATTTATATTCTGCTAATTTATTCAGAGAATAATTAATCTCATCTTTCATATTCTTCAATGGTTCTAATTCTCTAATTATAGAATTTAGCATAGAGTTAGATTTATTTATAGTATCTATCTCTCTTGATATTTTTTCAATATTATCAGATATTACTCTAAGTTTAGATTCCAACTCCATCTTCTTATTAGTAGCATTATTGATATTAGTATAAATATCAATAGCTCTATTTGTTGCAGATATTTCAGTTTCTATAGAAGCTAAAGCTTTCTGTTTTTCTAACTTTTCAGATTGTTTATTTTCTATAGTAGATACGATATTGTTAAGCTTAGCTGTAGTCTCTTCTATCTCTTTCTGCAATTCCAAAATAATATCTTCTTGAGATTTGGCTACTTTATAATCTGCTTCAAAATCTAACAATACTTTTTTATCGTTAATATATAATTCAAATATATTAGCACTATCAATATACTGAGTCATATTATATATCTCATTAAATTGATCACCTATTTTTATCTTATTTATAAAAATAGATTTATCAAGGAATTGATTTGCTATTGGGAATTTTTGAATTATATTTTTATTTGTATCTATAGATCTTAATATAATCTTTATATCATTATACACTTTCATTATCTCGTTAGATTTATCCATTTTATTTCGTACCTGTAATTCTGCAGAAACAAGATTATCTAAGGTAGCGTATAATTCTTTTAGATTTTTTTCTGGTTCTTTAGATTGAGCGATTAGTGCATCTTTAATAAAACTACACTCATTTATATTACACGATGATGGTCTATTGTTTAGAATATCTAATCTATCTTTCAATCCTAAATAATATTGAATAGATTCTTTAGTTGTTTTAAGCCTGTTTACTATATCAAGATGCTCATCTACTATCCTATTTAACTCTACAGCTGCATCTCCCCCATTTAATATAATATCACATGCCATTGAAATGGAACTATCATCTGCATATGATTTCACAGTTAATACAGAAGATCGTATCTGCTCAAATATAGATATTGCGGTGATATATTCATCTTTAGTAATAGTACCTGGTTCTATTCCACATTTCTTAAATATACTCTCATATTCAAATATACGTTTCCTATACTCTGTGATATATTTCTTTAACTGGTCTATATTGCTATTAGCAGTCATTGAATTGTACTTTTGAGTCTTTATAAATATAATTTTAGACTCTTCTTCTCTTAAAAGAATAGTATCTTGAATAGATTCATCTATAGATAATATATCAGTCTCCAATCTCATTTTCTGACCAGATAACTCCATATACAACTTATTGGCATCTTCTAATGATTTTATCTTGCAACCATTTAAAGAATGATTATAAAATTCCAATGTATCTTTTACTTGAGAATATTCTGCAAATAATTTTTTATAAGACTCCTGATTCTTTCCTTCAGGGTCTAATATCTTTATTGTAGTTTCTGCAGATGATATCTGAGAAGTTAAAGTCGTCTTTTGGTTTTCTAACGATACATATCTAGCGTCAGCAGCACTCTTATCCATTAAAAGTTTCTGCTCATCTCCAATACTATCTATCTTAGCAGTAATACTATTAATGATAGATTTAAATGAACTAGATCTTTTAACCAAGGTCTTATATATATCATTATACTCAGCAACTGAGTCTAATAAGAATCCTACATATTTCTTTCTCTCTGCAGGAGTTTTTTCTACAATACCTCTATTTTCTACAGAAATATGAGATAATGCCATAAAGTTAGGATCCAAGTTAAACTTGTTAAAAAGTATATCTTTAAATGATCCAACTGTACCATTAGCATTTAACTCTACTGCTCCTGATAGTTCCATCTGGGTAAAGAATGCTTTGGTTGTAGCTCTCGATCCATTACCATAAACTGGATACTGTATAAGTATTCTATATACAGTCCCATCTTGTTCATACGTTAATTCTTTTTCTCCAAGTTCTTTATCTATATACACTTGAGGACTATCTGGTAAAGGATGTAATACACTCATCAATGTAGATTTACCACTACCATTTGCTCCAATAATGTATATGATGTTATGCTGACATTTTGTAAAATCTATAAAAATGTCTTTGATTCCAGATTTATTATATATTCCTTGCAATCCTTTGAATCTAGCTGATAATAATTTCATAATCTAAAACCTCCAAATTTATTAATTTTAGGTTCTGGAATAAATAAAAATAAATCAGAGACTGTAATTAAACAGTCTCTGATGTTTTTAAACTTTGAATATATCCATTCATAAAGTATGAATAGTTTATATCTATCATAGGGTATGGATGATTATGTAACCACATTGGGAAGAATTCTGATTTACAACTTCTACACTTAAGATATTTAATTCCTAAACCGGTTAGCTCTCTATTTCTATCTATAGACAAACTTAACTGAACAGGTTTATCATTAACTGTATAAGCTTCTACCGATCTATTCTCTCCGCATAATGGACATGTATCTGCCCTATCATAACTAAACGGTCGTATCGTCATCACCCTCTTCGATATCTGTAGTATCATCTTCATCAGTATCCTGATAGAATAATCCTGGATATGCCTTTTCATCAGCAGCTAATAATAAACTGTTGTCAAGAAGATCATATAGAGAAGTTCCTTTCAACAGATCTCTAATAGACTGTATAGTCTGAATGCTGATTTTATCTGGAGTATTATGAATAGCAGCTAACATTGCTGTCATCTCAACATCTCCTATTTTACCATCTCCATATATTCTATCAAGAAGTTTTACTATCATGATGGGAGAAGCATAATACATAAGTTTAGCAAATCTTCCCATGTATCTTACTTCGCTCATATTATCATCTAATCCTCTAAGATGATAATTCATTACTCCAGAAATAGCACTACGCAATGAAGATGCAATTGAATAGATAGCTGTTCTAGAATAACCATCTTTGTCTTCTTCCGACATCAGTGCGTCTATATTGATCAGTATTAACTTACTCAATCTTCCATCAAGTGTAAGATATTCAATATATTTGATATTCGGATTATGATCTGGCGAAGATGCCAAAACCAATACGATATCAGGACCTTCTGACATCTTGATAGTTTTAACTCTAACTATAGTTAGAGGATCGAAGTCATACAGTAAAGATAGCAGGTGAGGAACTCTACCTTTATCTTTCTTCATATATTCAATTTCTTCTTCTGGTCCTCTTTTTAAAATCTCTACGAATCCATTATAAATTTCATTAAACATTGTAACTTTCCTCCATTAATGTATATAATAATATTCTTCCTTTTTCATGTTTCTCTTTTATAGCAGTACTAGCTATCTTTCTCATTATATTTAATATATCATCAATAGTCATTGCTGCTTCTTCTTTATCTAGATCTACAAAGTCTCCAGTATCACCTGTAGTATCTTTAGTAAAAATCGAGTAATACTCATTTCCATATGATGTAGTGTACTGAATTTTCATTGTATACTCAGATGCAATTTCTTCTGGAGTTCCTACATTAATTAGATAATCTAATTTTATCATAATACAATCATTATATCTATCCATGTATTTGAAGATATAGTTTATGATTTCATCATTGGTACGATTAGTGGCATCTCCTTTTTTAAATGAAAGTGTAGGATCTTCATCTAAACTGTATTCAACTGCAATTTCATCGATATTGTTATCTATCGATATATCAGATATCATATGGGATAGATTAAGAATACTTCCATTTCTAGTATATTCATTTATAACTGTACTAAATACTGGTACTGGTATATTATTCATCTTTACATAATAAGCATGGATAATATAGTCACTGCTTCCATAACTGTTTAACATTTTGATAATAATAGATTGATCTTTAGATAGGACTATTTTGATATAGCTCCGACCGGAATCTATTTGAGTTGTATCAAGTGTCTGTAGTAGTTCTAATAGAGTTCTTTCTATTATTGTCACTGCCTGTTCTTTGCTACGAAGCTGTAAGGTTAATTTTTTCATAATTATTTTCTCCTCATACCCAGTAAGATTAGAATCTTACTGGGTATGCTTTTTGTATTTTTATTGATAAAAAGGATTAAAATCCTCAACTATAACTGGTAAAGGTGGTAATACTGGAGCTATATGATAGCATGGACCTTTCTTTTCACAGTTATATTCTGCATGACATTTCACACATCTTAATCTCTGTTCTACAAAAGATTGCCCTCCGATAGGTAGTCCTTTTGAGTCTATTGCTGCCACATATGTTTCTTCTTCAACTAATTCAAGTTTCCCCCTACATACTGGACATTGGTTTGCTTTTAAAAACTGTATAGGTTTTATTTTTTTCATCTCTATCTCACCTTCCATTCACTTTTATTCATCATGTATGTCATATCTTCAAGATAGCCTTCTGCTACTATTTTAGAATCTGCATATTTAGAATTAGACGGTGTAGATGAGATTTCTGTAAAATCTTGCCATCTTCCTCTTGATCTAACTTTCCCTGGAATGTATGTTTTTCCTAGTGAAAGTTCTGCTTCCGATCTTAATTTATATTGCGATTGTGAAAATAAAAAGTATCTATATCTTTTCTTGCCACTTGTAGTTCCAAGCATTTAATTACACCTCTTTCTTTAAAACTTTTCGATTATTGAGATGTCTTTTCATTTTAAAGAAAAATCACTTTTCATATACAAATGGTTTTGTAGATATATTACCAATCTTTGTATAATAAATTTCGCAATCGCAAGATAATAACTGACCTCCACATATCGGACATGTTTCTGAATCACAATAAATATGATGATAACCTCCATATGGAGCTCCGCAGTCATAACAAGTTTCACCTGGGGATATATTGTGGAGATCTTTTGGATCTCCACATTTTATTCTTTTTCTAATTTCTTTACCATCAGTTACAAAGTTATAATCACATGAAACATGATCTAACATTTCTTTTCCACATGCATTACATTTAGCCATAGTTACACCTCGCTAAATTTTACTGGAGAAATATCAAGCATTCTTTCATCTACTTGGATAATGAAAGGTACAATTCTTTTCTCTACAATATCAATAGTTTCATCAACAGTCCCTTCTGCTGTATCGTCAGGAATAATCCCAATCTCTTTCTGGAATGTAAATACTTCTTTTAACCCTTTCATCTTACGATATTCAAGAAGCATATTTCTTACATCTTCTCTCCAGTTATTAGGTTCACTAAAATCAGAGAAATAATTATCGAATATTGGAGCCATAGGGCATAACATTCCAGACATACCTGGATCATTAGGCGATGATGAATCCAAATCGATTCTTCCAAGATGAGATGGATGTACCTGCTTATAACCTTGCGGGATAGCCGAATCTTTTGAATCCCCTAATCCAGATACTCCTTTAAATGTCCATTTAATAGCACTGAAAGCATCCATGTCATTTACATTATTCTTGCTTGCCATGATTCTATCTCTAGAAATAGCTTTAAGAAGATAATCTGGAAAAGTAAAGATTCTCTTCTCAATTTGAGATACCTGAATCTTATCACCTTCCTCAGAGAATGAAAACATTCCGTTTGATAATTTCAATGCATAGAGAGCTGCAATATATTCTGCAAGTCTTACTCTCTTAGTACCAACATCAAGATTATTTTTCTTTCTCAATTCAGAAAATTCTCTGATAATCCAGATCAATACATGATAAATATCTTTCTTATATTGATCTGGAAGTCTCAATGCTTCTCTTGTAGGAATATCATAGATAGACTCTAATGACTCTAATACAGACATTCCTTTTTCTGGAGTCTTATTACTATAAGACTCACCTAATGATCTTAACCAAAACTCTGTTGTCCAAACCATTTCTGCAGTGAACTCTTTGTTTGTGATACCAAGATATACAGTATACATTAAACTCTGAGCTACTACGTCATTATCAAATAAGAATTTTGGTATAGAAATATACACATTGTGCTGTTTAAGAGTATACCAATTATCATTCTTAGGATCTTCGTTATGGATATATAATTCTGGAACACCAAGAGCATTCATAGAACCAAGCAATCCATATCTTGCAAGAATATATTTCATTACTGGTACACTTTTGTTAAATATAGCAGATTGATAAAAGTTTCCTTTAACTGCAACTGGAGTATTGATAAATTTAAAGTCTGCGTTATATTTATAAATACGTGTTGCCATGAATAATGATTTGAAAGTCACATTCTGGCACTTAGCGTTACTATTTGCGTTGTTGTAGGTAGAACCATCAACAATCTGATATTTAGGGCAATAGTAATTCCCAAATATCTTGAAATAATATTTATCCACAAATCGTGGAACCATGATTAATACACGAAGAGTTTTCTCTCCTAAAGATTCTTTTTTTGGGTATTTTACTTTGATAAAATAGTCAACTACCAAAAGTCTTATATCAGAATCTTTCAATGCAATATAATCATATCTATTGAAATCTTTATCTTTTGAATCTGATTTTACTTTCTCCTGTTCTCTAAGCATCTTCATCATAGTAGGATAATCATCTACTACAAAGAAGTTCTGCACTTTAAGAGTAAAGTATTTACTTCTTTCACAAGATAAAATAACTTTCTTTAGTTCATTGATGATTTCATCATCTGATCTGTCAAACAATTTATCGTTGAATGGAGTTCTGTTTTTATCGTTAAACTCTCTGATAAATTGAAATTGTCCTATGTTGTTGCTCATATTTAAACCTCTCCCTTATTCATCGAAATTCTGCTTTGATGTCAATTCTACTGTAATGATATTCCCCATAGGATTAGGAACAGTATCGCCTGAATCTGTTGTCTGATCTTCTAATGTCAACGATGCTTTAATATCTAAAGCATTTGCAATTCTAACGATCATCGGTAATGATATATTAGGCTTATTGAAAATCCTTTTATCATTATTATAGTTTGAACCGAATCTAGGTTCATATTTATCCAGATCAATATGCTTCGCAATTACAGCTTGCTTAAGGGCTTTCATTGCTGGGCTATCATCTGGATCTTCTGGTGGAACATAGATATTATCTGGAGATGTAAGGATATCTTTCTCCAGTTCTCTTACCATATTCTGCTTTTCAGCAAACTCTTTATAATTAGCAGCATCTCTATAATCGATCATATTAGATCTGTTATACTGAGCTGCATTGTTCTCATCTGGTCTTCTTACATAATTAAACGGGGCATTTCTTCTAATTACAATACCAGCATCCATACTTGTTGAGGGGATGACTGGATATATCATATCCTGTCCAATATCTACTGCCGTATACCCATTAAGATAAGCATCCTGATGTTTAACATAGTGCTCAATATCCGCAACTTCATATAGTCTTCCATTTATAAGTATCTCACGTTTGTCAACCATTTTGTGTAACCTCCTAAAAAATTAAAGCAGAAGAGGATTTACCCCTTCTGCTTTTTACTATTGTTGATTATTTTTCGCTACCTGCGTCATCTTTAATCAACGTTTTCATTTCTCCCTTTGGAAGAAGTGAGAATTCTTTCTTACCTTCAACAACTTCAACTGATGCTTCAAAGAATCCATCAAGTTCAATTGTCCAAGAGCCGCCTTCTTCAACAGCTTGCTGATCAAGAGCGTCATAAAGAACGTTAAACATGTATACTGTAAGCTGACTTACAAATGACAGAGATGTCATTGAAATCTTATACAGATCATATGCTCTGTTGCTGATAATCTTCTGAATCTGTTCCTGATCGATTGTATAAATTACAGTATCTTCTGCAATGTCATCACAATCCCAGCTCCAGAAGTATGTCCAGTTACCTGCAGATGCTTCGCTTGCATCTTCAGATGGAATGTACTGTACACATGCATAAACTACTTTGTTTCCTTTGAGATCCTGAATAAGGATCGCTACCGGATTTGTTTTGTTTTTCAGAATATTCAGTGCATCAGTGATTCCTGCGAATGCTGATTTAAACCAGAATAATGTATCGTCTGGAGTTAACTCCCATCCGATTGATGCACATAATGTGCTGTAGTTCTGTGGTACTGTGCTCTGTTCTAATTTTGTTACGTTTGCCATGATCATGGTCCTCCTTGAAATAAAATATTTTATTTTGTAATATACCATAGTGTATATCAAGTATATAATATACTATTATGATATGGTTTACACTTTTTTAAATTTCTACATCGTCCATCTCTGGTATATATAAACCAGGATGTTCTAGAAATTCTTTTACATCTACTACTTTAACTCCATACTTTAAAGCTTTAGTTACTTTAGTAGAAGTATGACCCTTGAACGGTACTAATAGTATTGTTGTCTTCTTTGTAATTCCTGCATCTCCATCACAATCAATGAATGGAAATTTGTTAAGAACTTCAGCTAACTGTTTATCTCTGAATCCTGTGAATCTAATCTGGTATTTTTCTTCAGAATTACCTATAGGAGTTTCTCTATATAATCTATTAGATATTATATAATCTATATCTTTTATAAAGAAGTCGAACTCTTCACATATAGTTTTTGCAGTGATAGGCCCTACTCCTTTTATATTTGATATAAAATCTTCTAAAGAGTTATATACAACTCCAGAAGTAGACATAATCGTAAACATATCAGGATTAGCATTTTCCTGAATATATGACATATATAATCTCTCTAGACTAATATTACTGAATATCAACTTCCATTTCTTAGAAGCAATATTAGTAAACCCAAGAGCTCCAATTACCATATAATCAGGTAACGGATTTGTTCTTAATTTATGAAGCTCTTCGTAGAACTTAACTTTATTTGTAGGTCCAAGTACCGCTAAATCATCTGTAGAACAATTCATGAAATCTTTCAAAGTATATAACCCTAATGTTTCTATTACTGCTTGAGAGAAATTCTTAACTCCTAACTTACTAAGCATATTAGTAAGTCTCTGATTTTGTCTCTCTTCACAATTCATATTGGGACAATACATTGTTTTACCCCTAGCTGATTCTACAAGTTCTGTTCCGCAACAAGGACAATGAGTTGGAAACATTTCTTCTGGATTTGGTTCTCGTAAATGATTTTGAGTATTTGCATCTATATCAAGTTTATTGACATACGGCATCACATCATTTACATAAGTCACTTCAATCTTATCACCAATGAATAGATTTAGATCTCTAAATCTTTCATATGATGATCCTGTAGACTTAGTATGAATAGAACCAAGAAATTCTATTGGAGTGTAATGAATCATTGGAGTTATTGCTCCGTTCTGTCCTACAGTATAAGTGAATCCGGTAAAGGTAGTTATTCTTTTTAATGGATTAAACTTAACTGCCATGGCATATTGGTTGATAGAGTTCTTTCTTCCTAAAGTATTTACAAGATATGGATCTGTAAATTCAAGCACCACGCCATCATACATGAATCTAGACCATGCTCTAAAATACTCTGCCTCTTCCACGTACTTTTTAATTCTGAATAATAAATTGGTATAGGTATCCTCAATAACAACCCATCTCAAATACTCTCTGTTTGCATAATATTTATTTAGAAATTGTATTTCTGTAACCCTATCAGGTTTAACAACATCTGGGCCAAAATCACATTGTAATGGAACTAGAGTTATAAAATCTCTTAAAGCTCTAGCATCAGATGATCCTAATAATCCAATGATAGCTGTTCTTCCATTGATATAATTCGTACCATATAACTCATTAAGTTTCTTTAAATCATCATATAGTACAATAGCTTCAAATTTCATACCGATAGGTTCAGATAATTCTCTAGCATTAGGGAACTTATAACCTTCGAAGATAGGCGTTAAATCACTAGCTTCGTTTAAATCAGTATCTCCTCTTGTTCTTGCAGATATAATCTCTGTATTTACATCTGCCTCTATAGATACTCCATCATACTTAAGAGTACCAATCATTTGAATTGGAGTATTATAATCAATCAAACCTCTGTTCAATAATGGAACAAAGAAGTCTCTTTCTAATACAGTGACATTCGAATCTTCAAATACCCCTAAATCAATAGCCTGTTTATCTAAAACAAACTTGCACTTCTCAAGAGTACCCACAAGATTAGGATAATTATGAGAAACGGTTCTAACCCTTTTACTTATATAAGAATCTTTTACACCTAATCGTATAAAAGGCTTCTCCATATTAGCTCTTGGGTCAAATGCTTTGTTCATATTGAGGATAGATGGATAGAAACTTTCTTCCAATTTAATCATATCCTCAGTAGTCATTCTTGTGAACGGTTTAATAGGTTCATCAGAATCAAGTTTTGGAGAATACTTATCATTCACATTGATAGTATCGATAGGTATCGCTCCTACAGGACAACGATTATAATCTATACGCTGCAACTGGGCAATCAATAGATCATATATGCCATCATCTATCGGCAATACATCAGAATCGCTATAGTTATACGTAATATTACCAATATAAATAAGATTGGTTAAATCATCTAATAATGAACTTGTATTCTTGATAGAATCGTCTGGATAATTCAATATTTCCATAGCTCTTTCATTTATGAATTCTATATTATCATAAGCTGCTGAAAAATTACCAGACTTTAATTGCTGTAGTATCTCTTTTAAAGATATCATTTTAAACCTCCTTCGAATTTTTACAGGTAGGATATTTTGCTATCCTACCTGTATTATTATCAAAGATATAATATATTATATCCGTACTCTTTAGCACATTCATGCTCAATTTTACATCCACGTGCATTCTGGTATCCTTCTACAAATACAACCAAATCGCACTTGCTCATTAATTCCAATGATTTAGAGAGACAGTATAACGGATTTGCATTTTTATGAAGATCTTTTTGGTATGACTCTGCTATAATAACTTCTTCATCATTAAAAATCTTAGATACTTTATCTACAGCTTTCATTCTTTCATCTAAAATTTGCTGTTCTGTTTTTCCTCTCATGGGTTGACTAATAAATATTTTCATAACGTTACCTCCTATTTATCATCTCTGTAGGTGAATGGTCTATACTTGAAAGGTTTCTTTCTAGCAGCAGCCTCACAAGCAGCCATCCAGTTAAGATAATCTTCCATATTCTGGATAATCTGTTTATCTACTTGTATAAATGGTTTTATACTTGTATCTCTTGTAATAGTGAATGGTTTTCTAGTAAACGGTTTAGTTGTTTTCTTTCTAACCTTTTCAAACTCGAGTTTATACCCGATAGACTTGAGATATGTGTTTAATATTTCTGCACTACGATTACTTGAATTTTCATCAAGTTTAATATCTACCAAATACGGATCATCAATAAACATGTTCTCTACAAGTCGTCTTGCATGTGGTGATACTGAATGAATCATCAGCATTGTGATTACATTTTCAAATCCAATATGACCAAGGTCTCCACATTCCATATCTCCAAAGTTTACAGGAGTAGCTTGATGTGTAGACTTATAATACTTATTAGCTTTATTTCTACTATTCTCATTTCTAAGGTTAGTAGAAGATAATGAAGTAACTGAATGTTTCTCTTCAGCATACTGCTGTAATCTGTACATTGCAATATGACCAACAACTCCAGGTCTTCTTGCTGGTACAAATCTAATCTGTCCAGTAGATGATTCTAATGGCATCATTATTCTTCTCTGAGTTACATAATCAAATGCTTTGTATAACTCTGCAAGCATATCAAGACTCATTGATTCTGTCATAGGTTGAATAGATAATACAATATTTCCACTATCTACAATAGACTGTAAGAAAATATCTCTTTCTTCACTAGATAACGCATTGATATATTGTACCATATCTTGAGCTTCCTTAGGTGCACAGAATCCCAAGAATTTAATAATTTCCTGAAACGCTTCATTTGTATCAAAGTATCCTAATTTAATTAAGTCAGTAATACATTTACCGACATGAGTGAGTGACATTTCATGCCACTGTCCAATATTCTCACGGTTAATACAAGTTGAACTATTGATAAGGATCTCAATAGGTTCATCTGTAAGAGTCAATCTTGGCATCTGATCATCTGGAAGTACTTTAGCGATAACACCTTTTCCTCCATATCTATTTGCCAATTTATCTCCTGTAGATGGAATATTCAATTCTTTTACAATAAAGTCGATAACAATACCGCTATAGACTTTCTGATTTCTAAACTGAACTCCATCCAATTCTCTTTTAAAGTTGTAATACATCTTACCTAAATGATAGTCTAAATCAGTGTCGATAAGATTATATTGTTTCTTAAGTCTGTCAATAGTGCTAACAAACTCAGTTATAAACCTAATATGGTCATTATAACAATATAGAACCTGAGAATTAGAGTACTTCTCTTTTAAAATCTCAGGATTATTACAATGAATATCCATATCAATAACTATTCCATTTTCACCTGGAGTGTATTTATCATCAGACATAAGAATATTCTGAAGCATACTTACTGACTGAGTGAATAAAGAATCTTCAATCTTCTCTCGTCTTACTGCACATAAAATGCCATTTTTAATAGATTCACCGATCATAGGAAAACTCTTATAATGATCATCATCTCCCATAAGATTAAGAAGGATATCATTATCATTGATATTTACTGTTACTCTCTTATATAATCTTGACGTTAACTTTTGTCTTGCAGATTCTGATAACCAGATACTGTCTTCCATAGTTACATCAGTAGCCACATAAGTTCCAAGTAAGTTTACACTATCCATTGGATTCATACTCTGGTCAAATGCTGTTGATTTTCTCAATAATTCATCTTTTGGAACTTCGTACGAAATATCCAAATTATCAAGAACGGTATTGTCATAAGCATATCCATACGTCTCTGTTGAATGAGTATATTCTTTTCTCTCAATAAAATTGAGTTTATTGTTATGGATATTTCTTAAGATTAAGAAATAATGGTGCTGTGGAGCATCAGCAAACTTAGATACCTTTGCCACAACTTCATAATCAGTATCAGCTTTAATAATAGATGAAGATCTATCTCCATATTCTTGTTCATAACCAGTCATTACAAATGGGACTTCTGGATGAACAAGAGGTAATGATTGTTCCATATGAATAGAAAACATAAGTTTTCTTGATCCAGAATTACAGTCGACAAACGGTTGACATAACCCTTTTCCTAAAATTTCTTCTTTGCTGTTTAATCTCTCCGCATTCTGTTTAATGTCTTGACTGAAATTACTTTCCATTGACGTTTTTCTCCTCTCTGTGTTTATTATGTTTCTGTACATTACTGTCATATGTATGGCATAGATACTTATTAGGAATAGGAGAGATGGTACACGGACGACCCGTGTACCAACAAATATACTCCTCTTCTATATATGTAGCCATATCGCAGTATATATTTTTATCAGGCATATACACTATACCTCCTTCAAATATATAATATATCACTAAGCAGCCATTTGAATCTGTGACAAGATCTGTGATGTAAGATCAAATGTATTTTCTTGAGATTCATCAACCCCAGGATCATAGATAAGTTCCTGAAGTGCCTGTAAGCAATATGATATGAATACTTTTCTAAACTCTTCGTTTTCTCTAAGTTTAGTTTTAAGATTCTTCTGAGAGAATTTCAAATCATTTCTATCTCCCAGATACAATCCAATACCTGCGCCATTAACCAACTTCTTAGTCTTCAAGAAGTAGTATAATGATAACTCAGCATCAAAGCCTCCACTGTAATTAAATACTAATGTTGTCTTTTGACCTACAGCTGAAGTTCTTGATTTCAACAATGTAAAGTCTACAAGAGAACCATCAATGCCTAACCCCTCGTCAGATTTCATCTTCGAATGGTCATCAAGTCTAACCAGTAAGTTTGTTACATAAATAGCAGCTCTACCTCCACCTAATCTTTCTCCAGGTTTAAGATATGATAACTGCCCTTGACTCTTAGAAAATGGTGAGATATCTACATTTTCTGTAATATGGTTTACTACAAATAAGATGATATTTGCAGATTTAAGCATTGGAATAATACGTTTAAATACCGTAGTATTAACCTTAGCTGCAGCTGTAACTGACATCTGTCCAGATAATTCTTCTTCCTCTGTATATTTATCTGGTGTAAGCATAGCCAAACTATCAAGAATATATACGGACGGTTCCATCTTATAAATTTTTTCACCGTTAGCAGTATATGCACCTGTATCATATGTAATCTGATCTGCAACTTCCATTTTTAAATCATGAACGTATCTGATACGTTCATAGAAGTTCTCTGCAGTAACACCTGTATTTCTAGGAATCCATCTTTCTTTGAAATCTTCTCCATACATATTCAACAATGCCTGTGCTCTGGTATCAACAATACCACCTTCAACACTATCCATCCAAATACATGAAGATTTAAATGGTCTAATGATATTTCCAGCAGTCTGTACACACCAAGTAGTTTTACCACTACTAGATCTACCGATAACTGTAACCATTGAACCGTCTACAATACCAATGGAATTATATGTAAATTTCATATCATCTTTCTTGACATGAACAACTGTTCCATTCATAAAATCAAATGTAAGAAATCCTGTCGGATATGCAAAATCTGGCTCACTTTCTTTACTCATTCTTGGGTCTTTAATTGCTTTCATTTTGGTTCTAAATAGACTTTCCACTAAACCCATAACAAAAACCTCCTTAATAAATTTTACTATATAGTTTTTACTATAATAAAAAATAACCTGATTGTACCTAAAACCATATAATTAGGAAAAAATAAACCAGGTGCATAAACTGCACCTGGTTATATTTATTTTGTCGTTATATAAACTCCTTCAGTTTTCAACTGATCAATTGCACATAATACTCTCGGGTAATCTTCTTCTGAACAGCTCTCAAGATTCAATCTTAATGGACTGTCAGGGTACCATATTTGTCTGGTCTCTTCAAATCTCACTAATCCTGTCTTGATGTCGGCTATTGGAAGCTCATTCATAATATCAAGCATTGCTAATGTGATCAAACCATAAATTTCACTTGAGTTTGAATTCATATTTTGCGGAGATACTACGTCAAGTAATACTCCAGTAAACAGTGGAAGTACATGCTCAAATAACGCCAAATATATATCGACAATTTTTTGTTCCGATAAAGAAGTTAATGGCTGGCTCATAAGAACTTTATTAAGTCTCTTTACATTTAAAACTTCTTTTTCAGATGAATATCTAGCTAATGCTAGAAGAGATGCCATATCCTCGGGAAGAGGAATAGTACATAATCTTGGTATCTTATCCCTATTGACTGTTTTAGATAATGCCATCAGCAACCCACTGATATATTTATCTCTATCGTTTTCATCAATCATAAGATAGTCAAATGACATCTTATTCAATCGACGTTTTGTTTGAGATGTGATATTTTCTGGCGGAATATTATACATTACCTGAGTCAATGCTATAATAAATTTAGGTTGCATAAATAAATCAATAAAGTCACTCTTCTTATTATTATCTTTAGACTCAAAGATATCCGTAAGAATAGTATCATAATAATCACGGACCAGGATATAAATATCCTGATCGCTAAGATTATCTAATGATTTGATCTTATCTGCAAGCATATCATTTGTTAGTAGCACATTGGCTGAAAAGTCTATTGTTACTGATCCAGTATCTTCTGCTGGTTTGATATACATTTGATCACCTCATTTTATTCGTATTCACTATTAGCTCCATCTGGAACTGATACCATTTTTGTTTTGGTATTTTTAAAGCCTGCTTCTTTTGGGCTTTGCATATTCTTAAAGAAATCAGCTTTACTTACAGTTGATTTTTGTTTGTCTTTCAAATCAAATTTCTTATCGGAAGCATCGATCTGTTTCTCATGAATTGTACTGAAGAACGGGTCATTGTTCTTGTTGACACGATTAACGGTAGCTTCGTAATTCTTATAGATAGCCTCGACTTCATCTGTAGGCATCTGCATACCTGACGCAATGAACGAGATAAACTCTGGCATACTGTTTACTTCATTCTGAATATGCTCAAATTTTTCATATGGCTGACCAAATCTATCGATCACTATATCAGCATAATCAATAAAGTCAGCACTTTCTTCTTTGATATTCATGATAACTCCAAGCCTAGCCATACCTTTAGTATCAATATCTAAAGCTTTGGAGTTATCAAGAGTATCAATAACAGCCTGTCTGAATTGTTCTCTATTTTTGATTTTCTCTGTGAATACACAAGTCTCAATGATCATATATCCTTCTTCTGTAGAGATCTTCAATAAGTCTGTAGGGTCGATATTGTGTTCTGAATCTCTCAGCTGAAGACCCATAAGAACTGAGATCTTTTTACAAAATTCTTCATTAGCTTTTTTCTCAGCTTTGATTTTGTTATTGTTACACTCAGTTAAAAACTTAGAGTTCTTAATACAACTTACAGTGTAATTGTTCTGCATTTCTTTGAAGAATTCAACAGTATTAGCCATACCACGAACATCATCTTCAAATCCTGCAATACCAAATACGTGAACAGGAACTCCAAGAGATTCCTTTATATATTTAGCAAGTAACGGAGCAGAACCTGATCCTGTACCACCTTCAGTAGAAGCTACAATAATACAAAGTTCACATTCAGTTTCTTCTCCAATTCCTAAAAATTCTTCAAGACCAAGAGTATCTTTCATAAGACTATCTCTACAAAGGTCAAAAGATAAATTTCTTTCTTTTCCACAGCCACCATAAGCATTTACATACTGTCTTACGATAGCACCTTCTTTGTTCTGATATTCTGCAGGAATATCTTTAAGCGTACTGTTTACGAGCATAGTGTGCTTTACATTAATAATACCATTCTCTACAGCCGTAATAGATGCTTTATTTCCTGCTGCTCCAACTCCAATTAATCTACAATACATTGTTATGTATCCTCCTTAAAAATTTTTATTATTGAAATTGTTGAAATAAGCTTAAAAGCTTATTCTATACAATATCCAACCGCATTACATACTCTCTGATAATACTGCTGAGTAAAGCTATCATCTCCACCACAATATTCTTTTAATACTCTCATTGTATTACCATTATATTTCTTATATAAATAATCTAAATAGCTAGCCATCATTCTTATATTACTTGCCGGATCATACGGAGTTACCGAATGATCATATGATGTATTTAGAAATTTAGTAGAAACATATTCTCCTGTTTCCGGCATAAACTGTCCTAATCCTGCAGCACCAGAAGATGAGTTTGTAACTCCAGCATGACCTTCTGATTCTACCATAATAATACCAAATAATAAATTTGGATCTAATCCGTATTCGGTCATGAGATTGTGACCTAACTCTAACAATTCAAAATTCAAATCATTCCTTTTGCCCTCAGTATCATACAAAGCATAATCGTACTTTGTTGTTATTTCTGCCTTATATGATACTTCATTAAAAACTTCTTGCCTTATTTTTATTTGTTCCTCTAAATTAGTCAGCTCTGTTTGTTTGGTTTTTATTTCTTCATTAAGTTGATTTATTTGATCTTCCACTACATCTAGTGTCATATTAGCACCAACTAACTCTCTATATCGCCCTTCATATTCACTAAGAGATAATTCTAGTCTCTCAATATGTTCGGCATTGTTCACCATTACTGATATGAATAATGTAGTTAGCAATCCAATAAGCGCAATCATAAGCATTAATGCTACAACTGTTAAAATTCTAAGTCTCTTATTTTCTTTTTCATATTTTTTTCTTTTAGTTTCCATTGATAAAACTCCTCCTGTGATAAAAAATTGCTGGTGAGATATTCTCTCACCAGCTTTCAATTTCAAAAAACTACTTGTCAGTTGACTTGTCTTTACCAAACTCTGTGGCATTCTTCGGAATAGAAATTTTTTCATTCTCGTCAACATAATCTTTACTGATAGGTGTAGTACCTAAACCAAGGTCTCCCTGTTCAGTAATACAATAAGAACCATTCTGGTTATTACGTTCCATATGTAAGTCCTCCTTTCCTTTCCATATAAATAATATATCATTATTTATTGTCTTTGCACTTGTCGGTGTTTATTTTTAAGAGTATATGCAGTGTAACCATCTTCATTTACAAGATTGGTTTCCAGTAACGCACTCATCATATATACATCTACAAGATTTCTGGATAAAGAATCATTCGGATCATTTGGTATATCATCCTGAGTAACAAAACCTTTTGTACTTATAGCAGCATTCATAGCGGCTTTAGCTTTCATTGAATCAGCTTTAGGTCTTGCAAATTCATACATAGTGTCATATAATCCAAGAGTAGCAAGGCCTTCGAATTCTCTGTCAGATATAGCAGTACCTTTATCTTGTCCGATAAGTCTGCCACCTTTCATATCTCGGTTCTCAGTTTCCAAGCTCCATTTACTTTTCTTGGTAACAATTTGTTGAACTTTTTTGTGATGTTGATATCCAACCATACACTTAGCAGTTTTAACAGGATTTCCATTTTTATCTCTATAAAGATATGGTAAATATATCTCTTCGAGTAATGGAACTCCTGTATAGTCACATGCTTTTACGCAATCCGCCATAGAAGGTTCTGTAACAGTTTGTCGCATCTGGAATTTAAATGGGTATTTCTTTGAAATAAACTCCATAAACTTAGTATCTGTCATTGTAGAAAATAGCTCTTTATAATATCTTGAATTTGTACCTGATTTATCAAGTATATCAAAAAATCCAATTATATAAGATTCTATCTTCTTTCTCTGAGCCTGTGAAATTGTTTTAGCCACAGGAAACCCTCCTATCTAATGAATCTTGCTTGTCCAACTCCACCAATATTAACACCAGGGCGTTTATATTTCTCTTCAGGAACAGGAGCAAGCGTATCTCCTTTAAACATATCCTCTGTTACTTTATAATCCGGAGCAAGAGAATCAATAAAATCTTTGTTCACAATTCTAAAGTTAAGGATATCTTTTGTAGGTATAATTAATCTCTTAGCTGCAAATTTATCAGAGCAATCAATTACAAGCTTAGAAGAATAAGATTCAGGTTGTGTATTCATAACAACCGGTCTAATATCTACTAACTTACAAGCTTTAAGTAATTTATTGCCATTATAGTTAAATTTGAGCAATAAGTAATCATTTACATTGAACACTCCGCTTTTAGTAGATCCATTATCAAATAATAATCGAATATCTACTGAAAACAAAAGCTGTGAATTATTTTGCAATAGCATACTATTACCTCCTTATAAATAAGTATTTATAAGAATGTTTAAGCTTATGCTCCTGTGCTGCCTAATCCACCTTCTCTAGCTTCTGTAACATCGTCATCCACTGTAATTCCGTAAGGAACAAAGATTCCCTGACAGAATTTTGATCCTGTTTCAAAAACGCAAGTCATATTTTCTCTGGAATCATTTGTAAGTTTGATCATAATATGACCTTCATTTTTAGGATTATTGTAATAATCAGAATCAATAATACCTACAGTATTATCTAACTGAAGTCTGTAATTAAATCCAAGAGATGATCTTGGGTATTCTTTTAACACCCAACCTTCAGAAATTTCACATTTAATACCTGTAGGAATAAGTACAGATACACCAGGACGTAATTCAGTATTTCCAAATGGGAAGAAGAAATCGTATCCTGCAGATCCTTTTGTTGATCTCTTAGGAAGTTTAATTCCTGAATAAACAACACTTGCATCATTCACAAGTTGCTCTTCACTATATGCAAATGAATCTTCTGCTTCAACTCCCTGCTGTGCTTTCATGATAGCAATCCACATAGGTTTAAAAGCAGCTAAGAAAGTTTCAAAACTCACTTTTTCAAATCTCGCAATTCTAGGAATATGATATCTTTCCTGAATCTGATCGTCTTCTGTGCAATCTTTATCACAACTGCATTCTTCACAATTACAATTTTCTGCGCATCCACATTCATCTGTTTCTTCTGTAGCCTCGACAGTATCCTGTACGTTTTCTTTTGCTACTTCTACAGCATCTTCTTCATATAAAACCACTTTGTCTTCATTTGTCATAATTAAAATTCTCCTTTATTTTATATTTTATTATCTTGTTTTTATAGTGACAAAAAATAAAACGGATGTATTTTTATATTTTGCAGTAAAGGCAATTGATTATCTATACTATATGTATTGTGAAACTTACTTCCTATGATTTGATTATTACGAGGGGCAGTAACACGTATAGTTACACATCCTTGTCCATATACTTCTTTTAACGGTATTAATCCACAGTAATTATTTTCTATACAATATAGAAAATAATAATCAATTTCATTTATATCATAAGCAACATGAGTTCTGGTGAAACCGTTAGTCCTATCTATATAAAAACACATAACACCGTTCTTAGTATTCTTTGTAGTTTTGCACTGAATCTTATATAAAATATTATTTACATCTATAATTAGATCATAAGGGAGATTATCTGTAATAGGTTTTGATACAGGTATACCTCTCTTCGCAAATTCTGCAATAGCAACCGCTTCTCCTATAGATCCTACTAAACTAGAATTATCATACATAATTTTTCCTCCATAATAAAAAATAAATAGGAAGCACTTATAGTGCTTCCTATAATCTATATAAATGGACCTTCAGGGACTCGAACCCCGGATCGATGAGTTATGAGCTCATTGTTCTAACCAACTGAACTAAAGGTCCTAATTAAAAAAAGAATTGAAAGGAGTAGAGCCAGTATGAGCCGACTGACTCTATTTCCATGCCAAAAAATAGTTTATTCACACGAGAGGATCTGCCTGTATCCTCAACTGGGCTAGCTGGATTCGAACCAGCGAAGTGCAGGAGTCAAAGTCCTGTGCCTTACCGCTTGGCGATAGCCCAATAATAAAAAATAAAATCAATTGTAATTATAGCGAAGGGAGGCGTCCCTTCCTCCCTATCCGGTTCGCTATAATCAGAGGCCACGCGGGGCGTGACAAACGTCAATGGGTTGAGAGATTTATTTTTTCTCTCTACTTATTTGTTAGTACAGTAATATTTTTTAACGATGCTTATATCGTCATCAATAATACTAAAATTTCTTGTACTTAAACTATTCATTAATCTAATAATAATTTCTCTATAATTATCATTAGAATTATTAATAGAATCACATAATACTCTTTCAATTTTTCCTCTCCTAACAGTATATGGAGTGGAATCGTATATAAATCTCAATATAGACAATGCTAAGAGAACATTAAATGAATTTTCCGGAGTTATATTCTTATATAACTCATGATCAACTTTACATATTTTAACCAAGTTATAGAATACTGTTATTAGTATTCTAATATCCTTTTCCACTCTAAGTTCTGCTAGGTATTTAGTATCTATTGTTATCAATACATCTAACAGGTTTAATCGCTGACGTTCTGTTTTTAAATCGTATGATTTGGTCAGTAGCTCTTCATAATCTGAAAGATGAATATTAAATTTTGATATCATTAAATCTTTTCTGATCGATTTCATATACCTGTTTAAAGCCAATACAAAATCCGTAGATTCCACAGCTTGCTTTAACATAGCTTCGCAGCCCTGGAGACTTATCATATCTACACCATAAACATCTTCGATACGTTGAGTTTCACACTGAACATAATCAGGATCTAATGCTGAATGAATACTATCATATATACGAAACATATCGTAACTTCTTGTAGCATTCTTCTCTAAAGTATCATGAGCCAGCATATCAATAGTAGCTTCTTTATTTAATACTACAGCTACGTCTAATCCGTTAATAATCATAACACCAGGCTTAAGATAATTAAATAAATCCATAGTACCAACACTGAAATATCTTAATATAGTAAGCTCTTGTTCTGTTAATGGAAACCATTTGTATTTCATCGATTTGCATAAGAAATCACAATATAAACATATGCTCATATCACTTCTAAGAATATCTTGATATTCTTTATACATATCCATACTGATCTGGTTCAGATAATAAGGCATTCTCTCTAAAATAGATACAAATATTATTCTATTAGAAGATCTATATGGACAAGTTTATATGCAATATCATATACAGATCTTCTAAACTTTTCTAATTCTCTTATATCAGATCTATGAGCATATACATTTACAAGAGATACATAATCATCGGCATCTAGTAACTCTTCTAAATCATATACTGATTTTATTGCTGTTATTTCTGGATTAGATATATTGCTTATAATCTCTATAAGCCCTGCATTAGATCCAATAGTATTAACAGTCCCTAATGGACTGGTTGGTACTCTATCATGCCCATACATCTCAAGAATTTCTTGATCAGAATATCTTAAGATGTATTTATCTATAAATGTACAAACTTCAATATCAGTAGCAATTTGTAAAAATTTATGGATTGCGCATTTTAAAGATTTTCGTGTGCCTCTTCTAGCTGCTGCTTCTTTTCTTTTCCTGATATCAGATTCTGATTTTTCGCATAAAGCCATCCAGTCATCAGTACGACTATACACATTGCCTAAAGTTCCAATAATCAGTTCACTAACTGCATCCATCATATCATCATACAGATAATCTCTTTCAGAAGATTCATTAAAGAATCTATCCTCTGCCATTTCATAACGTCCTACATTTCTACCTTTTCTCATTTTAAAGTACCTCCTAAAAGTTTTATTATTTATAGTATTCTCTATCACTGTTATAATATACAAATATATTTATTCAGTTTTACATCATAGTAATACTATAAAAGGAGGAATAATATACATGATAGTACAAGAAGTATATATAGGAAAAGTTCCTGAAATTGAAGATATCTTTACCGAGTTTAAAGAATTAAGACATACATACGCAGCTTGGAAAACTGGTAATACGTCTAAAAGAACAGCTAAAATAGAAAAGATGATAGAAGATTTTTGGGGTTTCAAAGCATTTAGCTTAGATATAGATCCATCTTCCACTCCAAATGCATTTACCTATCCAGTTGCTACCAGTATAGATATAGACCCATCTAAATATATTAAAACTACATCTAAAGGATATTTTTACACTAAAGAGGCTAATGTTGCAGCTTTATCTGTAATCACGAAAGGATTATTTTGTAATAAAGCTTTTAGTGATGAAGAGGCTTTTGCAGTATTTCTTCATGAAATAGGGCACAGTTTTGTACATAGATCTCCTATGATCATATCTCAACAGGAAGTTTATAAGACATCCATGATTATACAAATTGTACAAAATATTATATTAGGAATATTAATGGCGAATCCTCTTATAATATCAGATGCAATTTCAGCTGGATTATCTAGTAGTAATTTTTATAAATTATTTATGACTAAAATAAATAAAGCTATTAAAAAAATTCCAGTATTAAGAGAAGTCAATATGTCTCTTAGTTATTTATCTTCATTATTTATGAATACAGTAGGAAATATATTTTATACAGTCACTACATTAACCGGATTAAATTATTTACTTACTAAATATAGCAAATATATTTATGATAGTATAGGAAAACAACAAATAGAAATATCCGGACGGGCAAATGCATATCAAAGATCTTTAGAAAGACTATCTGATGACTTTGCCTCTATGTATGGATTTGGACCTCAACTATCAACTGCGTTAGTTAAAATGGAAAATCCTGACAATCAAGGCTTATTTATGAAAGTTACTCATTCATTCCCTATCATTGAGGCAATATTTAATAAAACAGATGCACTGGCTATAGAATTGAACGGTTGTGTCGAAGCTCATCCATCTACATCTGATAGAATATTATCTATATTAGATGGAATGGAAGGTGATCTTAAAAAAGATAAAACTATGCCAGATAAAGTAAAGAAAGAAATCAAAGCGAATATCCAAGCTCAAAGAAAAGTAATCAATGATATTAAAAACAATGAAGGTCCAATTGCTAAAAACAGAAATGATTATCTTCAAGCATTAACTATTCTTGGAATTAAAAATGGTAATACTGAAGATTTTATGGAAAAGAGATATACAGATAGAGATGCTTTGGAAAAATTCTATAAAGAACGAAAAATAAGAAAAGAAGCGGCTGTAAAAGAACAAGCTGAAATGGAACTCGATTTATTAGAATTAGGCGAATTTTTCTAAAAAGACTGGAGATAGGATATGATTCCTATCTCCAGTTTTCTTTACATTTTCATATATGATTTATCTAAGATACGTTCAAATAATATTTTTCCTTCTTTTTTAAGTTTCATATAAATATCATATGTATTAATAGTCTGTCTATCCAACACGTATTGTTGTACTATAGGATCTCTAAGATTAACACAATACTGGGTATGATATTTACGCATAGCTTCTTCTTCAGTATAGTTTGGACCAGTCCAAGTAGCAAAAGTATCAAAATAACAAATACCGTCAGTTATATCTTTAGTATGGATGACTGCCTGATTTGCAGATCCTCTCCACTCCAAATTAGCATCTAAAAGATCTATTTGGAATTCCCCATCAACTATTACATCAAGATATTTATATATCTCTTTTCCTTCCACATACTCAAAATCATATCCCGTATATAACCATATAGTTTTATTAGGATATTTCTCTTTGATCTCTTTGCATAGTTCTGTTACATCTTTTTCATTTGCACAATGCATTGGATCTCCACCAGAGAAAGTAATACCATCAATATAATCTTTATCTAATTCTGTAAAGATTTCTTGTTTCGCTGCATCATCAAACTGTATACCTCCACCTGGATTCCAAGTTACTGGATTATGGCACCCTTTGCATTTATGACTGCATCCAGCTACCCATAAGACAGCACGCAACCCTTCTCCATTAAGCATATCATCTTTTGTGATATTATGATATCTCATGATAATTTCTCCTCTCAATATTACATACTTTTTCTATCTTTAATTTCTGCCATCTTAGCATCATTCAATCTACTTTCTCCCTTTACTCTAGAGAATGATAGATATCCGTTCATTCTATCAATTTTAGTAAGGTTTTTACTTCCGCATACTGGGCATACATCCATATCTAACTCTTCATGCCCACAATCATCACAATAAGAAAGTGCTAAGTTTACACCTTCATATAATCCCATCTTCATAGCTCTTCTAACAAGAGTTTTAATAGCTTTAATATTATATCCAATAGGATATTTTACATACTGAATCTTTCCTCCATTAGATAACTCCCAGAATCTATATTCTTTATCTTGTTTTTCAATAGGAGACATATCTTCAGATACATGACAATGGAATGAATTTGAAACATAGTCTCTATCAGATACATTTTCAATAATTCCATATTTTCTTCTGAACTGATCTACCTGTTTACCGCATAATGACTCGGCTGGAGTCCCATAAATAGCGAATAAATGATGGTCTTCTTTATAGTATTGATTTTTCTTCTCATTTATATACCTCATCACTTCTAATGCGAATTCACCATCTTCTCTAATAGACTTGCCGTTATATAATCTCTGCAATTCATTCAACGCAGTAATACCAAACGATGCAGTTGCAGATTCTAATAATGGAGCAATACAATCATCCATTCCAAGATGCCCACCGTAGAATCCACCCTCACAGTAAGCTAGTGGATTGCAAGATGCTTTCATCTTTCCTAAATATTCATAAGTTCTATTATGAATATCTCTAATCATTTCAAGATAGTAATCAAGAACTTCATAGAAATCTTTTTCTTCTTCTCTAGCTTTAGCTAAGATCATAGGAAGATGTAATGATATAGCTCCGATATTAAATCGTCCTTCAAATACCGGAACATCAGTATCATCTAATTTAGTCTGTCCTCCTTTTTCCCAATAAGGTGAAAGAAATGCTCTACACGTATTAATCGATTGTCGCCAATCGTACTGACTAACTTTTCCCTCCGAAGTGCCCTAATCTTCATCAACAGGCGGTATCTTTGGAAGTGGTGCTTATCTCCACCTCTACTTGGCTACACTCATCACCAATAGTCGATTAACCTTATTAAAGGCACAGCTTCATCTATAGTGCAAACGAATCTCTTCTCCTATAGACCTATCTGTTAGCAATTCTGTTTAAGAATCACACCCACTAAGCTAGTGGTTTAATACCGTTTTACATGGGCTGATTTGCACTTACCCATAGGACTAATAACCTTCTTATATTGCTTATACATATCTGCAATATACCCTTCTCCGCTCATGGATAACCAATCGGGATACATTGTTTTTGATGAGCAATATATTCCAGCTTCAAATACATCTTCTGCATCTTTACCTTCTCCATGAATATTTTCATCATATAAGAATACTAATTTTGGGAATAAAGTAGCTTTCTCAAAACCTTTCTTTCCTTGCCCTCTAGCATGTCTATTTAAAATAATCTTAGAGATTTTCTTACCCCAAAATGACGTATTTAAGCCAAACGTAATTGTAATAAATGGATAGTCTCCTCTGCTAGAAGCTACGGTATTGAACTTATATTCCCATCCCTGGTATCCTTGTTCAATTTCTTTTTCTGTAGCTTCAATAGCGAATTTTTCTACATTCTCTTTCGGAACACCCATAGCTTTATATTGTTCTTTATATCTTTCATATGATTTAATAGCATATGGTTCCATAATAAAATCTACTTGTGGAATAGTAAATCCACCATATTGCTGAGATGCTGACATAAGAATCACGTCACCTGCAACATCAAATGCAGTATCGATTGTTTTTGGTTCGTTATACCACATATTGGACATCTCAAAACCGCCTTTTAATACTTCTCCTAAACGGAACAACGAACAGTTCATCGTATCTCTTCTAGCTGACATATCATGAATATAAATATATCCATCTTTAATAGCCTGGATTTCATCTTCGTTTAAGAAGAACTTCTTGTATAATTCTTTATTCAATGCATTTAAAGTAAGGGTTCTTTTTGTAGATACTAATTTGGAATCAGTATTTGAATTTTCTTTGTCTCCCAAGAACATGATTCTATTAGATTCTTCTACAACTTCACCCATCATTGTAGCATATTCATTCTTGAAATTTCTATAATCTCTATAGCTTTTAGCTACTTCTGGTTTTACTCTATCCAATGCAGTTTCTACTAACTGATGCATGGTAACTACTGGAATCTTTTTCTTATTCATCCAACCAAGCTGCTGTTCTACGTATTCTATAATCTTATGCTGTTCTTTATTATTAAACTCATAATTCACTCTATGAGCTGATTTTTGTACAGCACTAATAATTTTATTACTATCGTAATTCTGCAAATTACCATCTTTTTTAATAACAACCATTTTCATCATTATTAATTCCTCCTTAGATTTAGCGTGTTTAATAAAAAGTTCAGAAAAAATAAATTTCGAATAAAGCTGTAATTGCACTTGTTTAGGTGCAATTACAACATATTTTTATGTATAATTTATACTATTTTCTGACCCTATTATTTAAACGTACAGATCATCATAAGATCTATGATCGGCTGCTGAGCTTTCTGATCGATACCTACAGCATTCGCTTGGAAGTCAATTTTCAATCCTCTCTCAGATGCAAGTTCTTCGCATAATAAAGTGAACGTAAAATCTTTAAAAAGATCTGCAATTTCATTATTAGGTGCGATAATACCTGCTGACGATTTGATAGAAGATTTAGCCGCAATAGGAGGTTTCTTTTTAGAGATATTATCTTTAATTTCTAAAGCTAACTCATCAAGCATTTCTCCGGCTTTCTTTTTCAACTCAAGTAATTTTACAGGATCCACTGAATCCATATACATTTTTTTTAATTCCTCTCCAGTAGGAACCTGTTTCTTTACAAATTCTTCAATATCAGACATTTTAATGCCCTCCTTCTATATAATAATTACTATAGAGTTTTGATACTAATAATAAAAAATATACCCTAGTCCATATCAGACTAGGGTAATAATTAATGCTCTATAGGTGGCAGTTTATGTATTTTCATAGATTTGACTACAGTACTTGCAACTCTTATCTTATTATAATCATAATCTTTAGAATTATCTATAGTCAATATATAATAATATATAGTATTTAACTTCTCTACGTTATTCTCATCTATTGTAGTGTATTCTCTCTTAACTAACTGAATCTCAGCTAATCTTCCAGTATACTCTCTTTCTACTACTCTGAATTTATCTTCAGACTTATCAACCTGTTCTTTTACATAAACAACAGCATCCACTAAATCATTTACTTTAAATGGATATGGTTCTGGATTAGGTATAGTAATAGCAGTATTAAGATATACTTTAGGAGAGAACCAATCAGCAATAGGAATAATAAGTTCTCTGGTAATCTTACCTTCTTCATTAAAAAATAAAATAGCTATACATCTAGTCTTTGTAATTTTTACATAAGATTCATCCAATGTAATTGTGCTTATATAACCATTCCATTTCAATGATGTATCAAACGTCATTTTAAATCCGCTATATTCTCCTTCAAGTTGCTCAATCTTCTTAATATCAATAGTCTTACCTTTGATATGTCTTTGACCAACTCTATAATTTTCATTAGGATTTTCTGTAGTATAGAACCTAACCTCTATTTCAGATATTTGATTAACTGTAAGTATTGGTTCTGATAAATAATATAATGTATCGTAAACTCCATTCTTTGGAATTTCTATATCTTCTTTATTTTCTGCAAATTCGAAATCTATATACGGAGCATCTAAATCTACCTCTGTATCAATTATTGGATTATAGCTATCTATAGGTCTGTCATCTTTATCAGTAATATGCATATAAACACCTCCTTGAATATTATTATAAAGTTCTAGACAAAAAATAAATAGAAAGAGAGACTAGTCTCTCTTTCTATTTAACTTTTCATCTACTTGACATCTTGAGTCTATTGAATCTTTAAAATTTAATGAAATATTATCTCGCTAGAATCTTTTTTGTTTTGTGATATAATATGAATCAAGAATCTTTTATATATAATGATATATTCTCAGAAATGAATCTTTTGCATAACTTGAAATATTTGAGAAGTTGAATCTCTTTATCCGCTTGATATATTTGCTTATATAATGAATCTTCATTTCTTTAAGACACATAAGTACACAAGAATCACTCAATACTGATGATATATAGGATACTTTGATTCTTTTATTTCTAATGATATATTACAGCGTATAAATCTTTATGCCTCCTGATATATTGTGGTTGTGAATCTTTTATACGTAATGATATATTTGACTTTACTGAATCTTTTTCTGCCAATATATTTATGTTTTTGAATCTCTTAATGCCTCTTTACATATTATTGCGGATAAATCTTTTGCATAACCTGATATATTCCATGGTAATGAATCTTTTATGGCTTATGATATATCTCCTTTCTTATAATCATCTTAATAATATATAATCATATTATTTATTAGATTCATTTATTACCAAAACATAATATGTCAAGATAGATTTATAATAAGATGACTTTGTGTCAGGTCTACTTTTTCTCTTTCTATAAGCAGGAGAATTCTCATCAAGAAAATATTCTATAATTTCTTTCTGGCGAATTACATACTTATTTTTACTATTTGGTTTAGCGACAATTGATTTGTTAATAAACTCATATGACGTGACATCTTTATTATTAGATATAGAGAAATAATCAGCAATTATCAATTGCATCATCTCTCGTATAAGAAGTAAATTATCACTATCTTCCTGTATTGATTCTATAATAGATTTTATTTCATCCACCTTTACATTCTTATCTGAAGCCCATTTACATAATTTATAGTCCACTTGTTTTGTTGTGATCCAATTCATAGCATTTTCTACACATCTTTCTGCTAATAAAGAATCATTATCAGCAATTCTGAAAGAATCTTGATCGTTAGAATCTGATGCATAAGCAAAATATGAATCTCTCTTTTCATAAGTATCATAATAAGCTGCAGCTATATTCCCTAAGAATGATTTAATTCTACCATGAAGCTGCTGTATCATATCAGCAACATCTTCATCATCTGGATTTTTAAATTTAGGAGTGTAAGTTCTTAACCATGTTCTGCAAATAGATCTAACAGCTCCAAATACAGAACCTTCTCTTTTAAGGTCATACTTCTGAGTAAGCACATTATTTAATACATATTCCATAATATGTCTGTACTTCTCTGGCGGAATTTTAAATTTCTGTGAATGAATAGAAGGATAAAATTTTCCAGAAAATGCTAAATAAATAGTAGATATTTCTGCATCAGTTTGTTTATTCTTAAGCAGAAAGTACCGTATTACCATCATCATAGTCATTGTAAATTCGTCCTTAGCTGCTCTAGGATTAAAGTTCATGTTCCAGTAGTACGTTTCGCTCAAACATTGTGTGATCTCATTTTTATCTATTTTCATAGCTTTGAAGAAACTATCTATATCTTCAGATCCAAATGGTATTCTTCTTACTGGAACAATATCATATAAATCTTTAGATCTATCTTTAATAAACTCTTGCACATTTTTCTTATATGCCGGTGTATTTTTTTGTAAGCTTTTTTCTACAATAGGATATATTTTATTTACTGCTACTCTAGTAACTTTCATGATTATTTCACCATCCTTATTTATATTACTTCAATGTTTCAGATACCTAAATAAACAAAAAATAAATAGAAAGAGAAATTAATCTCTTTCTATTAATTCTTTTACCCATCGTGACATATTGACTAAACTGAATCTTTTTCCTCAATAGAAATTATTAAACTTCTCGAATCTTTTTCCTTTCTAGATATATTAATTTCCATCAATCTCTTTTGTAGTATGATATATACACTTACATTGGATCTTTTCTATTATATGATTTATTACGCCTAATGAATCTTTTAAATTCTTTGATATATTATGAGTGGTGAATCTTTTTTGTAATACGATATATTACAAATTTTAAATCTTTTTCAATGCATGATATATTAAAAGAAGTGAATCTTTTTCTTTGGTTGATATATTTAGATTGATGAATATTTTTTTTTCAACTGATATGTTTATGTTCTTGAATCTTTTAGGTTCTTTGCTATATCATTTCAATTTAATCAAAAGAGTACCTCTAATTAGAGGTACTCATGATAATCAACTTCTGGTGCCACATAGTCTTTATGCCCCATATGGCTAATCACATATGGAGATGGACTGTCTTCATGAAACTCTGCATACCACATTGCTTCGTGCACATGAGATATAAAAAGTTTTACTGCATATCTTCTAGCTCTAGCTACAAGATGACCCTGCGTCAACTTTCCGGATTGTAATGTCTTTTTCGTAGCAGAATCCTGTATATCCTTTGTTTCAAGAATTTTAGCAGCCTGATCTGCATATTCAAGAGCTTCATTTTTTACCATTTCATCATCAAGTCTCTTTCTGAAAATCTCTCCATATAAAGATCCTCTAGAGCTGTTCTTTATAAAACAATCTCCAATATTAAACATCAATTTCTTGAGGTCTTTATTATATGGTGGTTTAGAAAGATAAGACTTCAATTCTGCAGTGGTAGGTTTTTTAGGCCTCTTTTTCTTTGACATCCAGGTAGTAATTGTACCTTGTTCAATAAGTTCAACCTTTCTTCCAGTAATCTCATGGACAGTGTCGTATAAATATTGATCAACGTTCTTGTCATTCTCTACCCATTTAGCCCAGTCCTCTAAATATATAACCTGAGTCTGTGTTAATAGATCAGATAAATCCGCTACAATACCAGTAGTATCCTGAATAATTTTTCCAAGATCTACTAAATCAAAAACACCAAGAGTCTTAATATAAGACTTAACTTTAGTTTTAACTTTCTTCATCTTAGCATCTGGAATGAAACTTTCAAGTGTACTATCGATAGTACCATAGAAAGCTTCTCGTTTTGCTAATGCTTTTTTCATAACTTCAGCAGCACCTTTCTCTCCAAGCCATGGATTGTTGTTATCATTTAATCCAGTATATGAGGAGAAATCAGTACCATATCTTATAGTGCCAGGCATACTATAAGTTGTTTGATTAGCTCTGTAAAATTTTCCTCTAAATCTACAATATGAACTGATCTCATACTGAGTTTTTCTTGTCCATTCAGTTATACCAGCAATGTCAACGTAATCAGGGATATCATCAAGATCAACTTCTTCCCATACATTAACTACCAATGCACTGTAAAGATATGCAGAGATTACAGGACCAATACCTTTAATAGATTTCATCCACCGACAAATAGGAATCTCTTCAGTAATGACATCCATCATTGCTTTGTTTCTGGCTTCCTGTTTTGTTACATTGAGAAGCAAAGTTTTAATAAACTCTGGATGATCTTCTCTTGACTGATCATAACCCTGCAATAATGACCGTGCTTGATTTTGCACAGCTTTTCTATATTCTTGGGACTGATAGTATTGATCAACCAAAAATCCAACGATCTTTCGGTCATTAGCTGCATCTCTAAGTTCTAATATTTCCTCATTAGATAATTTAGCCGAGATCTTTAATTCCTCAGCTTCTAACATTGCCTCAAATAACATTTTCTTGTTTTCCATTTTTATTTCCTCCTGAGTATTTTATTTATTATTTTTGATTCTTTTCGATATGATGATATATAGCCACATGAGAATCTTTTAATTGGTATGATATATTGATGAAACTGAATCTTTTCCTTTTTTTGACATATCGCATTCATCTGAATCTTTTGTTATCAATGATATATTTCATGACCTGAATCTTTATCCTTGTGAGATATATCTAGTTGAATGAATCTTTTCCTCCATACGATATATTCCCATACGTAAATCTTTTATCTATTACGATATATCGAGAGAGCTGAGTCTTTCCATTTGGATGATATATTGAAACAATTTAATACTAATAATACGATCAAATCATATTTATCACCACCTCCATTCTTTTTAATATTTGACTGCGAGTATGTAGATAAGTCATCATGACTTGTTCACTATAATAATATATAAATAAAAATATCTAAATTTACAAAAAAAGAAACGGGATATGGTTTAAAACCATATCCCTATATTTTTTATTTATATACTGATATTATAGTATCAGGATAAATGTCCAATTGATCGCTCGTATATCCTGCCGCTTTAGGATGACCTCCACCACCAAGTAATGTGCATATTTCAGACACATCGATATCTTCTTTTACAGTGTACATAGAATGTCTCCATTTCTTTCCTGTAAAGAAGAATGGCAGTACTATATCATACATATTAATCATATCTCCAAATGCTAATGATGTACAATGATAGGTGTTGAGTGCAAAACACGAATAATCTTTAATAATACCATCTTTCTCAAATCGTATTGTTATATTAAAACCATTATCTTTACAATGTTCTTCATTCTCACTGTCAAGGTAACATTTTATAGCTTTCCCTTTCTCTATAGTATCTCTAATAATACTACCTTTATAATCTTTGTGAAAGTATGTATAATATTCAGTAGGATCTTTACAATCCCATCCATAATGAAAGAGATTTGTCATATCTTTATCAAACGGGTCCCAAATATCATATCGATGTACATATTGAATTATTGAAGGTGCATATCTAACAAGTGATCTAGCATCATCATAAGATACAGAAATATTTGAATTGTGCCGTGCAATTGTATCATACAACAAAGTTTGATCACTAACTAAATCATTATTATAATATAACCATACTAAAGCACATCCAGCAATACCAATAATTCTATACCCACCAATATCAATTAATTCGTGATATTCTGGGTTAGATTCAATAAAATCTATAGATGATTTGTGATGATCGAACCATTTTACTACTTTCTTTGGATGATTATATAATTCTAACACAAACTTTGCATTCTCTTCTTTAGAAATACTATAATCTACAAAGAATATAGTATCAAAATCATATACAGTATCACCAAGAATTTCTTGTAAATTTTGATCATAGTTTACTGCTTTAAATCTCACATTACTACCATTAGTTCCATAAAAGCTTGCTGCTGCAGCTGCACAAATCCCATCATCGTCATTATGATGTACTATTAATACTCTATTCATCTATTTTCTCCTCCATCTTTACGTATTCTTCATGTCTATATTTTATTAAAGTATCTGGCTCAATTCCGCTAATAAGTGATGCAAATGCAGATCCATTTTTTATGCAATCATAATATATAAAATTTCCCTTAAATATCAGCGATATTGCATTTGACTCATATATACTTTCAGATATAGATTCAACTACATCATCTACATCGTTATCATTATAGAATATAAGATTATCGTTAATATCTTTGTATAGCCATTCGTTACTATCTATATCTGCAAGAAATCTTCTACATATTTCTTTACAATCAGGATTATTTTCTCTTTGTAAAGATCTCATAAGTCTAATTTTATCATGCACTTTAATAATTATAGGAACAACGTAGCCAGGAAACGCTTTATAATATGCCCTAAACTGTTCCGGTGCTGCAACACATATGAGATTATCATTTTCTACTTCATGTTTCGTTAAGCAAAAATCCGGAGTAAAGTAGTACCAATAATCTCCATTAGCTACTTTATATTTTCTCGATTTAATTATCCTGAAAGCTAACGCTTTGCTCACAAAATGATAGTTTCCTCCTTGAACCTCGTTATCCCTCATAGGTCGAGTAGTACAAGTAACTACTTTCTTGAGTCCTAGCTTTTTATCAGCTAATAACTTATTTAAGATAGTATCTTTTCCTACACCACTGTTACCAATGATACAATATAACATATTAATTCTCCTCCTTCTTATAATTCTTAGCAAATTCACAAATACTATTAAAGTATTCATTTAGTTCTTCATCATTACATAAATTAACAGATGAAGACAATATATCTCTGGATAGATTTTCAGAAAATTTATTTACATTCTTATACACTTTTTTAATTTTTTCAGATATACTGTTTATAATTTTGGTAAATGCTAAAAAGAATATTCCCAGATCAGGATCACCGCCAAATAATGGTTTGTTTTGTTTTACCAAACTTAAACTATCATTATTAGCAGATGCATTGATGTATTTATAATAAAAATATCTTGGTTCTGTATTTGCCATTATTGTATAAAAGGTAACAGATTCTATTATATAATGCATATATAATCTGTACTCGGTGACAAATTCAGCAAAATTATTTAATATATGATTTCTCATATCACATAATATGCTTCCATATAATTCAGAAAAGTATATTAGCGGAGTTGATGAAAGTTTCTCATATATCTGACTAAAAATAGAATTATTAAATTTTTTCACATCAGACAATCTTATAAATATAAACTTGTTATCAAATTCATCTTTGTATTTGTCTACAAGTTTTAATAAATCATCAATATCTTTTATAAGTTCTTTTTGAATATACAACATAATTATTCCTCCTTTTAATAAAAAGTCTGGTAGCTTGTAATAAGCTACCAGATATACTTTTATAAAACTATTCAACGGTAATTTTTATAATATTATCACCTTTCATCGGTATCTTTTTAGATCCTGGAGATATAGATGAAGTCCGTTGAATTTCATTTACAGGGATATCGATTCTATTATTCCGTGTAAGAATATGAAGAGCGTTCGAATCATTTACACTAAATAATGAATGAATTGTATCCATCTTTCCTAATTTGATAACCGTATTACCAGCTTTATATCTTTCAGACATTGGTAATCCTGCAATATCGAACTTGTTAATTTTTCCTGATTCTGTAATAACTACAATATCGGTTGCATTTTCATCAATGATACTAATACCATCAATAGGATCTTTAGTATTCATTGCATATACCCCTAACGTATTTCTCTTATAATTAGGAATATCTGTAAGCTTACATCTCAAAGCTTTCTTCTTAGAATAGATCACCAGATCCCTTGTATTTGGCGCAATCATAACATCCTTAACTTGATCTCCTGAGTTAAGTTTAGTCATGATGATACCACTAGGGGTAGCAATAAGAATATCTTTTAAATCGAGCTTTTTTATATAATTCTGTTCTGTACAGAATACAGCATAATGTTTCTGTTTAAGATTAGATAACTTAGATACAAGATCACCATCGAACATCGCTACAATATTTGATGAGATTCCTTTGATCATAATTCGTACATCTAATCCAATAGAGTTTCTTTCAGTAATAGGTATTTTACTTACAGGAACTCTAAATCCTCTTCCCTGAGAAGTGACTAAAATAAGATCACTCGTATTTTCAATTCTAATAACTCTCACAGGATTATCTCCTCTATAAGAACCAATAGATTCATTTACAGGAAGTTTCTTAATATAGTTATTTTCAGTAATAACTACATTGAAAGTTCCTTTCGGGATATTGGAAATCTTAGATTGACTAAGAACTTTAGATTTTCTAGGAAAACCATATTTGTTCTTAAAGTAAATCAAGTCATCTTTAATCTCTTGCAAGATCAATCTTTCATCAAGAATGATTTTCATACACTGTTGTTCAACCTCTCTAATTTTAGCAGCCTGTTCTTCATATGAAGCTAAGTGAGCTGGTGTAAGATTCTTAAGAGGGTAGTTGATTACAAACTTGGCCTGCAAGTCAGTGATATTCAAAAACTTCATAATCCAATCAAGAAGTTCAGGATCATTTTTAGATTTAGATTTTCTTATTCTCTTATAGATATCATCGATCTTACCTGTCTTAATAAGCATAATACAAATCTCTGTCTCGTGAAGTTTAGTTCTTGCGTCTTGTAATTTGATACAATATTTTCTAAACTTAGTAATCTTTCTCTGCTCGATGAATGCTTGGAGGTAAGATTTATAAGACATTCTCATCATTTCAATATCATCAAGAACTTCGAAGTTTACTGACTGCGTTGTCTCTAGTGAAGTTGCTTTATATAGATAATCCCTAACATAATTAGGATCTGCTCCTTTTTTAAGATGAATCTCATATCTAAGGTCTTTACCATGAGAGTTCTCATATAGATCTGTAATCTGAGGAAGTTTACCTTTCTCTACAAGATCATTGATCTGATAATGCACACCGTTCTCTTTTCCGTCATCAATAATAACCCTATCAGGTTTACTCTTAACTACAAGAGCATAGTGTTCATTTGATTTACCTTTGTCTTTAATTTCAATATCAATAATACCTCTTACTTTAAAAGTACCAACTCCAGAGTTAGATATCTGTTTCCAATTAGCTTCAATGATTTCACACGGCATACATTGATCTGGAATCAACACTACTGGAGCATCTGGATTATCAATAAGATTCAATGTAGCATCAATAACTTCATTGATATTATGAGCTGGAACTGAAGTAGATTTACCAGTACCAATACCGAGACAGCCATTGATGAGTAACAATGGAACTGCTACTGGAAGATATACTGGTTCCTTATCTTTGTTTGTATAGGTTGGCGTCCAGTCTACTATATTCTGATTCTCTTTCATATCAGCAAATATAGCTTCTCTTGCAAAGTCTGATAGCATTACTTCAGTATAACGTGAAGCGGCTGCACCATCACCCTGCATTGAACCCATACTTGATTCAGATGCAATGAGAGGAACATAAGTAGACCACCAGTTACATAAAATCTCAATAGCATTATCAATACTACTATCACCATGCGGATGATATTCTCCCATTACTTTACCAGTAACCTGGGCTGTTTTGACAAGTGATTTAAATGATGCTAAATCAAATGCCATAGCATATAAAATTCTTCTATGAACTAATTTAAGTCCATCTTTATAATCAGGAAACGCACGTCTCCTGTTTGTTTCTATACTGTATCGAACCATATCCATTTTATATTGTTCGACCGAGTTTCGTTCAATAATTTCTTCACTCATTAGTATAATCCTCCTTGTATAGCTTATTTGTTAGTTTTATCAGTTTTTGGGATTTATTACGAATGGTTTAATCTTTGGTTGCTCAAATAATTTCATATAATCAGGAATAACAGTTTCTTCATCATCACTATCATCTATAGTGTAATTTTCATAAAAATCATATATTTGAAATTTTTCTGGTTTTATAGGAAGATTTTCAACAGTTCCATTTATCACATCAACATTACTTTTCATCTTCCTCATACCTTTTACCATTCCACTTTTATATACAGCACCATCTTCTCTAGGAACTAATTCATATCCAGAATTAAAAGTTAAATCATATGCTTCTTCTGGAGATATCCTGGTAGGCTTTCCTGTATCATCGACTATCCTAACATTACCATCGTCGTATACTTTCATAATATGAAAACAATCTTTCTTATAGTGCTTCAAAGATCGTATATCTTTAGTATGAATATTTATTTCATATGAAGTAAATCCTGGTATGGTATACCAATTAGCTACATACATTATTGTTTCCCTCTCTTCACATAATTCAGATAGCAATTATATGCTTTATTTGAATTAAGAAATTCTATAATATTTTCAACATTGCCATACTTGTAAAAAATCTGCTCCATTATTTTCTTATCTCTCATATGGTTTACCAAAAATGCTTTATCTACTTCATCTAAAATTTCTTGATTAGTTATTGTACCCATATAAGATCTAATATTTATAGCATTAATCGGTCTAGCTTGGCTTACGGCTAAAAATTTCTCTACTCCATTTATCCAAATAGGAACAAGAATATCATAAGATTCTTGAATATATTGTTTTGTAGATAAACTTGTATGATTGGACTTAATGGGAATAATAGTATAAGTATTTCTACTATCCTTGTTATAATCATCATTTGACCATATCATACACGGTCTTGATTTGCCAATTAACCCAGTTTTAGAAAACAGATGCTCTCCGCTCTGAGTTACTCTGTAATCATCAAGCGTGCAGATATAAATCTGCCCTCGTTTAAAATCAACCATCCTCCTCACATCTGTCCGCTCATCTTCGGTTTTTTCTTCGATAATTTCATTAGTACCCATTACTAATTCTCCTTTCTTATTATTCATTTTTATAATATATAACCATAAAAAATATAAGTAGAGTAGGGAATAACCTACTCTACTTATCTTATTCTATTACTTCAAAACGTGATACTTTCACATCTTCAAGCAATGCTTTCATATTATTATTTTCATAAAACTTAATCTGTTCAATTTCTTCTTTTACGTTATCAATAGTATATCTGATTAACGTACGTTTGTTTGGATCTAGAGTAGATTCGAATAATCTATCTCCACTCATTTCACCAAGACCTTTATATCGTTGGATAGAGTTTGGTGCAGATTTTTCAAACAGCGCCATCAACTCATAAACTGAAGATACTTTTCCGTTTACAAGATAAGCAAGATACTCATTCTGTGCCATAATATCCATGATATGTTTTGACTCTGCAATAAGAGTATCATTAACAAACATAGTCTGATATTTAGAGCCAACAAGCCCTTCAATTATAATCATCCCATTCTTTCTAGTAATAGAATCGATAAACTTAAACTGCTTCTTAATACTAGAATCAAATTTAGCTTTGCTTGCTTTGTTGTATACAAGAGTCAAAACACTCTCAAGAAGAATAGGATCCACTGCATGGTTATCTGCAACCCTATTAACTTCACGAACATAATCGATATTTGTATACAGGATCTTAGATAATTCCCTACTTTGAATCTGCTTTTTATTATCTACAAGAGCAACTGTATTGTTCTTTGCAAAGTCTTTCTGAACATACTTTACATACTCCATTCTATCTCTAAGATAGATATATTTACCTTTACCTATCTTAATACCATATAATGGAGGTAATGCTGCGTATACTTTACCAGCTTCAATAAGCTGTGGCATATACAGAATAAAGAATCTCAATAACAAAGCTTTGATATGATTTCCATCAGGGTCGGCATCGGTACAGAATATAATCTTATCCCATTTAACTTTCGAAATGTCGAAGTTTCTTCCATATCCGCCACCAATGATTTGAATAATACCTGCAACTTCTGCATTGTTTAAGAATTTCTCTCTAGAAGTTCTAAATGCATTTGGAAGTTTACCTCTGATAGGGAAATATCCCTGAGATTCATTTAACCTGTGATTCTTTATAAGACCTGCAGCTGAATCACCTTCTGTTATAAAGAACTCTCCATTCTTAATATTCTTAGGTGCTACAAATTTCGTAGGCAATCCACTAAGTTTAGATTTTTTATACTTATCAGTTAAACGAATTCTCTGTTTGTCTGCAGCTGAACGAGCTGTAGCAATATCCTTAAAATACCCACATAAAGTAGCAAGATCTTTAGGATTATTCTTAGCCCATTGATCCATCAATTCGATAGTAGTATCTTTTACAAATGGTCTCATCTCAGCATTACTGAGTTTCTCTTTAGACTGACCATCAAAAATTGGAACTAATGCCGCTACTGTAACAATAGCTTTAAGTCCTGATTTAATATCGTTCTTTACTACTGTTATCTTATTCTTCTTTTGAGATGCAAGATAGATCTTGTTCATATAGTTTGTAAAGAACGTAGTGATACCATCTTCAAATCCATCAATATGAGTACCAAATGTAGTTGGACATTTATTTGCAAATGCTACAATATGATCAGTAGCTGATTCTGATGTATCCCAAGTAAATGCAATATCCATTTTCATTTGTCCTGTATCTCTTGAGAGATATAATGGAGCTACTAGCGGAGAATCTGTTTCTCTAATAAGATATGTGAAAATTCCATCCTCATTAACAATTTTTTCAGAATACTCTTTACCATTTCTATCATATGCTGTAAAGAACACTGTATCCCCAACTGCATTCAACGGTGTAATATTGATAAGCCATTTATACACATCTTTCCAAGATATGGATATTTCGCCTAAACCTTCTACAGATGGTATAAATGAAATGATAGTACCTTGTTTATGCTGAGGGTTAGGAATATCAACTTCTCCCTTATCCCAAGGATAACCCTCTGTAAATTCTACTCTCTTAGCAGATCCATCAAATCTATAAGATTCAATAATAAATCTACTAGACATTGCATTAGTAACTTTAGCACCAACACCATGAAGACCTGAAGAATATTCTCCCGGTTTCTTTACATAGTTTGATGAAGTGTTTGGGTCCATAAAAATTCTTAAGATATCTCCTAACGGAATACCTCTACCATTATCCTCTGTAGTGAAACAACAAGTTCTTTCATCAAAAGTAATCCTAACCCAAGTACATGGAGAATCTGCTTTATCCATTTCATCAAAAGAGTTCTGCCAAATTTCTCTAGCCATATTTCGTACACCTTTATTCCCAATACTACCAAGATGATATCCTGGATTTTGACGTACTACTTTAACGAAGTTCTCAAGTGTTTTAATTTGAGAACCATACTGTTGTATATTTTTGATCATTTCATCAGACAACGATGATTGTTGTTTGACTGCTTTTGCCATAACTATACTTCCTCCTGTCATTGTTATAGTCTTATTCAGTAGTTAGACAGTAAAGTAAAAAAGAAAATAGAGTGAGGTTTTATCCTCACTCTATATCTTTGCTATTACAGCTTAACCTGTTCTTTGATATTAACCTGTTCACCAGCTGCTGGCTGTGCCTGCTGTACATTCTGCTGAGGTGCTGCCTGCTGCTGATTCATCATAGGCTGATTCATCGGTTGTCCGAATCCATTCATTGGCTGCTGCTGTCCGAACGGTGCCTGCATTGGCTGCTGATATAACGGATTACCTCCATTTACCATCTGTGCTTGCATGTTCATCATAGGTGTCTGCTGCATCTGTGGCTGACCAAATCCCATTCCGTAACCATATCCAGGCATTCCCATTGGAACTGCAGGGTTAACCATAGCATTATACATACCCATCATATTCGGTCCATTCTGCGGAGCAAGTGCCTGAGGATCATTGTATTTCTTGAATGATTTGTTTACAAGTTTGTATAACTTCGGAATTCTTTCAATCAACGGAATGATTGTGAAATACTGACGAATAACTTCGTCGTTAAGATCTACACCGATAAGTTTACATGTCTGCAGCACATTTAATACCATATCTGTTGCCTGATGAACATACTGCTCATTTACAAGATCTGGGTTAAATGTAGCGTGACAAATTTTACATGTAACCAATCCAGGCTGTTCCGGATTGTTATTTGGAACGATTTCAAATACACCTTTCTGTGTATTCTTGTGTGTACAAACAGCCTTAGCGATCTCTTCCGGTTTAATCTTAAGATCAAAACTGTCCTCAGCTGTTGCTAATAATTTAAGCTGTTCATCTGTAAGTGGGTTTGACATTGCCGGTCTATTAAGCATGTTTGGCTGAGGAGTGTATCCCATCGGCTGTACTCCTCCCATAGGCCCCATGTAATATCCCTGGTTCATCTGATTTGTGAATGCATTCATAATTGCTTCCTCCTTGAAATAAAATTATAATATTGATATCAATATATATCTTGAATCGCTATAATAATATATAATTATATTCACGATTAGATATCTAAAATTTACTATACTGTTACGCCTGTTTATTTCTGTACATTTGCCATTGGAAGGGTACCAGTATATCCTCTTTGAGATATAGTTTTAGAAACCATATCAAGCGCCAATTGATAAGAATCACCCATCTGATCTTTATTCTGTTTTAAGAATTCCACTGCATCTTTAGGTGTAACTAAAGCTTCCATATACTGAATATGATCATATTCAGTTCTGAGAATTTCAAATGGATATCCCTGCTGAATATCCTCAGTGTTAACTCTAAAAGCTGTAAGTACCTGGTTATCATCATCCCAGATTACGTTGGGATAATTTCGAGAATTATCCCAAACGATAATCATGTTGTCACATGTTATCTTTATAGGGCTTTTGGAAAAAGCCTCTCTCATCTTCATTACCGTATCCTTGGTCATTTTGAATTTGCCTCCTTCTCTGTCTTACTAACTTATCATCTTCCTGAGATAATGTTACAAATAGCCCATTGAATGCATTCCGTTTCCATCTAATCTCAGCAATAAGTTGTTGTAAATAGAATCTTATATATACTCCATTAGACATCGTAATGTCTTGAAGTATATTATTTAGATGTATCACTATAGTATTATAAGTGTTCATCTGATCATAAACTTCAGCTGCAACTCTCTGCATTTCTGCATCATATTGATACTGAGGATTGTTTGTAAGTCCAATCCAAACATAGTATCTATATTTTGCATTATCATTTGCAGCTATAGCTAAATTGTAAGTAAAATCATATTGTGCAAAATACTCACAATCTGTATCAGGATTAATAGCACCACATGCCAAATCTTTAAAAATTTTCAATGCGTTCTTTCTAACAAATTCTGTATTAATACTGTTCATAAAACCAGTGCCAAGTTTCTGTTGTTGTTGAACAAAGAATGATGGCTGTGGTGGTCTTTGTTTATTTCCTCCACCTTTATTCTTGCCCATTGTTATTCTCCTTTCTCTTCGTTTTCAAATGAATAGAAGTAGTCTTCGATATCAAAACTTGTATCGTCCATTACTACTCCTCTATTTCTTAAATCCTTCATAAACATGTATACTGAGCATTTATGGGATATTGAAATCTTTGGGCTGTCTACTAAAATTCTAGATCTCATTACATCTAACTGAGTATCAGAATCAGCTTCAATCTCTGCTTTAAGATAATCATAAAGATCTTGAGATGTTCCTTCAAAGAACTCAAAATCTCTAATCTCCTCTCCATCTAAATCTTTTTCATCATAATACTTCAATACTAAGTACAATTTAGTAGATGGAGTTTCTACTCTAGTAAAAGGTTTAATTAACTTAGGCTGTTCTTCTTTATGAACAGTATCTTTCTTTTCAATATTGACCTCTATATTCTCTTCTGGTCTTGTAAAAGGTTTAATCATTTCCATTTTAAAAATCCTCCTTAAAATATTAATATTCTTTATCAATAGTATAATATACGATTATTGAGAATATTAATAATATCGTCTACGTTTCTTTACAACGTAAATCATATGATTAATGAATCTTGTAGCAGCTGTAAAGTCTAACTGTCTCTGAATATCCTTGTGTAGATATTCAGATATATAAATTCCGTTATAATACTGACTACCTTGACAAAGATGAGTTGTTTTAGCATATGCATATTCAAACTTTTCACCTATAGCATATCTAGAGTTTTTTATAAACTCCTTCTCTTGTCTAGTTTTTGCTGTAAAGTATTGATAATTACAAGTAATATCGTTAAAATATAGACCTAATAGATCCGATCTAAAATCTATATTAAAAGTCTTACCATCAAAATTATATACATCAGCAGGCCTAGCTACAGTACCTGTTAATCCATTAGTGAGATTAATTCCGTCAACTTCTATGTTCCAGTTATTTTTTCTACACATTACTCGTTCTCCAACTCCAGGTAATGTTGTAGTTTTATGGAGTATTTCGTGGCGTATGTAATCGTTATAAAAATCTCTAGTCTTATTTGTACCGCAAATGATAACTTGAGAATTTTTAATCATTTCTGGAGTAAGATCATCTTGTTCTATAACAAGAACATTCCCATGTAATCCTAAATCAGGCTCAATACCCTGTAATACTAAATTAGCTAAATGAACGATATATGACCACTCGTTTTGTCTCATTACTTGAGTAAGCATCATTACATCATCATTCACTAAATATGCAGGTTCATCTTCTACAGGAGGTAATTGATTTCTATCTCCACATACGATAATTTTTTTGCCTCTAGATTCTATATCTTTCTTCATCCATCTAGGTACAGTATATCCCTCATCGATAATGAATAAATCGATATCATTTAAATCTCTAGGTATAAATGTATATCGTTTCATAGGTTTATTGAACACTGGATCCATAACAGGAAACCCGTGTTCATCTAAAACATCTTCCTCGATACACTCATATAACCATGAATGTATCGTCCTAGCATTTAGAAGACCTCTTAATCTCATAACTATAGCAGCCTGACCAATAAATGCCATAGGTGCTATTCTGTTTAAAGGTATACCAGATCTTCTAACAATTTCATGTATACATTCAGTCTTTCCAGTTCCAGGTCCACCAGTAAACTCAAACACTTGTTTGCTCGAATGTTTTATATGATGAACTCCAGCCTGAATGACTGCTTCTTGACCAGGATTAAATAAAATCATAATTTTATTTTCCTTTCTTAGTAGTAGTTAACATCTCCGGCGTATAATCAAAAGCAGATAAATTAGGCACAAACATATCTGCTAGAATATACATAGCATGAATACAAGCTAAGCAATAGTTATAAAAATACCCTGTAGTTATATTCATCTTATTAGTTATAATACTTAGAGAAATAGTTCTAAGACCACATCTCTGCCCTTCATTAGAGCCAAATAATTTAACGTATAGACCATTATCCTGTTTCTCTTTTTCAAACAGGACATTTAGTAAATACTCTGCAAGTTTGTTATTATATAGCGGGTTAAATCTAGTATCTTTCTTATGTACAATAACAGAATCATTAGTATATAAGAAACCGCCATTATATATAAGAAAAGAACCAGCGTCACTATCATATATTCTACCTTGGATTATCTCTAATCCAAGCATATTTAAAATCTCATAATAAAGTTGTTCTTCTGTCATAATAGACTCCTTTCGGTTTAATCGCAAAACTATATATTAATGTGTTTCAGGAGGTGTAAATATTGACCAGTGATTTTTATAAAGAAGCAAATACCGATTTTAAATATCCAGAAATAGGCATTTGCATGGAAAAAACAAATGGACCAAAAGTTAAAATAGCTATACCTATAGCTACTCCTACATTACCATTAGACCAAGCTTATGATAATAAAGAATTAGCTATAAGTACTAGCAATATAATATCAGATAAAACAGCAATGTATATATCTCCTTGTACTATATCAAATTATATAACTATGACTTTACCTAGTGATATCAAATCATTAGATAAAGGAGATAAAGTTATATTAATATTCATAGGTGGAGATATAAACAAACCATCAATATTAAGGAGGTATGAAGATTAATGTCAGTATTCAATCAAATATCAGAACCTCAAGAGACTTATACGTTAGATCAATTTATCTCTTTAAAAGATTCAGATAAAGTTACATATCCAAAATACTCAATAATGGAAAGATCTTTAACCCATCCCGAATTAGTATATGCAATAGATAATGTAATCTATGGATACATGGATGAGTTAAAACAATATAGAAAAATAGTTACAGTTGGCATGGATGATAAAATTAAGTATCAATATAAACCTAAATTATTATCATACGATATATATGGATCAACTGAAGCTTATTTTATTATACTAGCAATGAACGGTATGTGTAATTTAAAAGAATTTACTTTAGATGAAAATAGATTCTTTGCTCTTACTCCTTCCCATCTTGCTATGTTTATGAATGATATATATAATGCCGAGAGAAGACATATTGTATTAAATAGAACCAATCTTGAAATATATGAATCTTAACAATGCAGTAAGGGTATAAGTTGTATTTTGAAATTGGTGTATTTTTTAATCCTCTGTGTTATGTTTGGTGTCCAGTAGTGCTGTTACGCACTACTGGAACTTTCTTTTCATTTTAAGACGCAACGTCAAACGTAAAAGGTCTCACCAAATTCTTCGGTTCTTCTTTTATAGAAGAATAACGTGTACTAAATTCATAGATATTCTGATCTTCATCATCTACTGGAATATTATTCACATATCTACTATTATTTGCAGATACATTCGGAATATTAGGTGTTCCAGCATTCAATACAGGAGCAGAATATAAAGTATCTTTAAATACAGGTATAGGAGAATAATAATCTTCAACTAACTTGATCTCATTATTGATATCAAATGGTTGACATACATAATCTCTAAATGTCTTGACACGAGTTTTGATTTCTTTAAATACCATATATTTCTGATTTTCATTATCATACTCATAGTTAATAATACATGCATAATCTACATTATCAAGCATCAACAATGATTCTCCAATATTACTTTTTCCGAGCATTCTTGTTAAATCAGCTTTAGATTTTCCTGAATTTGCATCTATAACTCTGGCACCCTCTCTGTTAAGATGAGAGTTACTTATAACAGGAATATCTTTAAGCATTGCAAATGTTTTAAATTCATTGATTACATCACCCAACTCTAAACGTACATCTGGATTTTTTAATGTAGATCTAATACGTTTAGCATGGTCTTGTAACAATGCTACTACTTCATATCCTTCGTCCTCTAAATCCTCTACAAGTGTATATAAATAACTTGTATCTACTGATTTATTTGGAACAAATTTTATTATAATATCTATAGGAGATTCATCTGTTAAATATAATTCTCCCTCAGCCCTTAATTTGTTAATCGCTTCTTGAGGAGAAGATTGTTTTGCAAATTCCTCACCTGTACAAATCTGAAATAATCTCTGTATAGTCTCAACTACAGTATTCTGTAAATTTCAATATAGACGCAACTCTATATTGCTAGGTCTATTCCTAGTCACCTCCATTACAGAGCGTGCATAGATCATTTGTTCATCCTATATACTTATATAGGAGCTGTATTTTTCTTCCTCCATTAGCTTGAGGTTCTACATTAAGGCTTTCGCCGCCCTCGTCAAGGGCTGATCGTTGAACGTATATCGTAAACAAAAGGTCTTTCTAATCTTTTTATAACATAACCAGCATACGGTCCCTTTGATAATTCAGTTCCGTTTTTTACCATGCCAGTCACATAACTTCTACTTGTGGTATTATATTCAATTTTTTCTAATACACTATCTATACCATGGCACTTGATGATATCACTCTCTCCATCAAATAGTATATAATCTTTTCTTCTGTCGCAACACAATCCATCAAGATGAGCCTGAATCGTATTTTCTTGGGCCGTACCCCACATTAAATTTTCAGCTCTACAGTCAAGTTTATTGTTATTTTTATGCATAACCATAGGTTTATTTTCTGGATTAGGAACAAAATGTTCTGCCACCAATCTATGAATATTAAATTTTTGATGATCTGTTGGACTTTTACATAATACTACAAATTTATATCCACTCCTAATACCAGGAGATAATATTTTTCCGGTTATTTTACTTATTACATACCCATCACTACTGATAGAATATAAATCTTCATAACCACATATATCTTTAATCATATTCATTCTCCTTTCATAATACACTTTTAATGTAAGTGTATATTATTTTTATTTACGATATTTCGCTGCTAAACTAAGGCTTGTTATCGATAACTTAGGACCTTCTGAATAAGGCTTTTATTTCACCATATTATCATCCAGACAACTTTTTTCTGCTTTCGCAACCATCACGCTCATCCTTATG